TCTCGATCACCCCCAGTTTTATGTCAATTAGGGAATTAATGTGGTCATCCGTCACGGCACTTGGAATGTCAATGTCCTGCAAAGCATCATATACGGCTTTTGCGGTAGGATACTGCGCATCAGTTGATTCAGCAGTTATGCTTGTGGTTCGGTTTGTTGTACATTCCGTCGTATACGATGTTGTATCATCCGCAACTGGCGACAACGTAATTGTACCGTCGGAATTAAATCTTGCTTTCATGTACTTTGTTGAGGATGCGTTAGGAGCAGGCAAGACGATTTCACCATTTGTTGTAACAGCAAACCCATTTTTTCCTCCGATTCCGACTATAAACTGATAACGTCCTTCGGTATCTGCCTCGTTTTGCTTTCCACATACAAATTGCGCTTCTTGCGTAGCTGTTGTATTACTACCAAAAGCAGCAGAATTGTCGCCACTTGCGTTGTTAGCAAGATATCCCCAACCGTAGCGGGGGTTATATACTCCGTACCCCGTTGCAAATGCCGAAACGCCTGTTGACCCAGACTGTGTAGCGAGATTTACGGAATTCGCTCCCAATGCATCAACATCGCTCGTCGTTGATGAACGATATATAGCTCCTTTCCCTGTCTCCTTCAGGGCAGACGTTACATTTTCAGACAAAAAAGAAACAGGATTGTCTGGGGCATCCGTGATGCAAATTCGTTTTTCTTCATTCTTTTCGATAGTTCCAATTGATGTCTTTTTTACTGCCGAGCATGCAAACGTCAATGCTTTAAAGCCGTCCGTATTGTCAATCCCAGTCAATAGATACAAATCTTCTTTAGTGCTTAAAGTTGTTAAATCACTTTGTTCCGATTTGGTTGCTGTGACTATGTACTTATCGGGCTGTTGCGCCGCCGCAAGCAGGGATGCAAAATCAACAGAAGACACATATTTGCTGTTTTCGGAATCGTATGAAATTACTGTGTTTAATCGAGTGAGTTTTTTGTCCAAAGCCAAGTTCACTGCCTTAACACTCGGATAGTTGTTGTCCGGGTTATTTGCGTCTTCAAGCTTTCCGACCTTGTATCTTGCAGATTCTACATCATCGCGTAAGTATCTGCTTTCCAGCCTCGTCACCGTCTTGTACATCATTCCAATCTTGCAGGACTGCAATGATGACATAGATTCGACACACTTGTAATAAACTCCCTTCGAGTTAAACAATGCTGCACTCGCTGTGTCGAGTTTTGTTGTGTCAAGGATAAAATAGATTCGAGCTTTCTTTTGACCGTCGGCGCCAAAACTTGCAACAAATTCTGTGTAAAAATTGGTGTCATCAAGCATAGTTATATCCTGACGGTTAGTATAAAGTTCATATGAAAAGTCAATTTCCTTGTTAAACCTAGTGCTGGAGAAACGAAAGATAAACCATGGCGACCCCAGGTTGCTGAGAACGTTATCAATGCTCTTCCACACCATAATCATGTCTTGATAGTCATTGAGTTTAACCAAATCGTTGACAGACATGCTTACAATGTCTACAAACTGGTTTGGGTCCGGTTGTACTTCGCTAATGTCAAAAAAAGGTCTATTCTTAATGTAGTCACTCATAGTAGCGTCGTTTTGCGCCCAGTCGGGGGTAGTGCCGGCGGCACCGTCAACTAAACGCCAATCCGTACCACTATAAATAAATAACAAAATTGAGCCAGCTGCCCATATTGCCGCAGGGTTAACACCATCATAAGTTACTATTGGAGCTGCAGTTGATCCATTTATACTTAAAGTAAGATTTTCTTTAACATTATTACCATGTTGAAATTTGATTAAAATTGTCTAACCGGCAAAAAAAGAATCTGGCCAATCAGCAACTCCTGTCACAGTCTTTGCAGCTGTGGCATTGCTGGTCTAGCAAATCCCATAAAATAATCCTTTTGCCTAAGTCATTGTGGGAATATTAACCGTATTAGTTCCGCAGTTATCAATAGCCCAGGTCGTAGAGTCTAAATTTATTCTAATATAAGATAACGAAATATCTTCACTGGAAGTATATGCCGTAGATGCTGAAAAAATATAACCAGTTTTATCAGTAACATATTCATATAATGGTAGCCAATATTCATAATTGTCAGCATTTGTATCAATATAGTGCACAACTGGTAATATATTTTGACTCAATGCTTTTTTTACTTGTGCATAAGCTGCATCAGCTTCGGTAGTATACTCAATAATTTCAACACCTTTTGATTTTAATGTGTCATCTATCGGATAAAAATTCCAATGCGCAGGAGTCGTCTCTTCTTCGGGTATATAATGTAAAACAAAACTGTAAATCCCGCCATTTATTGGGCGGCGGCGAATAAAATTAGAATATTCAATTTCAATTGGTGATTCGTTCGCTGCTAATCGAATAAATGTGGGGGTAATCGAGTCATTATTATTATTTGTGCATAAAATATGTAGCATTAATCCTTCATAAGGTTCTACTACCCGTCCTAATAAAGTATATATATCTATTGTACCCATCATTAACGGACTAACAACAAATAAATGGCTATTATTAATTCTTTCGCGCGCATAATCATCACGTAAGTCATAAGGAATAGTATTTCCTGGAATAATTATTTTCGAAATTTCATTCATTCAATCATCCTCCTTTTTTTATTTTAACGATCCTCGCCCGCATTCATCATTTTCAAAGTTTTTGCAATGATTCGTTACTATTATTATTTGATTGCGTCATTCCTGCAATCGAACCTTCAAGAGCCATTGTATATTTTTGTAAAAGCGTTACATTGTTTGGGTCATGTGTTAAAGCTAATTTACCATGTACAATTGCATTAGAATAATCTTTTAAACCTAAATAAGAATAGCATAAAAGCTCTTCGCCTTTAGCAATCCAATTATCCTTGCGTTCAACCCAATCATAATGACGCTGACCAACGATTAATCCAGTAGTAACTAATCCAATTGCCAAGGGATAAAGTTCCTGATTATTATATATATCAGCCAAGCAAAAATAAGGTTCACGATACGTGCGGTCAACTTCAATCCATTTATTAAAATATTTAACAGATTCACTCAAGTTGTGCTTATGCCAATAATATAAATCACCTAATCTTCCATATGTCTCGCATAAAACCATTTTTTTATTAGGCTCATAAATATCGGCGTATTTTAAACATTTTTCATAAGCTTCAAGTGCATTATCATATTCTTGCTTAAGTAAATATTCCCGCGCTAACAGCATCTAACAATGCGAATTAGTGGGATTTTCTTCTACGCCAATTTTAAGTAAATCGAAATAATAAGCGCGCGGTTTACTTATATCCTATAAATGATGTAAATAAATATGTTCGCCTGCATCTAAAGCAACTTCTGGTTTACTTAAATCGTTTGGAACTAATACTTCATGCACTGGAAATATCCAATGATAATTTTTTGCATGAATTTTATCATATTTAAATACGTCTTGAGGCTCACCTAAAGCATTATGTGACCATGCATATGTATAATAGCATCTTGTATCTTCAGGTTGCCAATTATCACGTAATACTTGCGCCCATCCCTATTCAAATACTTCATCAAAGTCAGTACAAACAAAAATATCGGTATCTTCTGGAACCAATTTCATTGATTCATTGCGTGCTACGTCAAAACGCCAAGGATTAATGATTTTCTATTCAACACAAGTTATACGAGAATCTTCTTTTAACATTTCATAAGATCCATCGGTTGAACCTGTATCTAAAACAACAATATAATCAGCTTCAGACATATTATCTATCCACCGACTAATCCATTCTTTTTCATTTTTACAAATTGCATAAACACAAATCTTATAATTCATACACCTTTATCTCCTTTAAATTCATTAAAGAGAGAGGATTAAATCCTCTCCCTTCATTAAATAATTTTTTATAAACCAGCAGCTGTACTATGATTATGAGCAGGTACGGTTACGGTATGAGTATGCGCAGGTATAACAACACTATGAGTATGACTTGCAACCGCGACACTAGCAGTACCAGTAACAGTTGTGGTAGTATAATTAATAGTATGACTATGTTCACTAATTGTAGCATCGCCGCTATATGTTGCACTGATAGTAGCAATAGCGTGAGTATGCGCTTTAAGCTCAACATAAGTATGACTATGAGCTGCAATCGTAACGCTATGACTATGAGTGCCAGCAGAGGTTGCGGTTCCATTAGGAGCACTAGCAGCTAAAGTGGCACCTGTAATATGATTGATGGTTGCAGTAATAGGAGTAATACTATGAGTATGGCCACCGGCTTCTCCAGTCGCGCTATCTACGTTAATAGAAGAAATGACGTTAGCTGTACCAAAACTTAGGATATTATTATTAACGCTTGCGGAAATTATAACAGGAGTGCTAGAACTACTAACTGATATGCTATGTGTATGAGCGCCAGCTGCGCCAGTTTTAGTTACATTAGTAACAACAGTTTTAGAACTGGAACTTAAATGAACTGTATGACTGTGCGCAGTAGTGGTAACAGAATGGGTATGACTGCCATCTTCAGTAGTATCAACTGTTGATGCTGCCAGCTAACTTGTATTCTTTATATTAGCTCCACCGGTACTCTCAGTGATAGTAGGCGCTAACTTGTCAACTGTAATTTCAACAGTGGCAGTAGCCCCACCCGCAGAGCCAATACTGGTTGCTTTATCATATGCAATACTTGCATTTCCTGTAGCAGTTTGACTACCGTTATTAGTAGTATGGACTGTAGTAGAAGCTGTGCTAACAGTTAAAGTAACTGACGGTTCTGTTGGAATTGTAAAATTAGTTTTTGTACTACCAATTTGTTCCCACTTATAACTGGGAGTTTGAGCACTACCTTCTTTAACTACAATATACTCCAAATACGTACCAGCTTCAGCATTTTCGTCTGTCTTTAAAGCTAAGGTATTACGATATGTGTTATAATTTTCACTAGTAATCGTGGGCAGAGTTGTCATAATAGTAGCTTCAAAACCCGCTTCTACCAATTTTGTTACATCTGACCACTTATGACCATCAAAATATTTCGCATCTAATTCATGCAAACCATTTGATGCTTGAATCTATTTTATAACCAAATCATTAGCATCATATGCCATAAATTTGTCCTCTTTTCTTTTCAAATTTATTGAATAGTTGTATTAGCATATAAATTATTTAATGTAAGAATGTTATTATTATCCACAGATAATTCATAAATATCATTACTAAATAAATCTGCTAAGGTACATTTATAAAATGCCCCAATTGAGGCATCCCAGGTTAAAACATATTCGAGCGATTTATTAACAGGAATATCATCAATTTCAGTAATTTGTAAAGACCCCTTAATAATCATATTATCAACTATGTTATTACCCGTAATTAAAACATTATTGTCATTTAAACGTAATGAACCTTCATCGAAGATCGCATAGACAGATCCATCGTTTAATTTTATTTTTTTAATGCGTAAAGTATCTGCCATATTTATCTCCTTTTAAAATTAAGTAGGGGAAGTTCAACCCCTACTTAATTTATCCTTATTATTAATTATTTTGTAGCTGGAGTAACAGTAACTGTACCAGTAGTGACATTATGAGACAGAGTTGCAGTGGTACCAGTAAAGGACGCACTTTCAATCGTAGTCTTGTCATAATTACCACTTACGTTAATAGTAGCTGCTGTGCCTTCAAAGTTGGCAGAAACAGTAGCAGCTGTGCCAATAAACGTAAAGTCAAATTTATCTCCGGTAAAAGATGGAGCGGTTGCGGTAGCACTAGTAACACCAATCGCAGCACTACCTGTTGTGAAAGTAGGAAGCGTGCCTGCGCTAAAAGTGTCAGCAGCCTTAGAACCACCATTAAATGCGGTAATATTACTTGCAGAACTGGTGTTTGCCGCAGTGAAGATTAAGGTTTCAGCATCTTCACCACTACCAATTGAAGCAACAGAACCATTAGTAGCAAAATTACTATTAGAGTAAGTTAATGTTGCAGCTGTAAAAGCACCCTCTGTGAAAGAAGGTAATGAACCAGCATCAGCAGTCTTAACAAAATTATCGTTTGAAAGAACAACACTAATTGTTGGAGCAGCGACAGAGCCACTAAGCTGGAATGCGCCACTTTCATTATTCTTGGCGGCTGAAACATTACCACTAGCTACAACACTACCCGTTATATTACCAGCAGGAGTATATGTACCAGAAGAAGTAACAGTTGCAGTAGTAGAACCAGGAACTACTGATACATTACCAGCAGGTTGATACGAATGATCCTCAACACCATTTACAACAGTAGCAGTACCAGTATCCGCTTTTGCAAAAGCGCCAAGGCTATCAAGGTCTAATGCAGTTTTTAAGGCTGTAGCTGGAACATTACCATTGGTGAATTTAACGCCAGCAACAGTTGCATCAGTAGAGAGATAACCTGTCAAGTCAATAGTTGTATTGCCAATCTGCTCCCAAGCATAGGTATAATTGCCTTCAGTACCGGAACGTAATACAATATATTCAACATAGCTACCAGCAGCAGCATTCTCTGCAGGAACTAAATAAAGAATATACATATCATCAGCGGTAGGAGTAGTTAAAATTTTATCAGGATTTGCAACTTCGACGTCAAACTTATTAATAGTACCAACTTGTGCGTTAACATAATCTTTAACAACACCTAAAGTAACTAAATCTGTAGTATTACCATCGCTTGCGTTTGCGGCAATAGTACCAGTTACGATCGCATTATTAAATGTATCAAGTATTGCCCGTACATCGGCATCTTTCATATAATAATAATTATCACCGATTTTAATTTTAGAAAGAACAGGAGTGTTTGCATAAGTATATGTCATATAAATTTTTCCTCCTTAAATTGAAAAAACTAAAAGCTCATCTTGCAAATCTACAGAAGCTTTAGACTTTGTGTCTAATGCATCAGTAATTGCTTTCTGAGTCATTGTGCCATCTGTATTCTGGCCAGTAGTAGAATATAATTTAACTATACCAGGTATTGTAGCGGATGCGGGGGGATAAGTCCCATCCACTAATACGTAAGTTAATCCATTAAAATAATAAACTTTATTGCGCCATCTGTCAATATAAAGACGATTGGTATAAGCAGATAAAGTTACTTCTTTGGCATCTGTTTCATAAAAAACATCTTCAGATTCATCATAATACCCCGTCACAACGGCATCGCGATAACGTGCATCAGTCCAAATAAGATTGGCCAAGGGGGTTTTACCATCTCCCACTTTTGCGCGCAAACCATCTCGACGTGTATCAATTAGAACTACTTCGCCATTGGCGGGAACGAATGAATTCGCAATAGGTTCAAAATTAAATTCATTATCACGTCGTAGCTAAACGACCGCTTTTAATACTTTGGACATTATTCATTTTCCTCCTTTGGTAAAACTTGGGAGGCAGACCCACCAAAAATATATAAAGTAACATCTTTTTCCTATTGGATGTCAGCTATGTCTACGTTAGTTACGTCTGGGGGCAACGCAGAAACGCCTGTGTCTTTATCACCGATGTACCAGTTCCCATTTTCACCTATATGGGGAATGATAGTTTCAATATCAACTCCGCTTTCAGCTATCTATCGCTTTAATAAAGCATATGTTATTAAATCCATATTAGATTACCTTCCATTCGCCGGAGCTATCCTTCATATACACTTTTCCGGTAGATATGACAATAGCGACACTTCCCATACCGCTTTTCCTCGGCAATAATTTTAAGTCTTCTTCTTTGTCAACAACCCATTCATCATGGTCATATTGAACCTGACCATTAGTTGACATTAATGTAATCATATCTAGCACCCCCTTCATACGGTCATTTACTTTGAAAAAATACCTATAAGATTTAACTGTGTTTGTCCAAAGCAATAATTTGATTTTTTTATAATTTTTTGTTATAATATATATAGAAAATAGCAAAGAAGGTGATATAATATGAGTAACAAACTAAAAAAATGGTTTGTTATGGGTTAGCGATGTTCATGGTAGCCTTTATGCAATGCAAAGTGTGCCATGCGTATTCGATGACGAGGCCGCAGTAATCATATTGGGTGATGTAGGATTCAATTATTATCTCAATAAACGCGATGAAGATACTAAGAAAATTATTATAAATACTACGCAATGTTATTATTACTGTCTACGTGGCAATCATGAAGCAAGACCGCAATCCATTAATGGGATGCAGAAAATCTATGACGAGAATGTTCAAAATTGGGTTTATATGGAGCCAAAATATCCTCGTATTCGATATTTTCTTGACTATGGCATATATATGATTGGTAACTATCGTGTTGCAATAATTGGTGGGGCTTATTCTGTAGATAAATGGTATCGTCTCGCAAGAGCTGGCTTGTGCGAGGGAAATAATGATCCAAAAATAAGTGGTTGGTTCTCTGATGAGCAATTAACTCCAGAAGAGATGAAAGACGCAGAGCTGCTATTTGAAACTTCTCCAGAATTTGATTTTGTAATGTCTCATACTGCACCTTTTACTATGCGCCCCTTCGATAAATTCCTTAGCTTTATTGAACAAAGTGAAGTTGATACTACTATGGAAAAATGGCTTGAGGAATTACGCCATAAAATCAAAATTAGATATGCTTGGCTTATGGGTCATTATCACATTGATCGTATTGAAGATCTGCATTTTGAGTATTTCTATTATGATATAGAAAATATTGAAAATATTGCTAAACGTTGGCGTGAATATAATAAAACGCAGATATTAAATACTGGGCGTAATCTTGCTCCATGTATGCTCTGTACATGACAACTATACGACAACGACATATATATAAAAGACTAATGTATATACCTTTTTTGATTTTTAAAAAAAAATATGATAAAATATATATAGAAAATCAAAGAAAGATAAAGATAAATAAGGGGGAAGTCAATGAGTACAATTAATGACATTAATAGTTCACATGCTTATCGTGCTAAACTGAACAGTTATGATTTGTTAACATTTGAAGAGGAACGCGAATTACTTAAGCGCGCTCAAACCGGCGACCTTGAAGCACGTAATGAATTGATGATGCATAATATGCGTCTTGTTAAATCTATTGCTGGACGTTATACATGCTCTGGACTTGATAATGATGATCTTATTTCTATCGGTAGTATAGGACTTATCCCAGCAATTGAAAAATTTGATTTGACTTCTACGCATAAATTTTCAACTTATGCTACTTATTGGATTAAACAAGCGATTAGACGTGAAATTGTTAATCAGAATCGTACTGCACGCATTCCCGCCAATGTCCAAGAGACTTATAGTAAAATTCGTAAAACTACAGAAGCATTGCGTCAAGCTCTTGGTCATGAGCCCACCAAGCATCAAATTGCAAAAGCAATGGGATTGACCTCAAAAGAAGTAGAAGAAATTACTTCGTTTTTTATAGAACCTATTTCAACTAATACTATTCTTACTGATGAAGATGAAACAACCATTGGAGATTTAATTGCAGATGAAAATTCTGTTGATCCTATAGATGCTATTTATTCTATTGAATTAAAGACTATGGTTTCAACTATTTTGGATACCCTTCCTGAAAAAGAACGTGAAGTAATTAAATTGCGTTTTGGCATAGATGGACATTCTCAAAGATCGCTTGAAGAAGTGGGTACAATACTTGGTTATAGTCGAGAATGGATTCGTCGGATTGAAGAGCGAGCATTGACTAAACTGCGTAATCCTATAAGAAGTAATAAACTTAAAAGTTTCTTAGAGGTATAAAATGAATTATTTTATCGACTTTGAAGCAACACAATTTTCTAATGAAATCATTTCAATTGGTTGTGTTAATGAAACAGGCGAAAAATTTTCCAGTATGGTTTATACCGATAAAAAAATTACCTCCTTTATTACTAATTTAACTGGCATCACCGACGAAATGAATAAAGCGGCGCCCAGTTTAGATGATGTATTTACTCTTTTTTTCTATTGGATACTGGGACATAATGATGGTACACCTTGCCGCTTTTTTTGCTATGGCAATACAGATTTAGCATTTGTGCGTAAAGCAATTAAAAAAGCTACTAGCATAACCGCACAAATGTCACTTTCTTTGATTGCGGCTAATCTTGTGAATTATGCTCCTACTGTTAAAAATCATTTTGGATTAATTAAAGAAATTGCTCTTATTAAAGTTGTAAATTATTATAAAAAAGAGGAACTCGTTCAGACGCATAATGCTCTTGAAGATGCCGAATTTCTCAAAATTGTTTTTGATGAAGTGAACCAAGAGGGTACAGTAAAAGGTCATCCTTTCCCGGACTATGAGCCTAAAATAGAAATAAATAAATCTGCACTCGTGGCGAAAGGAACAAAGCCCGCAGTTACACGTTTGGGCCTTGATCCTAAAGCACGCAAAGCAATTATCAATAATACTGAATGCATATATGCTTATGATGCTGATACTAAAGCACTTAAACATAGTTTTAATACTTTTACAGAGGCTTGTGATTGGCTGTGTAATCATATTCGTAAAACAATGCCTAAGTATAAGCGTGACAACAAAGCACTTGCAAAAAAAATTATTTGGTCAGATATGAATAAATTGACTTATCAGAATTTAAATTGGACTGTTGTTCAGAAAGGAGATATAAAATGAGTATTACTCACTGTGGTTATGTAGTGAAAGTAAAAGAGTTGCGTCCGCATATGAACGCCAATAAGTTACAAATCGCTAAGTTCTTTGACTGTGAAACTTGCGTCGGTCTGGATGTAAAACTTGGTGATATGGGTATTTATTTCCCATCTGGGCTTCAGTTAAGCGAAGAGTTTTGCGCACAGAATAATCTTGTACGTCGCAAGGATGAAACTGGTAAAAATGTTGGTGGATATCTTGAGCCTGATAAGCGCAACATCAAGACTATTCGTTTGCGTGGAGAACCTTCTGATGGTATCTTTATGGCTCTTGACTCAGTAGCATATACTGGTGTAGATATGTCTCTCTTAACTGAAGGCGCTGTTATTCATGAGCTTAATGGCCACGAGATTTGTGATAAATATATTCCTAAGGTAAAGGCTCATAATGAATTTAATAGCCCAAACCGCACTCGTAAGAATAAGCCTAAAAATATACCTATTGCGCCTTTGTTTAACGAGCACGCCGATACTGAGCAACTTGCGTATAATCTTAACGCTTTTAAACCTGGTGATGAGATTGAAATTACTTTAAAGATGCATGGCACCTCTCAGCGCACCGGTTATCTGCCAGTACTTAAGGGTATGAAGCGCACTTTTTGGGACAAACTATTCCGTCGTCCCGGCAAGCCAATTTATGATTGGGGTTATGTAACTGGTACTCGTCGTACTGTACTTGACAATTTCGATGGCGGTTTCTATGGCTCTAATGAATTCCGTGAGTCACACGCGAAGTTCTTCGAAGGTAAGCTTCATAAGGGTGAAGAGGTATTCTATGAAGTTGTTGGTTTTACTACTTCTGGTGCGCCTATTATGGGATCAGTAAGTAATAAAAAGTTAAACGATAAAGAATTTGAGCGTCAGTATGGTTCTACCACTGTATTCTCATATGGCTGTGAGCCAACTGGTCAACGCGAAAAATTCTATCGTGATGAAATCAGTGTATTTAGCATCCCAGAGCCTGTGCCTCAGTCTGATTTCTATGTATATCGTATGACTATGACTAATGAGGATGGCAATGTCGTAGAATATACTCCTGACTATATGCGTTATCGTTGTGAGCAAATGGGTTGTAAAACTGTTCCTGTATTTGAGCAGTTCCGCATTCCAAATAGTAATGACCGCAATATTTTATATCTAAATGGTGAAGGAGTTATTGATTATGTGACTAAAACTCCTGGCGAATGGGTAATGGAAGCTGCTGAAACTTACTACGACGGCCCAGACCCAATAGGCAAAACTCATGTGCGCGAAGGCGTAGTAGTCCGTATCGTAAATCGTCCTTCATTTACTGCCTATAAACACAAGAATTTCGCATTTAAGTGTTTATCTGGTATTATAACCGAAGAGGCAACTGGTGTTGCCGATGCCGATATCGCATCAGAAATGTGAGGTATATATGGGTAGACTTGTAGAAATAAAACTTTGTCCATTGCGTTCTCGTACAGATCCCTTTACTGGTAACGAAAAGGTCGCAGAATGTTTTGAAGAGAAATGTATGCTATATAATTCAGAATATAAATGCTGCGGCTTAAACATTTCACTTCTGCTAGATAATAAGAAAAAGGATTGAGAAAAAGGCGGCATAACAGCCGCCTTTGATTTTTATAAAAAAATTTATTATAATGTATATAGAAAAATAAAAGGAGAAATTTAACATGTCGATGTATGTGTGTTCAGATCTACACGGTATGTATGATATTTATGAGCAAATTCTCGATTATATTAAACCAGAAGATAAAGTAATTTGTTTAGGCGATTGCGGCGATCGTGGTTACAAGGACTGGGAATTAATCAAAGCTGTATATACTAATTCGCAGTTTATCTATCTGATGGGCAATCATGAAGATATGCTTATAAATGCCATGGAAGAGTGTCTTGCTGGCTATCCTTTCAATGAATCTCTTGAATTAGTAATAGTGAATGGCGGCTATGATACATATAGGGGCTGGTTAAAAGAGACCCCAGAAGAGCGCAAAGTATGGTTGAATCGTTTGCGCACACTGCCTATACATATGGATTATTTTAGTGAGAAAAATAACACAATTTGGCATTTATCACATGCGGGATATACTCCATATCGTAAAGATTTGCCTATCCGTGAAGATTTAATTTGGGACAGAAATCATTTTCATGATAAGGTGATTGTGCCAGAAGATAACGGTGAGCGACCCGATGAAGTATGCGTCCATGGTCATACTCCAATTCCTTTTGTAGTCGATGAGTTACATATGGATGTGCCGCACGAACCTACTCTTCTTATATATGGTGATGGACATAAAATCGATATCGATAATGGCTCGTTTTGGTCTGGTGGAGCGATACTTTTAAATTTAGATACTTGTGAGCATATACCGTTTTATGACCGTGTGAAAGGAAATATCTATGGAATTTAATCTTTTTAAGAAATCAAAAAAGCCTGTGGAGATTAATAAAGAGCCTAAAAAGAAACAGCTTTTCTTGATGTGCGGCGCTCCTGGCTCTGGGAAAAGCACCTGGTTGCGAGCAAATGCTATCGGTCCTGATTGCGCTGTAGTATCTCGCGATGAAATTCGCTTTAGTTATATGCAGTCTAAAGACGACCATTATTTTACTCATGAAACCGAAGTTTTCAATGAATTTATTGAAACTATTCAGAATTATCTGAATGATGCCAAAGGGCCTACTCGTATATATGCTGATGCAACTCATTTAACTGAAAAATCTCGTTTAAAAGTGTTAAAGCGTTTGGATTTGTCCAATGCTGAAGTAACGGTGCTTGTTATCAGAGCCTCGTTAAAAGAAACGATAAAGCGTAATCATCAGCGCGCTTACCATGCTATTGTACCAGATGATATTGTTACTCGTATGTGGAATTCATTTGAACGTCCAGAAAATGATACGAAAATATCAGTAAAGGTTTTATATTTAGAATCGCCTTATGAAAATAAAGTGTATTAAACGCAGAAAAGAGAGGTAAAAAATGATTTATGTAACTTCTGACCTTCATTTTAATCATGACCGCTCATTTTTATATGAACCACGTGGTTTTAATAACGTAGAAGAAATGAATGGGGTTATTCTTCATAATCTGCTTCAGCTTAAGCCCGATGATGATCTTTATATTCTGGGTGATATAATGCTTGGAGATAACCAAAAGGGATTGGAATATCTTCTGCAAATTCCTTGCCGAGTACATATTGTTTTAGGTAATCATGATACTGATACACGCGAAGCGCTTTACCGCACTTGCCCGAATGTGGTTGAAGTTGCGCTTGCGATTAAGCTCAAGTATAATAAACATCACTTTTTCATGACCCATTACCCCTGTATGACCGGCAACCTTGAGCGTGAATCACTTAAGCAGATGACGCTCAATCTTTCGGGCCATACACATGACAAACGCAAATTCTATAATGATTTGCCATATGTATATAATGTATCAGTCGACGCGCATGACTGCAAACCTGTGTCATTGGACGAAGTAATCGCTGATATGGAGCAACAGATGCGTGACTGCATTTCATGCTTGTAAGAAGCATTCATTTTTACTTCTACTAGAGCCCAGCTTAGTGCTGGGCTTTTTGTTATACTCGAACTCGACCGAAACTGAACCAAAAATCGCATATGGAAAATTTTTTACCAAAAAGGCTAAACTTGCTTAAAAAATATTTTTTTGGTATAATGATAGTAGTATTGAGAACAAAGGAGGTTTCTTAATGAAAGATTTTATTAATTGGGATGCAGAAAAAGGCATAGCAACTTGTACTTTAATCGCTCCTGATGGAATTACAATAACTAAAACTGCACAATGTACTGAAGAAGACAGAGATATGATGAGTGAGAAAACTGGATGCACTATTGCAGAAATGCGCGCCACTATTGCTTTAAATAAACATATTCGTGATTATATTATAAAACCTGAATTATATACATTAAAAAAATTTTTACATAATATAGATCAAAGCTCTAAGCATAATCCAAATAATTATGAATCTAAAATGCTTTTACATAAAATTAAACAAACTGAAGATGATTTACATGAAATTCAAAAATTAGTTGCACAACAAAGACTTGAATTAGCTGCTTATTTAAAAGCAAAGAATCATTTTTACACTGCAATTCGCAGATTAAGAAAGGCCAAATCAAATTAATCAATTTAGTCTATCGTCTATAATTTTATGAAGGCTATGAAAAGAGGTGACTATTTTGATTAATTTTATTTTAGGTATTATATTTACCACCATAGCATACCCTTTATTAGTAGGTATCACTGAATTGATACAGGTGGTTTTTGAAAAATGGAAATATCAAATAATGATAAAAATTACTAAAATAAAAAGTGAAATTATAAAAATCACAGATGAACAAAGTGGTGAAATTGTTCATAATGTGATTGGGTTCTAGTCACCAAGACCCAACACTTATGAGGAGGAGTTAGATGAGGACGACAACTTTTAAATTTTATGATACCAGCAGTCTATTAGTAATGGGAAGTGAGTTATTTAACAATCGATTTGCCATTTCATCAATTACTTTAGAAGAGCTGGAATTGATAAAAGTATCTGCCAATAAAGACTCTGATATAAAATATGCGGCAAGACAATTATTAAATCAATTATACCATAATATTGATAAATACGATGTAATTAACTATCAACCAGAAATGCTTGAGCCTTTACATAAAGTTGGATTATATTTAGATAATAACGATATGCGAATTTTAGCTTGCGCAACTTATTATGATATAAAATATCATCCTGATGAAGTTGTATTTGTAACAAATGACATGTCTTTATTTATATTATCTAATTTAATTTTTGGTAATGATTCAATCGAAATGGTTGGATATGACCAAGAACCAGAGTATACTGGTTATATGGAAAAAACTTTATCAGATGATGAATTAAGTTATTTTTATTCAAATCAAAATGTAAATATATATAATTTAAATATTGGACAATATTTAATTATATGTGATAAAAATCATAAACCAATAGATACAGTAGTATGGACTGGAATGTCGCATAGGCATTTAAAGTATGGTGTATTTTCTTCACGACTATTTGGCGATATTAAATCAATGCGCGGAGATATATATCAAGCTTGTGCGGTTGATAGTCTTTTACAAAATCAAGTAACAATGCTTAAGGGGGCGCCAGGCTCTGGCAAAACAACTCTTGCACTTGGATATTTATTTTCTAAACTTGAAAAAGGATAGATAAATAAAATTGTAATATTTTGTAATACAGTAGCTACACGCAATTCAGCTAGACTTGGGTTAATTTAAAGGATAAGGCTCAAGTAAAACCTTGTGAACTGCTGGAACATCCTTAGAGCCAATTAAACTACAACATACGAATGAAATAAGTCGAAGTGTGAATGTTTAAAAATTAGTTGGATTGGACAATCAGCAACCAAGTCCTGAATAGGGAAAGGCTCATCGACTATCGAAAACACACTATATAGTGGAAGTGAGTAGAGTAGGCTTAGGCCGAAGCGCAAGGGATTTAAACTGAAAAATTTTAGGTATCTTAGATAATAATTATCCAAGACTCTTAAAATGCAAGCATGATATTTATCTTGCTTTAAAAAATAGTTTAAATTAAGATATAGTCAGGTTTATAATGAAAATTATAAAATTATGTTTATCCTGGTACTCGTGATGAAAAATTACTCGATTCACAAATTGGTAACTTATTAATTAGTAAATTAGGCAGTCGTATGGAGGTAGAGGCATTAATTGATAATGAACAATTGATTTTATTGCCTTTATCTGATATTCGTGGATATGAAACACCTGACAATAGTGGTGTATATATTTCTGAAGCTCAAAATTTGGATATAGATATGATGCAACTTGCGCTCACTCGCATTGGTGAAAATTCAATATGTATTATTGATGGTGATGATAAAACACAAGTTGATTCACCCGCATATGCTGGTATTCATAATGGAATGAAAAGAGTGTCAAAAGTATTTCGCAATACTGATATATATGGTGAAATTGAATTACGATATGTTCATCGTAGTAAAGTTGCCGATTTGGCAAGAAAATTAACTTAAAGGAGAAAAATGTAATGAGTTTATTTAAGAACAAAACTAAAGCACCTGAGCATTCTAGAATTATTGGTATTTATACCGCTCAGACTAAGACTGTTTCTGTAATGGATAGTCCTGATACAGAAACAAAGAGTCCTAACGTACTTGATATTTTAAGCTATCATCAAAGTGTATATATTATTGATGATTTTAATCAAGAATATTTTAAAGTTATTTTAAGGTATCAACCAAATAAAATTGGTTATGTAAAAAAATCTCATGGTAATTATATTATGTATACTGCACTTCCTTATTCAGTGCTTGTTCATGGAGAAGGCGAAATAACAGTTTATGATAATCCTACGGTGGAGAGTAATAAAGTAGGAACATGCAATCCTGGGGATCGTTTACTCATTGAAACAGAATGGGATCATTTCGGTAAAATTTTTAATAAACCTTGTTGGATTAATTTGGATGAAGTAAATAAACTTCGTCACTAATATATAAGGGGGCTAAAAGCCCCCTTTTTATTTTCTCGAAAGGATTAAAGTTATGGATAAAAACAAGAAAGTCAAAACCAAAAGAAAGAAAAAAGCACAGCCAAAAAAAGAATTTTCTAAAGTTCTTTTAATCCAAGAGTCAGCTCTAATTTGGGTAATTAGTCTTTCTTTTATTATTTTAGCCTATATATGTGTTAAAAATGCATATTTTGGTGAACTGCCTTGGTTAACTGTAATGGTTGGTCTCCCTTGGACTGCTTACGGTGTTAGTCAAGGTTTTTACTATAGAAAATCCACCAAAGAAAACACAAAAGATGGAGTTAAATATGAATCTGTCATGACAGAATTAAATGCCCGACTCGAACAAGAAGCAAATGCATTAAAATATAATTATACAACATCTGATAATATTGAGCAAAAAATGAATGAAGACTATGAAGAAAATTAATAATAATAATTACATAAGCCATAGGATGTCTTAATATCTTATGGCTTATTTTTATTGCAAAAAATTAAATTTTATGATATAATATATATAGTAAAGGAGGTATTATATATGACAGCTAATGAACAATATGAAATAACATCTTTCCCCGTTAATGAAAATGATATTATTCTTGTACGCTTTACTGATGAAATTGATTATGAAGAAGCTCGTAAAGTTTTTGAAGCTCTTCATCAGCAGTTTAATGAACATTTGGTAATTGCTGTGCGTTCAGGTGTATATCTTGATGCCGTCTCTCGAGCGGACTATAAGAAATGGTTAGAAATGGAATTAGCCTGGCTTGAAGAGGGTGATAAAAATGAAGATATATTGTGATGGAAGTGCCTATCCAAATCCCGGTCCAGGTGGCTTCGGAGTGATCATAGTTGACAATCACGAAAATTTTGTCTATAATATATATAGAGAGAGATGTGAAAACACAACAAACAACCGCGAAGAACTGAAAGCTGTTTTGTATTGCTTAAAAAATTATGGAATTAATATCTATGAAGCAACTACATTAGATAGTTTTCTTTTTAACTTTCCAATTGTTTTTAGCGATAGTGCATACGCGGTTAACACATTTAATCAATGGATGTTTCAATGGGCCAATAATGATTGGAAAAATAGTTCTGGAAAGATAGCCGAAAATGTTGATATTGTAAAAGAATATTATGAATTATATAAAAAAGGTTATCGTATACAATTAGAAAAAGTAAAAGGTCATAGCGGCGTTAAATGGAATGAAGTTGCAGATCGTTTAGCGTCAGCCGATGGCGATAAGGAGCATGATAAATGGAAAGAAAAAATAATTACGGTATCGACGACATAAAATCATTAAGTTTTAAAGAAGGCGTTCGAACTCGTATTCAAATGTATCTCGGTAGCGCAGATAATGAAGGCACATATCAAGCATTCAAAGAAATTATTAACAACGCAACCGATGAAGCCCTCTGTGGATATGGAAATCAAATTGATATTAGCGTTGATGAAGACAATAACACCATTGAAGTCCAAGATTATGGTCGTGGTGTTCCTTTTGGTATCCGTGAAAATGGAGAAAATGTTTTAGTATCTATTTATTCAAAATCTCACACTGGTGGTAAATTTGAAGAAGGCGCATATAAAAATGTTTCAGGCTTAAATGGTATCGGAGCAAAATGTGTCTGTTTAAGTTCTAATGATTTTGTTGTTGAAAGTTGCCGTGATGAGAAAATGGCAAAAGCTATATTTTTCAAAGGCGATTTAATTGATTATCATGAATGTCCAACTAAACACGCTAATGGAACATTAATTCGCTTTAGCCCAGATCCAGAAGTGTTTAAAGATGAACCTATTCATTATAGTTTTCAACGCATATGCGAAGATATTAAGAACATTTCTTACTTATATAGCGGAATCACGTTTAATTTATATGATATAAAAACAGGTACAAGAATAACACATTGTGCTAAAAATGGTATAATAGATTTTGTAAAAGATAATTTAAAAGACCCGATTCATCCACATATTATTCACGAAACCATAACTGATGGTACCGATAAGTTAGAAATAGCATTTCAATGGGGTAGTAAGCATGAAACCTCATACGTTTTCGTAAATGGTTTACGTTGTCCTGAAGGAGGTTCCCCGATTACAGGCGCAAAAATGGCAATTACCCGTACATTTAACACTTTAACAGGTGAAACTTATGATGGAGAATTAATTCGTGCAAATTTATTTTATGTAATTAATTGCTCTGTCGCGCAGCCTAGTTTTGCTAATCAAACTAAGACTAAAATTAATAATGCTAATTTAAGAGCCATGGCCTCAACAGCATTTTCCAATGCTTTAAAGATGATGGAAAAAGCATATCGTGATGAATTTGCTACAGTAGCTAATTTAGTCAAACGAGTTACTAAAGCCGACGCAGCCGCAGAAAAAGCTCGTAAGCAGGCTTTAGAAGCGACAAAAGATATTGAACGCAATCAAAAGCGCAAAGTATTCCAATCTGATAAGTTAAAAGATGCTGAATATCTTGGCCCAAACTCCACACTTCTAATAGTAGAGGGTAATTCGGCTATGGGCGGTATGGCGCAAGCTCGTGATTATAAAAAATATGGACTTTTAGCTATTCGAGGTAAAATTATTAATTGTTTATCTAATAGTGAGGAAGATATTTATCAAAACGAAGAGATTAAATTGCTCTTAAGCGCAATGAATATTATTCCTGGACGCTACGATACTTCTAAATTACGTTATGGGAAACTTGGCATCTGTGTTGATGCCGACTCAGATGGTTATCACATCGGATTATTAATTATGGCTGCTTTAACATATTTAGCTCCAGAATTTATTAAAGAAGGTCGTTTATACTGGTTGCGCTCACCCCTTTGGGTCGTATCTACTGGGAAAAAGCGTAACTATTATTTTGATGATAATGAATTTAATGCAGTACGTGGACAAATAAAAGGTGAAATTAAGCGTTGCAAAGGATTGGGCACATTAGAACCTGAGGAAGCACAGGAATCTATGTTTACTGATGAATTCCAACGTTTTGAACAAATGGAGTATTCTCCAGAAGCAATTGACTTACTTTATGATTTAATGGGTACAGATATTGTTCCACGTCGCGACTTTATATTTAACAATGTTGACTTTACGGAGGTAGCAGAATGAGTGATTTAAAACAAACTATCACAAATGCATTTGTGCAATATAGTGGCGCAGTTCTGCAATCTCGTGCTTTGGTGGATGCAAGAGATTGTCTTAAACCTTCTGCACGACAGATCTTTTATTCAATGCATTCACATAAATTAACGCATACTAATTCATTTAAGAAAACTGTTAATGCTGTTGGTATGGCGATGGTTGATTTTTATATTCATGGTGATACTTCTGCGGAAGGCATTATTATGCGTGCGGGCCAGCCTTTTGCCATGCGTTATCCTCTAATTGAAATAGAAGGTAATGGAGGTTCTCCAATAGAAAGCGGAAACTGGGCAGCTATGCGTTATACATCGGCACGTTTAAGTGAATTTTCTAATTATCTTTTTACTGATATCAAAAAAGATACAATTGCGGAATGGCGCAACAATTATGATGATACTCAACAGTACCCCGCAGTTTTGCCTTCTAAGGGCTTTTATAATATAGTTAATGGTACTACTGGAATTGGTATTGGTATGGCATCTAGTGTACCTCAATTTAATATTAAAGATATCAATTTAGCTTTAGAAAAGTTAACCTTAAATCCAAATTGTACTTTTGATGATATTTATTGTGCTCCAGACTTTGCTACTGGCGCAATTCTGGTAAATGCAAGTGAAGTAAAAGAAGCAATTAAAAATGGGCATGGCGCCTCTTGTAAATTACGTTCAGTTATCAATTATGATGCGAAAGAGAATTGTTTAGAAGTAACCGAAGTTCCATATGGTGTTTACACAAACACAATTTGTAAAGAGTTGGAAGAAATTGAACAGCGGGAAGATAACCCCGGTATTGAGCGTCATAATGATTTAACAAAGAAAACTGTTTTAATTAAAATATACTTGCATAAAGGTGTAATACCAGAAAAAGTAATTCGTTATCTTTATAAAGAAACTTCTTTACAATATTATTTTGGTATTAATTTCACACTTTTGGATGCTGGAAGGTTCCCGAAAGTATTTACTTGGAAACAACTTCTTCAAGCGCATATTGACCATGAAAAAGATGTATATCGTCGAGGATTTGAGTATGATATTAATCAATATCGTCATCGAATTCATATTATTGATGGTTTATTGATTTGTTTAACCAATATTGATGAAGTTATTGCTACTATTAAACAGGCTAATTCAGTAGCTGACGCAAAAACGGCATTGATAAAAAATTTCATATTAGATGAAGAACAGGCGCAAGCTGTACTTGATATGAAATTAAATCGTTTAGCGCATCTTGAAATTGAAAAATTAAGACAAGAAAAAAATAATTTATTAAATGAAATCGCTCGTATTGAAGATATTCTAAATGATTCAATTAAATTTAATAATCAATTAATTGAAGGATGGCGTGCTATTGCTAAAAAGTATGGTGACCCTCGCCGCACTCAAATTCTTAATATTAGTTCAGAAAATGCTGATGATGAAGCAATAGCTCCTGAAAATTGCATGATTATTTTAACTCATGGTAATACCATTAAACGCATTCCTTCTGATATCTATAAGCCTCAAAAGCGCAAAGGTAAAGGAGTAAAGATACAGGATGAATTAACTTCAATGATTATTCGTACTACAACTGCTGATTCATTAATGATATTTAGTGACAGCGGTAAATTGTATCGTTTGCCTGTTGCGGATATTCCAAATGGTGATAATAAAAGTAAAGGTATTCCAGTAGATAGTTTAGTTGCAATGGAGCATGGCGAACATGCACAAGTTATTTATTCGCTATATCGAAATACTAATTCTGAATATGTTTGTTTTATTACCAAACAGGGTTACATGAAAAAAACTGAGCTGTCAGAATATATAAAAACGCGTAAAAAGACAGGTTTAAGTGCTATTACTTTGCGCGAAGGCGACCAACTTGCCAATGTAGTATTATTAAAAGATGAAGATGTAATTGTAGTTACTAAGAAGGGATATGCGCTCAGATTATCTACAACAGATTGGGCTGCAAGTAGTCGGTTGACTGTTGGAAATATTGCAATCAATCTTAAAGAAGATGATGAAGTTGTGTGCGTCTTGCCTATCCATAATGATACTGATGATTTGGGCTTGTTCTTTGATGGTGGATACGGTAAACGTGTTCGCTTAAATGAAATTCCCAAGCAAAATCGCCGCACACGTGGTATAATGGTTTCAAAGGGAGAAAATGATATTGTAGCTGCTACTTTAATTCAAGATGGAGACCAGGTCCTTATTTTTGGTGATAAAAATTCCATTCTTTTGGAGGCTACGGAGATACCTTTAATGGGACGTGCGGCGCAAGGCAATTTAATGATACAGAATAAACAGATTAAATCAGTTAGCAAAATATGAAGTAGTGGGAGAGCTTGTCTCTCCCCTCTTTCTTTACTTTATAAAAATATTTTTGTATAATATATATGTAAGAAAAATAAAGGAGAAAGCTATGGATAAGGATTATATTATCAATGAAATGCACAATTTAATAGACTTCTTAAATCAAGCAACGGAAGCTTATGATAAGGGTGAGCCTATTATGTCCGATGCAGATTGGGATAAAAATTATTTTCAACTTGAGCGCATGGAGCGCTTAAGCGGTATAATTTTGCCCGAATCCCCCACAGCTAAAATCCATTTTGAAGTAAAAACATCCCTCTCTAAAGTTAAACACGATCATCCTATGCTCTCTTTAGCAAAGACTAAGAGTGTAGAGGAAGTTAAGGATTTCTTGGGTCGGTCTAATAGTGTCCCGTGGGTAGCTATGGCAAAGATGGATGGTCTTACTTGTTCTCTTACATATGAAAGTGGTGTGTTAGTAAAAGCTGAGACACGTGGCGATGGAAATGTTGGAGAAGATATTCTTCATAATATGAAAATCAATCCAACTATTCCTAAACATATTTCATATAAGCAACGTGTTGTGTTAGATGGTGAAATTATTTGTACTTATAAGGATTTTAAAGAATTTGAAAGTGAATTTAAAAATCCAAGAAATTTTGCAGCTGGTAGTATAAGATTATTAGATGCGAAAGTATCATACAATCGCAAATTAACATTTGTGGTTTGGGACGTAATTGAACCATTTGATACTGCCGAAAATACACTTTCTGCACAATTACAGGCAGCTGATATGTATGGTTTTGAGATTGTTCCATACTGGTGTTGCTCTAAGCAGGATGAAAATTTAAAGGCGGCAATTGAACTCATTAAAGTTCGTTCCGAAAAAATGAGCTATCCAATTGACGGCGTTGTATTCAAATATGATGATTTAAGTTTGCGTGATACACTTGGCTCAACCGCACATCATTTTAATAATGCTATTGCGTATAAGTTTGAAGATGAATTATATGATACGACTTTAAAGTCTATTGAATGGACAATGGGTCGTACTGGAATCCTTACACCAGTAGCAGTATTTGAGCCAGTTGATGCCGATGGGTCTATTGTGGAACGAGCCAGTTTGCATAATATTAGCGTAATGGAAAAAATATTGGGTAAACCCTATGTGGGACAACATATTAAAATTTCAAAACGCAATATGATAATTCCACAAGTTGAATGCTATGTTGAAAATATAATGAATGATACTTTTGAAACATATATATCAATTCCGACTAAATGTCCCATTTGTGCTCACGAAACTCAAATAAAGGAGAATGAAGGAGTTAAAGTACTGGTATGTACTAATTCTTATTGCCCCGGTTTATTAATTAATCGATTAGATCATTATCTTGGCAAAAAAGGATTAGATGCAAAGGGTATATCAGTAGCCACTTTAGGTCAACTGATTGAATGGGGGTGGGTTAATTCTATCACCGACATCTATCATTTAGATGATTATGCTAGCATATGGGAGAAAAAGGACGGATTCGGACCCAAATCCGTAGAGAATATTTTAATCGCCATTAAAACTAGTTCTCACACTACCTTTGAGCGTTTCCTGTGTGCTCTTGGGATTCCTCTAATTGGGGCAACTGCATCACGAGATTTAGCAACACGATTTAAAACATATGAAAACTTTAGGGATGCGATTAAAAATAACTTCCAGTTTTTTACGTTGCCTAATTACGGATGGGAGAAACATAATGCCATCATGAAATTTAATTATGATGAAGCAGATAATCTCGCAAAAAATTATATAATATTTGAGGAATCTCCAATAGAACCGCAAGTGGAGAAATCATTGGAAGGAAAAACAATCGTAATTACTGGGCGGCTGCGGCAATACCCTAATCGCGTCGCTCTTCAAAAGGATATCGAGAAGCACGGAGGCAAGGTTGTTTCTACCATATCTTCTCGGACAGATTATCTTATTAACAATGATATTACATCAACCTCAACTAAAAATGCTGAAGCGAAAAAGTTGAATATCCCTATTATCTCTGAGGACGACTTTAAGCAGCAGTTCTTGACTTTGTAAAAAATTTATTGTATAATAAGTATGTAAATAAGGAATAAATATGACGAAACGCGAAATTAAGCGCACTGCGCAACGGTTAGCTGAACTTGAGTTAATTATGCGAAACTCTGACGACCCCCATGCGCGATATGCTGCGCAAGAAGAAACAATAGATATTTGCAATCGATATAGTAATCTTGCAGATATGGAAAAGATTGACGAAGAAGTTTTAAAAATACTCAATCAATCTTGATTTTCTTAAAAATTTTTTGTAAAATAATAATGTAAGCAAAAGAAATGCTACAAATAATAATAATAAAAAATATTTAATTTAAAGGAGAATTTTACTATGGCTATGAAAGAGAATTCAAAGAATGTTCTTAATTATCTGAAGGAAAACAAGGGTGTTAACCTTACTGCTGCTGATGTTGCTGAGGCTCTCGGTCTCGAGAAGCGTCAGGTTGATGGTATTTTTACTTCTGCTATTCAGCGCAAGAAGCTGGGTGTTCGTACCGTTGCTGAGATTGAGCTTGAGGATGGAACCCATAAGCAAGTCAAGTTCCTCTCTCTTAATGATGCTGGTATGGCTTTCGATCCCGATGCTGAGGAAGAGTAATCGAATAAAGTCTTTCAAATAGGGGCAGGGCAAGTTTCTGCCCCTTAATTTTTTAACTTATGCCGATTGAACTATCACTTTTAATAATATTTGGAACAATAAGTCTGATTTCCATCGGCGCACACTTTTATATTTATTTTAGTAGAAAGCACTCAATTATTCGATAGAAGAAGTCGATTGCTATTCTACAAGAATAGAGAGACAATTTGCACCTTGAGGCGCTTGAAGCTTCTCAACTCATTGAGCAGGAAAATAATACTATCCGAGATTTACAAGAACGAGAAGATGCACTTAATCTTAGCATTGGTTCTTTATAGTCAGAAGAAGCTGAACTTAATGCTCGCATTAGTCAATTAGATTTTAATGCACGAACAACTGAAGAAATGGCAAGAGAAGCCGTCAGCGCAATTTATGATAAAGCTAAAGCGCGAATGGAAACTTCCTTTGAGGAAAGTGCTCAACGAGAAGCCGAAAATTATCAAAAAGAAATTGATAAATATCGGTCAGATTTTCTAATAATTAAAGAAGAATTTGCAAATGAAATTAAAGAATTGCGCAAACAATTTATAGCAGAGCGCTATAGATTAAATGAATGCCAAGAAAAAACTCGTGCAGCCATTGAATCTTATAAACGCATGATGCTTGACGCGCAACAGCAAAGTTTCTATATGTTACAAATTCCTTCTACTGACCTATTGGAGATTGAAAAATTACGAAGTATCACTCCGTATTTACACAATCCAGAAACTCTCAATAAATTAATTTATAAATGTTACTATGAAAAACCTACAACTGATTTAATTGGTCGTGTCGTAGGAGATAAAGTTAGCGGTATTTATAAAATTACAAATACTAAAAATGGCATGTGCTATGTGGGTCAATGCGTGCGTTTTGCCGACCGTTGGCGCCAGCACATAAAACGCGGGTTATGCGCTGAAGCGCAAACTCGCAATAAGTTGTATCCAGCTATGCAAGCTGATGGTGTTGAGAATTTTATGTTTGAAGTAATCGAGGAATGTCCTCCAGAACTTTTAAATGAACGAGAAATCTATTGGCAAAATTATTTTGGAGCAAAAGAATTTGGTTATAGCATTAAATGAGGTAAAATTATGATGATTAAAATTTTTACAGCTGACAAAGATGGTAAAATTACATTTACAGTCGATGAATTAAAATAGTTATTATATGAAGCTTTTTAGGAAGGTTATCATAGTAAGGGAATAAGTTATATATCGACAAATCCGAACTGGACTTCTTCCACTTATACAACTATGTCTTCACCTTTTGATAGCGATATTAATTTAATAATAGAAAATGCTGGAGATTTAAAAAATGAAATTTGAAAATATAAGAGTATTTAATTTTGAGGGGGCATTTCGAGGAATGCGGAATCCTCATAATAGCTGGAATAAATCTTTAAGCGAATTTGGAACTAAGCCTATTATTGTATTCGGTGCGACTGTATAGAGTCTAGCGACAAAATGGTTGGAAGCAGCTCATTTAAATATGCTCGATCCCGATTATGATACTTTATATGCCAAGACTATAAAAGATATTACACAGCGTTCTATTATTCATACTGATGGTAGTTATGTAGAATATGCTGCTTTGTGTCCTGATGATTTAAATCTTGCTCATAAGCTTATTATGGCTGGTCCAGAGCATCGTAAATTTATGCGACAAATTATGGTATCTGTTGATATTACTGCTCCACTCTACTGGTAGAATTCTTTCTGCCAATGAAATACTTTTCTCGTCTATCAGCGAGGGTTATATTTTTTGTAAAATATAGCTAACGGGGAACCCCCCATTGGAATCCCGTGGCAAACTTTTATTTTTCATATCTTCTTTATTGGAAAGGAGATGATTAAAATATTTTGTATTTATAAAATTACAAATTTAATAAATCATAAACTATATATAGGAATAACAAAAAGAAATCCAAAAATTAGATTTTATGAACATTTTTCTAATAAAAATGAATTATTATACAAAGCAAAAGAAAAATATGGTAAAGAAAATTTCTCATTAGAAATAATTGAAAAGGATATTTCAGAAGATAATATTGACGAAAAAGAAAGATATTATATTGAATTATATAATTCCTTGACTCCAAATGGATATAATCTTTCTATTGGTGGAATATCTAATAAGAGCATTTCAGATGAAGGAAAACAAAAATTAAAAGAATGTAATTTAGGTATAAATAATCCAAAATGCAATAAATATATTTTAATGATAAGCAAAGATACAAATGAGATTTTAAATAGATTTGGAAGTGCAAGAGAGGCTGCGAGATTTCTAGGTAATGAAAATAAATATAGAAGTATTGCATATTGCTTGTCAGGCAAATCAAAATCTTCTCAAGGATATCTTTGGAGATATGAAGAATAATTGAAGCTGTAGAGGCTATTCCCTAAGCCTTCTGGGCAGGGAAGTAGGGCTACTATTGATACGTAGCTACATTTTAGGAAACGAAGTGTATGAAAACCGAAATGGTATCCTCCGTAAGGAGTAAGAGATAGTCCACAAATGGGAAAGAATTTGATACCTACAAAGTAGGTACTACTGCTAACTCGACTTCTACTATGCATAAACTTACAAGTAAACCAATTACATTAGATTGTTTTGAAATTGATGACTATCATTCTGATGTAATGCATGAAATCGGAACTGGATTAAATGAATCAGCAGCAAAAACTATAATTAATATTTGTGAATCATTACGCCAAAAATATCTTGAAACAAAAGATAAGAAATATTGGAAAGAATTGATTCGTTGGTTGCCAGAAAGTTTTTTGCAAACTCGTACAGTCACTATGAATTATGAAAATCTTTATGAAATGTGTTTGCCAACTCAGCGTAGATACCATAAATTAACTGAATGGTCGAAAGATTTTATGAAGTTTGCACGACAGTTACCTTATGCAGATGTTCTGCTTTTTGGAGATGAAATATCTAAGTAAAGATTGAAAAAAAATAAAAAATTTGTTATAATAATAATATAGAAATGAAAATGAAAATAAATTAAAGGAGAAGTTGATAATTATGAAGAAAAATATGATTAATTAGACACATATTGAAGGAATTTTATATGCACATAAACTTGAGGCTAAAGAATCTAGTAAAGAATCTAAAAACCCCGGCACCCCATATGTAACTGGCACTATTGATATTGCTACTGATAATAATCATACCAATATTGTATCTGTTCATTTTACCTATGTTGCACCCACTTATCCTAATAAGACTAAGAAAAACCCAAATTATCCTATTCTTATGGATATCCTTAACGGTAAGATTAAAACTGTTATGGATTCTGATTGGAGTGAAGCTGCACGTATTCGTATTGATTCTGCAATCGGTTTAAATGAATGGTATGATACTACTACTAAAGATGAGGAAACTTTGGTAAGTACAAAACGTAATGAAGGTGGCTTTATCCATATTATTACTGATAATAATCTTGATGCTGATGAGAAGCGTCGTAATACTTTCAAAGTTGATATGATTATCACAGGAACTACTGAGCGCGAAGGCGACCCCGATAAAAATATTCCTGATGGTCTTATTGTTAAGGGTTGTATTTTTGATTTCCGTAATGCTCTGCTTCCTGTAGATTTTATTGCAACCAATCCTAATGCAATTAATTATTTCCTTGGTTTAGGCGCTAGCTCTAAAGAACCCGTATTTACTAATATTTGGGGTAATCAAGTATCTGCCACAGTAACTCGCACAATTACAGAGGAGTCTGCATTTGGCGAGCCTTCTATTCGTGAAATTAGTCACAGTCGTAAGGACTGGGTTATCACTGGCGCACGTGCTGAAGCTTATGAATGGGATAGTGAAGATACTATTACTGTAAATGAACTCAAAAAGGCAATGAGCGATAGAGAAATGGCACTTGCAGCAAAGAAACAGCGTACGGCTGAATGGAGAGCCAATCAAGCCAATGCGATTAAGACAACCGCTGTTCCTGCAACTGGTGATTTTAAGTTCTAATGAAATAGAGGCAAGTTTCTTGCCCTTTTTAGAAAAGGAGTAAATTATGGCAAATTCATTATTGAGTATTAAACCACATAAAGTTAGTCGAGATTTAAGAGGGTATTCAGTATTTTTCTATGGAGCTGCAAAGAGTGGAAAGACCACTGTTGCCTCTAAATTTCCTGGTGCGTTATTGCTTGCTTTCGAAAAAGGCTATAATGCAATTCCCGGAATTATGGTAAAGCCTATTAATTCTTGGTCTGAATTTAAGAAAACTTTACGTGAATTAAATGACCCAGAAGTCAAAGAGCTGTTCAAAACAGTTATTATTGATACTGCAGATATTGCATATAGCTATTGCGAAAAGGCTATTTGCTCACAAGAGAGTAATGAAAAAGTTACTTATGAAGCAATCGGTGATATCCCCTATGGTAAAGGATATAAGCTCGTTATGCAAGAGTTTGATGAATGTCTTCGTAAGATTATTCAGATGGATTACGGTCTTGTTATAATTAGTCACGATGTTGATAAGACATTTAAGGATGAAACTGGTACGGAGTTTAATCAGATGGTTCCTACTTTGGATACTCGAGGTCGTTTAGTTTGTGAACGTACTTGTGATATTATTGGTTATGCTCGTGAAGTTCAGACTGAAAATGGCGAAGTTGTAACTAAACTTTTTATGCGTGGAACTCCTCGCTTTATCGCTGGTTCTCGTTTTAAGTATATCCCTGCAGTAATTGATTTTAATTATGATTCACTAGTGAATGCAATTGGTGAAGCAATTGATAAAGAAGCTGCTGAACATAGTAACAATTTTGTTACGGATGAAAAAGCAAATCGTGAGGCCCCGACTACTTCTTATAACTTTAATGCATTAATGGATGAATTCCAGTCCATCGTTGGACATTTAATGCAGACCAATAGTCCAACTATGGCTCAGAAAATTACAAAAATTGTAGAGAGTCATCTTGGAGTTGGAAAGAAGGTTGGAGAATGCACACCGGCACAGGCTGCAGAACTTGACCTTATTGTATACGACTTAAAGCAGCTTTCATAACAGATAATTTCGGTCAACTCACGGTTATTATAACTGTGAGTTGATTTTTTTACAAAATTATGTTATAATAATAATGAAGGAGGATGTATGCATCGAGTAAAATGTTACTATTGCGGTCAAATGTTCGATAGGGACAAAGAAGAATGTATTAAGATTGAAAATACAAAACGATATGCGCACAAACAATGTAGCATCAATAATATTCCTGTCGAACGTCATGAACAAATTGAATTAGAAGAATATGTAAAAAAACTTTTCAAAATGGATTATGTTCATCCAAATATTCAAAAACAAATAACTGAATATATCAGCCGTTTAGGTTTTTCATATTCTGGCATATATCGCACATTATTTTATTATTTTGAAATTTTACACAATCGTCCTACTCTCGCTAATCCAACTATTGGTATTGTACCATATGTTTATCCTGCGGCTAAAGAGTATTATTATAAATTATATTTAGCTAAAAAATTAAATGAGGGTAAGGTAATTGAGAAACCTAATGAAGTTGTGGTAGTTATAAAATCTCCACAGCGTGAACCAATGAAAAAAAGAAAAGTTTTTACATTTTTAGATGAGGAGAATATTGATGGCAAGTAAGTATGTTGATGTTCCAAGTATAATGCAAGTTATTGGATGCGTTTATAATAATCCTAGTCTATTGGACTTCACAGATAAATATACTATCACAGATGAAGATTTTCCTGATGAATTTCATCGTGTTACCTTTGGTGCTATATATAAAATTTATGAATTGGGTGCACAAAAAATTACATTAGAAAATATTGCTGACTTTTTTAGTAGTCGCCCCAAGGCAGAAGCAGTATTTAAAAACAATAAAGGAAATGAATGGTTAGCTAAAGTATCTGAAGCGGCAATCCCCGATGCATTTGATTATTATTATGGCAGAATGAAGAAAATGTCATTATTGCGAGCATATGATAAATATGGTATTGATGTATCAGATATCTATGACCCAGACAATATTTTAGATACTAAGCGCAAACAAATGCAAGAAGAACGGTTAGATAATTCAACTTTGGAAGATATTGCAAACAAAGTAGATGGAAAAATAGAAGCTATTCGTGCTGAATATGTTGATAATGAATTTGGTGAAGCTGTGCAAGCCGGTGAAGGAATTTTTGATTTAATCGATAGGTTAAAAGCATATCCAGAAGTTGGAGTACCATTATATGGCCCACTTATCAACACAGTCACACGAGGTGCTCGACTCAAAAAATTCTATTTACGAAGTGCTCCGACCGGCGTAGGTAAAAGTCGTAGTATGATTGCAGATGCTTGCTTTATAGCTTGTAACAAGATTTATGATGAAATTTTTGGATGGATTAAAAATGGAACTTGTGAGCCTACTCTTTATATAACTACTGAGCAGGAAGTAGAAGAAATTCAAACTATGATGCTTGCGTTTTTATCAAATGTAAATGAAGAACATATTATTAATGGCAAGTATCAAGGCGATGAAGAAGACCGAGTGCTTGAAGCGGCTCGAATTATTGCGGAAGCTCCATTATATATAGAACCATTGCCCGATTTTTCACTTCAAGATATTGAAGATACAATTAAAAAAAATATTCGTGACCATGATGTTAAATATGTATTCGACCCTATTTTAAAAGGGTGCGGGATAATGAAAAACTTTTCCTAGTGACTGCTAGGGGTATACATACACCAAAACAATAGTATGTATGCTAACGGGGGAGCCTAAGTTGAGGAATAATATGGTAATCCCGTGGCAAACATTTTATTTTATCATATCATATATGATAATTTAGAATGAAGCCGTATCGACTATTCCCAAGGCCTTCTGGGCGGGGAAGTAGGGCTACTATTAGTACGTAGTCTAGTTTTAGGTAACGAAGCTAGTTAAATGCCGAAACGGTTTCCTACATAAAAAATTTTTATGTGGTAAGAGATAGTCAGCGCTCATAGAAATATGAGAATAACGTGTCATGATTATATTCATACTTCCCTTAAAATATTGGAAGAAATCACTCGTCGAAGTGGCGGAATTAAACTTCGAGAAGATAATATCTTATACATGCTTTCTATTCGGCTTAAAGATATATGTAACAAGTATGGAATCTTTATAATGTCTGCAACGCAGTTAAATATGGATTATCAACAAGCTACAACTCCTGACCAAAACTTATTGCGTGGTGCAAAAGCTATTGCAGATAAAGTTGACTGGGGTGGTATTTATCTCCCAGTTAAACCAGAAGATTTAGAAGCATTACAAACAATTTTAAGTTCTAATACATTTGAAACTCCTAATTTAAAATTATCAGTATATAAAAATAGGCGTGGACGATGGAAAGGAATATATCTGTGGTGCAAAGCAGATTTGGGCTGTTGCCGTATTAAGCCAATGTTTTGCACTTCATATGATTATGCGATTCAATCGATAGAAGATTTAAAAATATTTACAGAAGAGCCAAGTGCTTTTTAAGGAGGATATATGAATTTTAGTGAAAATATTATTACTCGGAAGTCTAAGAGTACGTCCCAAAAGAAATTTACAAAAAAGAAATTAACGCCCAGGGTTGATGATTCAATTTCAATGCCCACATACGCAAATGGTCATCCTTATGAATATAAGATGCCAAAAGATATGGCAAAATTTTATATCAAACAAAAACCAGCAAATATGAAACCTATGGAATTTTTATGTGAAGTTGTCACAAAAGAATTTGGTCTTCTCGGCTGGTGTTGCAAAGTCATCATTGAAGGTTAAGTATGCAAGATTATGATAAGAAGGCAATTCGAGAAGAGTTATCCATTGATGACTACTTTCAATTAGTAACTGAATGGGGTGGCAATCCAGAGTTCACCCCTTTTGGTTTTATCTCTGATACCATCTGTCATAATCCGCCTGGAGAAGGAAGTAGAAAACTCTATTTTTACAAAAATAGTGATTTATTTAAATGTTATACTGATTGTGATTGCGCTTTTGATATATTTGAATTAACAATTAAAGTTGCTCAAATTCAATCTAATCGAAAAATGGATTTAAATGATGCAGTGCGTTATCTTGCTGCTAAATTTAATATAGTTATTGCTTTAGATGATACAGAAGATCTTGGCTTAACAGATTGGCAATATTTAATTGCATATGATAAGATTAATGATATTCCAACAGTAAATCAAGTGCCGCAATTAAAAGAATATGATAAACGCATATTGGAGCCATTGACAATTAATCCAAATTATTTAACGCCTTGGATTAATGATCATATTAAACCATAGATATTAGCGCATGCGCAAATAGGATATAATTTTTCTACTGATCAAATTAGTATTCCTCATTTTGATAAAGATGGTCGATTTATAGGTCTGCGCGGACGAACGATGGTTAAAGAAGATGCAGAACGATTTGGTAAATATCGTCCAATGATTATTAATAAACAACAATATAATCATTCTCTTGGATTAAATTTATATAACCTTAATAATTCAAAAGACAATATAAAGCGTATGGGTAAAGCTATTGTTTTTGAAAGTGAAAAATCCACTCTACAATTTCAAAGTTATTTTGGTTTGGAAAATGATATATCAGTTGCATGCTGTGGTAGCAGTGTATCATCATATCAAATACAGTTATTGATTGAAGATAGAGTGCAAGAAATTATTATTGCTTTTGACCGACAATTCCAAGAGTTAGGTGATAATGAATTTAAACGTTTAAAAGCAAAACTTTTAGGTTTACATAAAAAATATAAAAATGAAGTATTAATATCCTTTATTTTTGATAAACATTTAATTACTTCATATAAAGCGAGCCCAACCGATGAAGGCCCAGAAAAATTTATGCAATTATTTAAGGAGAGAATAATATTATGAAACATAAACAACAAGAAGTAATTGATGCTCTGATGGCGGTTACTTTATATGCGCCAAAAGACGCAGAATATAATAAAAATGTAGGAATTTTAACAGATTATATCGTCGATGTAGAAAATATGTTAAAAGAGGCTCGTGAAGAAAATGAGTCACTCGCAAAAGCATTCTTAAAAGTGATTAATCATGGAGTAAATAATCGTGAAGGTCGTCGTAAATTAAAAAATATGTGTCATGTTGATATAAGTGATAACTACGATCCTATCACAAATTCAATTATAACAGCAGAGGAGGAAACCATCGATGAGTCTACAATATCAGTTGATACAACCAAGGAATCCGAAGCTGAGTCCGATTGAGCAAATTTTTGCTAATAGAGGAATAATTGGAAAAGAAAATATAAATCATTATTTACATACAACCAAAGATGATTTAATCGCCCCCGAGCGTTTAATGAATGTGCGCGAAGGGGCAACAATGTTAATTAAACATATTAAAGCGCAAGACAAAATTTTAATTCAAGTTGATTCAGATTGTGATGGTTATACTTCTGCAGCTTTGTTAATTAATTATTTAAATTGTTTATTCCCCGCATATGTTCAAAATAATATTACTTATCGAGTACACGATGATAAGTCTCATGGACTTAAATTAAATACTATACCTAAGGATATCAAACTTGTAATTGCGCCCGATTCCAGCAGCAATGATTATGATGTGCATAAACAACTTGTTGAACGTGGTTGTGATGTATTAGTTATCGACCATCACTTAGCTGACCATGTTTCAGAATATGCTTGTATTATAAATAATCAAATGTGTGATTATCCTACTAAATCGTTGTCAGGCGCCGGAGTGGTATATAAGTTTTGTGCTTATTTAGATAAATTATTAGGTATTGATTACTCTGAAAGCTTTATGGATTTAGCTGCTGTTGGTATTATTGCTGATATTATGGATTTAAATTCATATGAAGTGCGTTTTATTATTGAACAAGGTTTACAAAATATCACAAATCCGTTCTTAAAAGAAATGGTAAAGAAGCAAGAATTTAAAGTGCAAGGTTCTTTAAATCCTTTTAAAGTGGCATTTTATATTGCGCCATTTATTAATGCAATTAACCGTTCTGGTAATGCACAAGAGCGCCTATTGTTATTTGAATCCATGTTAACTTTCCGCGCATATGAACAAATTCCATCTACTAAGCGTGGCGAAAAGGGAATGACAGAAATGCGTGTCGAACAGGCGGTGCGCACATGCGGCAATGTTAAACGTCATCAAGAAAAAGACCGTGATGATATTAAAGCGATTGTTGAAAAAATTATTGCTGATAATTGCCTTTATGACCATGTATTAATTGCAGTTAAGATGCCAAAAGAAAAAGCGGCAGATAAAAATTTGACAGGTTTAATTGCTACACAAATTGCTAACTATTGGAGGCATCCAACAGCAATATTGAATGAGGTAGAGCGCGATGGCGTGAAGTATTGGGAAGGATCAATGCGTGGCGCACCCCATATTCCCATCACCGATACTCGGCAAATGTTTTTAGACAGTGGATTAGTTGAATATTGCGAAGGTCATGCAAATGCGGGTGGTGTCAGTATTAAAGATGAAAATTTCACTAAATTAATTAATTATTTAGATGAAAAATATGCTGATATTGATTTTTCTCCTTGTTATTTTGTTGATTTAGAATTACATCGTACTGATGACAATTTAGAGCAAACAATTTTAGACATTGGTGCGTTATATGATTATTGGGGCCAAGGCGTAGCTGAACCACTAATCGCTATTACAAATGTTAATGTAACTGCGGATAATGTAAATTTATATAAAGCAAATACACTTCATATTAGTTTTGGTGATTTAAGTTTTATTAAATTTAAAGTGTCGGACGAGGAATATGAAAATTTACATGACACAATGGGTGGTCATGAACTTACTATTATTGGTGAATGTAAAATTAATAACTATGGTGGATATGAAAAACCACAAGTAGAAATTAAGGATTATTATGTGACACGAAATTGGCCTTATTACTTCTAAAACATATCCGTTCGGGTCTCTGCTCGGTATTGGATGCGAGACCCGAAAACCCAATTTTAAAAATGCTTTTGGAAATTTTGATAGTAATTGTTGAAAAATTTTATAAATTATAATATAATGATTATAGAAAATAAAAAATTTAAAACTTCAAGAAATGGAGGAAGTAAGTCATGATTTTGACTAAAGGTCAAGAAGAAGGACTGAAAATAGCAGTAGCTCGGCATCGCGCTGGTGAAAAATACACCGTAATTGCTGGCTACGCTTAACTGGAACAGGTAAATCAACTCTTGTGCGATTTATAGTTGAAGCTCTTAATGTCGCTCCGGAACAAATTGCATATGCCAGTTTCACTGGCAAAGCTGCCGAGGTATTGCGTAAAAAGGGTAATCCTAATGCTATGACAATGCATCGACTTTTATTTGATAGTGTGCCTCGCCCTGCCGGTGGTTTTATGCATAAGCCTAAGCCCGCTATTGGCTTTACTATTGTTGTAGTTGATGAGGTCAGTATGGTGCCAAAGAGTCTTATGGACCAGCTATTTAAGCATAAAGTTTATGTAATATGTTTAGGCGACCCATTTCAGCTGCCACCAATAGATACAGATGAAGATAATCATTTACTTGACCATCCGCATGTTTTCCTTGATGAAATCGTGCGTCAGGCCATGGACTCAGAAATCATTCAGCTTACAATGAAAATTCGTGAAAACGCAACATTGGATAATTGGAAAGGTAATGATGTAATGATATTGTCTAATCATAGTTTAAATACTGGGATGCTGTTATGGGGTGACCAAGTTATCGTTGGTACAAATATGCAACGCCTTGCGCAGAATAATAATATTCGCGCACTTCTGGGCAAAGGTATTAACCCAGAAGATGGAGATAAAGTTATTTGTTTGCGTAATTATTGGGAAAGTATTAACTATGATGGTGACGCATTAGTAAATGGAACAATCGGCACGCTAACCAATAGTAGTCAAGAGTGGTTAAGTTTACCGCGCCCATTAGTTTATAACGAACCTATTCAAAAATTTGATGTTCTGAATTTTGATTTTGTTGCTAATGAAAGTATTTATCCTGCGGTTATGGGTGATCGCACTATGCTTTTAACTGGTGAAAAATGTTGTGATTGGCGTTTAGCATATAAGCTTAATCGTGCAAAAAATCGTTATGGAGATTTATTACCAAAAGAGTTTTCATATGGATACGCAATCACTTGCCATAAAGCGCAAGGTAGCGAGTGGGATAAAGTATTGGTTTTGGAAGAAAAGTTTCCATTTAATAAAACTGAACATGCGCGCTGGCTTTATACTGCGGCCACCCGTGCTGTTGATAAGTTAGTTATTGTAAAGCATGATTGATTTTGATAAAAATATATGGTATAATTATAAAGTAAGAATATTATAAAATTATGAAGGGAGGAAGAAATGAACACATACTTTAATTGCCATGCGCATACAATGTATTCAAATCTTCGCTTACTTGATAGTATTAATCGACCTGAAGCATTAATTAAAACATCGAAAGAATTAGGGCTAAGTGGTTTGGCAATAACTGACCATGAGGCTCTTTGTGCGCATATGACAGTTAATAAATTAGCGAAAGCGATGCGCGAAACAGACCCAGATTTTACGATTGCGTTAGGTAATGAAATTTATCTTACAGAGACCAGAGAACCGAAGCAAAAGTATTATCACTTTATATTAATTGCAAAGGATAATGACGGTTATACACAACTTAAAAAATTAAGTTCACTTGCATGGACAAACATATATGAATATGGTCGTCTGGAACGTGTTCCAACTTTAAAGGAAGATTTAAAGAGAATTATTAAAGAAAATCCTGGACATGTAATTGCAACAAGTGCTTGTATTGGTGGTGAGTTATCATCTAATGCTTTATTGATGGCAAAGGCAAGAGCAGTTGGAGATAATCAAAACGCCAAGATTTATTATGACAATATCAATAATTTCTTAAATTATTGTTTAGATATTTTTGGTTCTGATTTTTATATTGAGTGCGCTCCAAGCACAGATGAAGAACAGATATTAGTTAATCAAACTTTATATAAGATAAGTAAAGCATTGGGCATCTCTATGGTTATTGGTACGGATGCTCATTATCTGCGTCCAGAAGATAGACCAATTCATCGTGCGTATTTGACTTCTAAAGAGGGCGACCGTGAAACTGATAAGTTCTATCAATATACATATGTAATGTCTCCCGATGAAGTAAAAGAATTAATGTTAAAAAGCATTGAAGATGAAGCAGTAATTGATTGGATGTTTGAAAATAGCCAAGAGCTACAAAAGAAAATTCAATGGTTTAACCTTGAGCGCAAACAGATTATTCCAAAGATTCAAGTTAAAGAATACGATAAAAGTGAGTATCATCATTATTTTGGTGTTAATAATGATTATGCCGATGAATTAAATGGTCGATGGAAAATCATTCAAGATTTAGGAACATCAGATAATCCTCAAGAGAGATATTGGATTAATCAATGTCTTGAAGGATTAATAGAAAAAGGTTTGTGGGAATGGAATTATATTGACCGCATTTGTGTTGAAGCCGATATTATTCAAGATATCGGAAAAAAGTTAGACGATTGTCTATTTGCATATTTTAATACATTCCAACATTATATTAATTTATTTTGGGAGTGCGGTAGCATCGTAGGTCCCGGACGCGGTTCTGCAACAGGTTTCTTATCCAACTATCTATTGGGTATCACACAGCTTGACCCGATTCGTTGGGATTTACCTTATTGGCGCTTTTTGAACAAAGAGCGTGCAGAGCTGCCCGATATTGATATCGATCTTGCGCCAAGTAAGCGTCCTCTAATTTTTGAAAAGATAAGAGAAGAACGCGGAGAATTTGGTGTTGTGCAGGTTGTCACATTTGGTACAGAAGCAACTAAATCTGCAATCCAAACTGCTTGCCGTGGATATAGAAGTGAAGAATATCCCGATGGAATTGATGTAGATATAGCGCAATATATGTCTTCTCTCATTCCACAAGAGCGTGGTTTCTTATGGGAGATTAATGATGTTATATATGGAAATGAAGAAAGAGATAGGAAACCTGTTACATCTTTTTTAGAGGAAGTAAATAAATATCCTGGCTTATTAGATATCATAGTTTATATTTGCGGTCTTGTCAATAAGCGTGGAGTACATGCAAGTGGTGTAATTTTGTATGGTGATAACCCATTTGAAACCGCATCATTTATGCGTTCTCCTGGTTGGGATTTAGTAACTTGTTGGGATTTGCATGAGGCAGAAGCCGCTGGTGATACAAAGTATGACTTCCTTGTAACAGAAGCATCTGATAAAATTATCAAATGTTATGAGATGTTAAAGGAAGATAAACAAATAGAAGATATTGATTTGAGAACATTTTATAATCAATATCTCCATCCAGAAGTTATAGATGTAACTAATCAAGAGCTTTGGGATCACCTTGCGGCGGGAGATATTCTCGACGTATTCCAGTTCGCAACAGGTGTTGGTTTGATGATAGCAAAAAAGCTCAAACCGCAAAATATGTTAGAAATGACTGCGGCATCGGCGTTGATGCGTCTTATGTCTGAGAAAGGCAAAGAGCCACAGCAGGATAGATATGTCCGTATAAAAGAACATCCTAATGAGTTTGAAGAGGAAATGTTAACTCGAGGATTAAATGATAAGCAGCGTGCGGCGTTTCATAAGTATTGTGATGCGTATTATGGCACAGTTCCTCTTCAAGAGCAAATGATGGAAATTTTAATGGATGAAGATATTGCAAAGTTTACTTTGGGAGAAGCAAACGCAGCTCGTAAAATTGTTGCAAAGAAACAAATGAAAAAAATTCCCGATTTGCGTAAACAATTATATGAGCATGTGGGCGACGCACATTATGCAGATTATATTTGGTTTACAGCGATTGCACCAAGTCTTGGATATGCATTTAGTAAAAATCATTCATTACCGTATTCATTTGTTGGAGTACAGATGATTTATCTTTCCACTCATTGGAATTCAATATATTGGGATACAGCTTGTTTAATTGTAAATAGCGGTGCAACTGATGAAGACGGTGGCGCAAGCACTAATTATGGTAAAATTGCAAAAGCTATTGGTGAATTGACAACATCTGATATTGATGTTAAGTTAGTTGATATTAATACCTCAAAATATGGCTTTACGCCTGATGTAAAAAATAATTGTATCTTAATGGGATTTAAGAATTTGGTAAATGTTGGTGATGATTTTATCAAAGTTATAATTGAGAATCGTCCATATACATCACCAAAAGATTTTGTAAATAGAGCACATCCAAAAAAACAAGCAATGATTTCACTTATCAAAGCAGGAGCTTTTGATAGTATAGAAGACCGCAAGTTTACAATGGCATGGTATTTATGGACAACTTGTGAGCCAAAGACAAATTTGAACTTAACAAGTTTCCCTACATTACTAAAATACAATTTGGTTCCATTAGATGATGAAAAGATGGAACGCGGTCTGCGCATTTATGAATTTAATCGTTATCTCAAAGCAGTATGTCGTGAGAAAGCATCAGATATAAATTATCGGTTAGACGTGCGCGCAATTGATTTTTTAATTAGTCAAGGTTGGGAAAGATTAATTGATGGAGATTTAATGAATGCAAAACAGTGGGATAAGATATACCAAAGTGAAATGGATATATTTAGACATTGGATGATGCAAAATAAATCAGATTTATTATTCAAGTTAAATACAATTTTGTTCAAAGAAGAATGGGATAAATATGCGTCCGGAACAATTTCACATTGGGAAATGGAAGCTGCATGTATTTATTATCATGACCACGAGTTATTAAATATCAATAATGAAAAATATGGTTTAAGTGATTTCTTTGATTTACCAGAAGAGCCAGAAGCTGATAAGTATTGGTATCGTGGCAATAAAACTATTCCACTTTTTAAGTTAACGAAAATTGCAGGAACTTGTATTGATAGAAATAAAACAAAAAGCACAGTAACCTTGCTAACTCCCGATGGTGTTGTTGAAGTAAAGTTTAGAAAAGAATATTTCGCATTATTTGATAGACAGATTTCTGAACGTGGAGCGGATGGCAAGAAACATATAATTGAGCGTTCTTGGTTTAAGCGTGGTAATATGATAATTGTAAATGGAATGCGTTCAGGGGATAATTTCATTTGTAAGAAATATGCAAGCACAGTAGGACATCAATTATATAAAATTAACGAAGTAAAAAGCAATGGAGATTTAATCTTACAAGATACTCGTTATCAAGGAGGCATAACTGAGGAAGATGAAGAAGTATAATATAGTTGCGATATGTGGTAAGGCTGGAGCAGGCAAAGATGCGCTGCTCCAAGCCCTTGCAAAAATATATCCAGAAGCGCACATAAAAGTAAGTTATACTACGCGTCCACCAAGAGATTATGAAGTAGATGATAAAGATTATCATTTTATAACCAGAGATGAATTTATTCAACTAATTGAAGAAGGTAAGATGCTTGAAGCAGCTGAATTTAATGGCTGGGTATATGGCACAAGTGTTCTTGATTTAGCCGAAGATAAATTAAACTTTGGAGTCTTCAATCCTGCTGGGGTGGAAGCGCTTGATAACCATGACTTTTTAAATGTCTTATTAATTATGTGCGATTGCCCAGACCATATACGGCTCATACGCCAGCTTTCACGAGAGAATACTCCAGATGTGGAAGAAGTATTAAGGCGGTATAATACTGACCGATTTGATTTCTCTGAATTCGATATTTCAAATAGAGAGAATACAATCATTATGCGAACTGATGGTTCTTTAACTGCTGAAGAAGAAGCTGAAGTACTTAAAGGATACATAGATGATTGGGTAAATTACGTTAAATAAATTATTATAAAATCCATATAAAATGTGCATTTGCACACTACTATATTTAGATAAAGGAGTAACTTATGACAATACAAGATTGGTTGGGCGAAAATAATGCCCTTGGTATTGATATATGGGAGAAAAAATATCGTCGTGGTAATGAAAGTTTTGACCAATGGTTAGACCGTATTAGTAATGGTCATGAAGAAGTAAAACAATTAATTATTGATAAGAAATTTTTATTTGGTGGTCGTATTCTTTCTAACCGAAATGTAAGTGAACGCATAGAGCGAGTAACATATAGTAATTGTTATGTTATTAGTCCTCCCGAGGACTCCATTGAAAGTATTTATGAAACTTGTAAAAAGTTGGCACGTACTTATTCATATGGCGGAGGATGCGGCATTGATATTAGTAAATTGGCTCCAGCAGGTGCAAGAGTTCATAATCAAGCCAAAACAACAAGTGGCGCTGTCTCTTTCATGGATACTTTCTCACAAGTGACCGAACAAATTGGACAAAATGGCAGACGTAAACTTGCTTAATTAAATTATAAGTTTCCGAAAATATATAGAGTAGGAGATTCTTTCTGTGAATAGAAAACTATTAGAAAAATATTTAGAAAAAGGATTAACACAACAAGAAATTGCAAAGATTGTTGGAAAAGCAAAATCAACTATTGGATATTGGATTACTAAATATGGGTTAAATGACAAGTCTAAATATAAAAAACCTAAATATAAAAACCCAAAAATGTTTAATAAAATTGATACTCCAGAAAAAGCTTATATTATTGGCTATGCTTTAGCAGATGGATACATCAATGATAATGTAGTTGAATTTGGGTGCTGTTTAGAAGATAAAAAGATATTACAATTTATTGCAGAATACATTGGAGCAAATTATACAGAAGATTTAACCTATATTCCAAAAACCAAACGTTTTCCTCGTGCTAGAATTGCTATTGGTAATTTAGATTTAATTACTGATTTTAATAAGCATTGCTCTTCAAAAGAAAATAAACATTGTCCCATTATTCCTAAAAATTTAGAAAAATATTTGGTACAAGGATTTTTTGATGGAGACGGATGTTTAACATGGGGCAGAAGAAAAGACCGAAATAGATTGTGGCAAAAAATCTCTTTTACTTCTTCGTTAAAAATACTTGAAGGAATCCAACAAATTTTATTAAAACAATGTGCAATTTCAACAATTATTAGACCAAAGTCTAATGAAAATTGTTTCGTATTAGAATTCGCCAATAGAGAAGATGTATTAAAGTTTTTAAATTTTATTTATCCAAACGATAGTTTTATTATTCTAAAAAGAAAATATGATAAAGCACAAGCCCTGCGTCTTGAATTGGGTGAATTCGGGGAAGGCCCAACAACCCCGAGCCAAGCTACTGAAGAAAAAGCAGTAGAAGGTGTAGAGACTAACGGTTGAGGAAACAATAAGACCGTATTAGCGCCCGAGTTTATTATTATATAATAAATAAGATATAGTCCACTATGGGGGCTTTAATGATTTCCATGCGATGCGACCATCCCGATATTGAAAAGTTTATCACAATCAAAAGTGACTTAAATAAAGTTAATTATGCTAACATTTCTGTACGCGTAACTGATGACTTTATGACCGCTGTACAACATGATAATGATTGGGAATTAAGTTTTACTCGACCTGAAACAGGTGAAGTAATTAGTAAAACCGTAAAAGCAAAAGATTTATTTAATTTACTTTGTGAACAAAATTGGAATTATGCAGAACCAGGTATTCTGTTTTGGGATAGAATTGAACAAGACAATATGCTAAATACTCATCCGGATTTTAAATATGCTGGAACTAATCCCTGCGCTGAAGAGCCACTGCCCGCTGGCGGCAGTTGTTTACTTGGTTCATTAAATTTGGCTGCGTTTGTTGTAAATGGAGAATTTCAATGGAAAGAATTTGAACGGGCAGTTGATGTTGCAGTGCGTGCACTTAACGATGTTTTAGATGAGGGACTGTATCGTCATCCTCTGCAAGAGCAAAGAGATAGTGTGCGCGATTGGCGTCAAATTGGCTTAGGTATCATGGGTCTTGCTGATGCATTGATCAAAATGCAAATTACTTATGGTTCCAAAGCAGCCCTTACAATTAGTGATGAAATTGGTACTTTATTGGCGCGTACCGCTATTGCAACAAGCAGCAAATTGGCAGCTGAACATGGCACGCCATATCCTAAATATATCCCAGAAGTAATAAATTCATCTTTTATTCAGCGACACTACAATCCAAATGGATTAGCAATTAACGAATTTAAAAGCGCTGGTCTATATAATAGTCAATTATTAACCATTGCGCCCACAGGAACATTATCCACTATGCTGGGCATTTCCGGTGGTATTGAACCTATCTTTGCTAATTATTATACTCGTACCACTAAGTCTTTACATGGTAAGGACGTAACCTACAAAGTATATACTCCAATAGTTAAAGAATACATGGATGCCCATGGCATTAAAGATGATGCGGACTTACCTGAATGGTTTATTACTTCTGCTGAACTTGAACCCATTAATCGTATCAAGATGCAAAGCACCTGGCAGGCGCACATAGATGCAAGTATTTCATCAACGGTTAATCTTCCCAACGAAGCAACGGTTGATGACGTACGCGACATTTATATGAATGCATGGTCGCATGGATTAAAGGGTATTACAGTCTTTCGTGCTGGATGTGCGCGCACGGCTATTCTTAACGCTACTTCAGGAGAGAAGAAATCTGAAACTGCGGTCGAAGAATCTAAGATTAAAAAGATAGTTTCGAAGAAAGGCACTTCTGATTGCTTAGGTATGGAACATCATTTAACTACTGGATGCGGCTCTCTTCATATAACTGCTTTCTTTGATAAAGATGGCAATTTGCGTAATACTTATTTAAGCAAAGGAAGTACCGGTGGATGCAATAATTTTATGATTGGGCTTTCGCGTATGATTAGTCTGGCTGCGCGCAATGGTACTCCTATTGAAGAAATTGTTGATCAGCTTAAGAGCAGTGGGACTTGTCCTAGCTATGCTGTTCGTCGAGCTACAAAGAATGATGTTTCTCCTGGCTCATGCTGCCCCGTTGCTATAGGCAATGCATTAATGGAAATGTGGGAAAAATTTAATAATGAATATAAAACAACAGCTCAGGAAATTTTAGCAGAAAAATGTCCTCAATGCGGTGCAGACTTAAAACACGAAATGGGTTGTGTAACTTGTACCGAATGTGGATATAGTAAGTGTGGATAATATGACTTAGGCTGAATGCAAAGTCGAAACTTATAAGCATATCGAGAAAGTTCGTGAATATATCCAACAGTTCATAATGAAGATATATTCACGTGCGCTCGAGCATGATAGAGCTAAACTCGAAGACCCTGAGCTTGAGGTATTCACAGAATATACTCCAAAACTTTCTGAATTAACTTATGATAGTCCTGAGTATCGTGAGTGCTTAGAAAAAATGAATGGCGCTCTTTAGCATCATTATGCGCAATATCGTCATCATCCAGAACATTTTGACCATGGTATTGATGATATGAATTTAATTGATATTGTTGAAATGTTTTGCGACTGGAAGGCTGCTTCCGAGCGTCAATTAGATGGTAACCTATTAAAAAGTATTGAAAAAAATGCTGATAGATTTAATATGGATCCACAATTAAAACGTATATTAATTAACACTGCTAAAGTATATGACGAGTAGAAATGAAAAATATTTTATGGTATAATATATATAGAATGATAAGGGAGTAAATATATGTTAAATATTAAAACAAAAAAAATATTAGACGCTCTTCCATATCGTGAAAACATGGAAAATGAATATGCGCTTGTGGAAGAAGATAAGAAAATGTATCAATGTAAAAATGGCAATTGGGAACCAGTAAAGTTAGATGGCGGCGAGTTCACAATTACATTAGCAGATTTAAATTCTAGTATTTTCGCACAATTAAAACCAATGACAGATGAACAGTTACGCAAGGCACAGACAGATATTTATCGTATGTTTGGCGCAACTATGGATCCGGGTATGCCTGAACAAAATTATTGGGCTCTTATATGCTGGGAACGTCGTTACATTACTATTTTCCATCATGATGATTATAGTAATGAAGAATTAAGTGATATCTTTATGGAAGTTATTGAAAATCTAGGCGAAATTAAAGATATTACTGTAAATGAAGATACTTGGACGGCTGAAATCTGGATTACAAATGATGAAGGTACTTATTGTTATGTTTTCTTTGATTACAAACAAGGTATTATAAATGGGGTGGCATAATGAAAATAACAACTGAAGTACAAATTGGTTCTAATATGTAGGCTATTTATTTAGTTGATAATAATAAGCATCCAACATTAATCGCATATAGTAAGATATATGATCTCGGCACAATGCTTTGTGCTTTCTATTATACTTATCATTGTGATACAATCGTAGTTGCTGCTCCTCGAGAGTTAGCAAGCAAAATTGCTGGTGACGCACTCGCCATCAGTAAAGAATATTATGCAGAGCATCCTCCTCTGCACATTGAAATTATTTAAGGAGTTAATATGAATTATTTATTAAAAACGCAAGAAATATATCGAGTTCCTAACGAAGACGCTGCCAAACAATTAATAGAGGCCGCAAAAGCAGATGGAAAAGGTGACCTTATTAAGTACAATTGTGAATATCGTGAGCGCAAAGCTAAGGGAGAAATAATTGATACTTGGTATCGTGTTACACTTAATCGTTTATTCAATGATGAAAAAGAACCTGATGGTATTACAACTATTTCTTATTCTTATGGTAATGAACCCAACTTTTAATAATTTAGGAGAGTAGATTATGGCAAAATTTGAAGTTGTAAGTCGTTTTGATAATGCTAATTTGATTTTACCCGCGCGGGCGACTAAATGCTCGGCCGGTTATGATTTTCAAGCAGCAGAAGAGAAAATTATTCCTCCATATGAACGCTTGGTATATGACATGAAACATGAATGGGATCGCAACCCTATCGCCGCTCCTGAATTAACCATGGCACAAATGGCTACCTTAACAAAATCCGCAGATGCTCGTCCTGTATTAGTGTCTACTGGAATGAAAGTGAAGTTAGCTGATGATGAATATCTTGAAATCATGGCTCGTAGCTCTCTCCCTCATAAACATTGGCTTGTAATGGCTAATGCGGTCGGTATTATTGATGCTGACTATTATAACAATCCTGATAATGAGGGAGAAATTTTTTTCCAATTAATTAATTTCTCGCCAATTCCTATTATTATCCAAAAGGGTGATTATATTGGGCAAGGAATAATTAAAAAATATATAAAAACCGAAGATGACGTTGCCGAGAAGGAACGTATCGGGGGCTTTGGGTCTAGTCATTGAGAATCCTTGCACTCGATTAGGCAAGTCATGTAACAGGATATAGTATTTTTGATGGAGATAAATTAATTACAAGTGGTACTATTAAATTGACTAATGAGCATTTGGGTACGCGTCTTTAGATTTTACGATAGTCAGTACAATAGTTATGCCAATAGTATCAAATAGAATTTATGATATTAGAAGATATATAGTTGTAGCAAGATCCACAAACTTATAAAATTTTAGGCAAAGTTCTTGGAGTATTAGAAGAATTAGCTGTTGAACTATTCGGTAAAAATTATATAATTTATACTTGCGCACATTGGCGTTCAGTACTTGGCATTAAAGGAAAAGAGCGTGGAATATAGAAAAAAAACGCATAGCAATATGTCTTAAATCACTATAATAAAAAAGTATCTGAAGATGAAAGTGACGCTATCTGTATAGGTGCTGCATATGTAAAGAATAATGTTGGCTTTGATTGGTCTTAACCTTCAAGGCCAACATTCTTTTATTTTATTAAAATAATTTTCATAATAATTGACAGATAAAAAATATCATTATATAGAAAGGAGGATTATCTAAGTGAATGCTATCTGGGAATTTATCATCAAATATTGGCTTGAGTTCGTATTTGGTTTAATTGCAAGTGGTATTGTCACTGGTGTAACACTTATGTATAAACAACGTAAAAAAAGGACTGAAGACCGTCAAGAGCAAATGAATAGAGAAATTGCTGAAAATATAAAGACAATTTTAGATGATTATTAGCGTTCTATACTAAAAATAATCCAAGAGGATGAAGATAAAGCTGCCGCTGAAAATAGAGCAATTCATGCTTAGATTGTAAATAATCAAAATAATTTAACAGCTTTAACAGAAGGTATATTATCTATTCAAGGACGTCAATTTAAAGAAGAATGTCGTGCTTTATTAGAGAATGATCATGAAATTACACTAAAAGAATTTGAACACATTACAAACGAGCATCGAATTTATAATGCATTACACGGAAATCATGACGGCGATGATCTTTATAATTTAGTAGAAACTAAATATCGAGCAAATTTAAAATAAGTTGAGGTGATATATATGTCAACAGAAACAATTGAACTTTTGGGTAAGATTTTTGAAATGTGTATTATTCCTTTGCTAGGTGTTTTAGTCCCATTTGTAATTCAATGGATTAGAACTAAATCAGCAACACTTGCAGCAAATGCTGATAATGAATTATCAAAGAAATATATTGCAATGCTTACCGATACGGTAACCAATGCAGTTATTGCTGTAAACTAGACATATGTTGATGCGCTCAAGGGCAAAAATGCCTTTACAGTAGAAGCATAGAAAGAAGCTTTTACTATGGCGTATACAGCAGTACTTAATAATTTGACTGACGAAGCTAAAACATATTTAAACGAAGTATATGGCGACTTAGAAAGCTATATTAAAGTTTTAATTGAAGCGAAAGTGCGTGAGAATAAATAAGTAAAAAAAATAAGGGACGTAGATAAAAATCTACGTCCCTTATTTTTTTTATTTGGTAACTACCGTAGGAGTATGTGTAGGCATTCCAATTATTAATATTGTTGAATTATTTTCAACTGTAAAAGTAGGTTCAATAGTCATGCGTACACGCGATAAATTTGATTGATCATAATAAATATTGCCTTCAGTAGTATAAATAATTTGGCCAGCCACTATATTAATATCATTTAAATTAGCTTCTGAAGTTGTAATAAATTTAATAGGTATCGTTGTTGGAGTAATAGAAGTTGGCACTATTATCAACTCCCTTCTTTAAAATTAGCTAAGTGTATGCCAATACATATTTGTATCGATATCAACAGTGGCGTTTGTGTATGCGGTAACATGACCATAAGTATCAAATGTTAAACCATTAATAAATGTATTAACAGTTGAAGAGCTCGCAGTAGGTGTTACAGCAACATGAGCAGGTGCATATGTAACTGTACTCGGATGACCGTAGTCATCAAAAGTCATTGCAGATACAAAATTATTAGTAATTGGAGCTTTTGCACTGGTTGGTGTAATTGTTACATGTTTAATTGTCTCAGTTAAAGTTTTGCCATTTACTGAAGCAGTTGTAGTAATACCATTAGCACCGATAATTTTATGTGCTACTGTTAAAGTGCCAGTATTATCAGTGAATTTAACCTGATGGTTTGTAGCATCATTAGAAGGTGTATAATAAACATCAGTGTCATCACCAGAAGGAATAATATTATAAATCCAATTATTACTTGTATCTTGTGACATGATAACCATATCACCAATATCAACATCCGCAGAAGCGCCTGTTACTGTGCCAGAAGTAGTAAATTTATAAGCCCAGCCGCTTTCAAATGTGCTAGGGTTTAAATTATTAAAATCAGCTACGCTAATTGCACCCTTAAACTTCATAGCGTCTAAATCGCCAAGAGCATTAGTTAATGCCTAATCCACATAATCTTGAATATTTTCAATAACTCCTGCCGCGCCACCTGTTAAAGTAATAACATTATTATTATGGGAAATCGCAATACCATCAGCGCCAACAAGCTCAAAATTACCAGTAGCCGCATTAGAAGCAGTGTCAGAAATAGTTGTAACAATTTTAACACCATTCGTTGAAGACGCAGGTGTTAAATTAACTGCGGTGGTGGTAGCTGCAAGCTAAGTATTAGTTGCAGAAAGTTCGATATTGCCAAGCTCATTCTGGTCAATATGAATATTTGAACCGCCATTAATAATTATCTTACCATTGACTGTATTATTTTCGCTATCAGAGGCAGACATATTAATGGATAAATCGCCATTAGTTATAGTCGCAGATAAAGCATGGTCATTAGCAACTAAATGCGTATTAGTTGGAGTCGGAACAGAAATAGTAATTGTGCTTGAATCAGAGCTAATTGTTACATTGCCGTCTCCTTTAATATCAAACATTGTCCCCTTAGCATATTTTCCTTGAGGAGTTAGAGAAATATGCGCGGTATTATTCTCGGTAGTAATACTACTATTTAATGTAGTTGCATCTAATTTTATCCAACTAGTATCATCTGCAATATAAACTCCATCATATGCACCATTATCATCAGATTGTGTAACAACTAAGATTGAACCACTTGGATTATATGAGCCCGGAGTGCTAGGCAATGCATTAGCGCGTCTCACGCCATCAATCCATTTTAATGTTCCACTATCACTGGGATCTGCCCAATACAAACGATTAGTATCAGTAGTAAAATAAATTTGACCACTGGCAATACCTTTAGTATTTAATGTAGTTTGCGTACCATGTACAAACGTTACAGCAGTATTTAATTTTGTCGCCATAAATAAAAATTCCTTTCTTATTTATTTTAATTTTCTTCAATGGTAGACCATTGTAATTTTTCTTGAATCATAGTATTAATTTGTTCAGAATATGTGGCTATAGGATTATCCCATGTTCCATTTCCTCGAAGATAAGTGTCCTATTGATTGGCCTGCGGCGCAGGTACTAAACCTACTTTACCATCAGTATCTTTAGTTGCGCCTTGCATTGTACCAATAGATATCTCAAAAATATCTCGAATATCTTTATTAACCCAATGGTTACCTTCATAGACTAAAATATGATTAACCGATAAATTATTATCTAAGAAGACATCAACTAATTCAGAAAGAGAGGTGGCTCCAGTGATAGAGCCACCTATTAATTTATTTCCCAAATATAATTTACCCGAAGAAGCATTGTTTTCAGTAATAAAATACAATGTATCAGGATTTTTTTGTTGAAGATTATTATATGCGGTTGGAGTGCCACGTACAAATTTAACAAAATTGCCTAAAATTGAATTCAGATTCATTATTTACTACCTCCTGCATTAGAATCTAACGAAGGTATATCATCGTTAGGTAAATATGACTAATTATCGTTCTCTTTAAGAAGAGGCGATGCAAATGTTGCTATAAATTGATTCTAATTATCGCTATAGAATTTACCAGCCAATTCTTTCACCAATCCAGTATAACACATTAATAATTTTGAAAACGCATCAGCTAAATCTATTGGATAATTATTTTTATTTAAATATTTGGTCTATGCATCAATTTTCTCAAAACGATTTTTTGCCATCATTTGCCCAGCTGTAGCGTCATATTCAATAGGATTAATTTCATCTTCTAAATTAGCAACACGTGAAATTAAATTGTTTACACTTTTTAAATCACTAATATTAGTTAATTGTAATGTGGCTTGTTCTAAAGCCGATATGCGATTTTCCATTCCTGCATTGTTAGAAGATTGTTCAGATTCACTGGGTATAGGATTAATTGGTTTGACTGGCAGATGAGCTTGTTCGTCTACCACGACAAATAGCACATATTGATCCATAGATGGCTTAGCGCCATGAGTAAACTTTTTAAACGCAATAACATTATTACCTATAGCTATTCCTTCTGCTAATTGGCAAGTTACATAATTAAAACTTATTGTTTGATTTGTTGTAGTATCCAAACCTACATATATAGTATTAAGACTATTGGAATCAATGGTCTATATCTATGAAGTATAAAATCCATAATGATCAACATCTGTTAATAAATTTGCTTCATCAATATAAATATCATTAATTTGATAAGGAGCACCAATTCGATCGTATAAAATTGTTCCTTGTATAGATTTATATAAAGAAAACTTACATCCTTGTGGGGCATTAAGTCCAGTTCTCATTGCTGCACAAATTCTAAATTCAACATTATGCACATCTGGCGATGGGCTTGGAGAATAGCTTTCGTCTTTAGTTAATGAAATTTGAATTAACTAATATGGATTAATTTGAGAAATATCTTTAACCGCAGGTAAATTAATAACATAACCATAAGTTGATATATCCCATAGTAATGTAACATTATTACCTGTTAACATATATTTCTAAATTTCATTATTTATTGTTATATAAGGCTGTGATAAAACAAAAGCAATTCGTTGTTTAGTATCAGTTAAATAAATATATCCAGTATTAGAAGTATTGTTATTATTACCAATCTCTAATTCAGCTTGATTTGTCGAAATAGATTTGCGCCAAACATAAGGCTGCCATTTATTTGCAGTTTCATCATATTGATATAAAGAAAATTGTAGGCCAGCGAAAGATAGAGGCTTACCAGTTACTAAACCACTTCCGTTATTTAATAAACAAGCCTGTAAAACTACTTCAATATATGAACTATAAATCTACTAATCACCAGACCCAGGAGAATCAGTTGTAGGAATTTCAATTATTGGCGACGCGCCAGTTAAATACTAATCAATTACACTATTACGAGGATTAGGTGATAAATAACGATTTAAATAGTCAATTGCCTTACTAAATGTAGTTTCCCGTCCATAAGGAGTAGTATAATGTGGGAAAGCAATACCTTTGGTTAAAATATCATTAATATGACCTTGTTCATTAAATTGCATTACTGGCGTTTGTAAAATTGCATCTTCTTGCCAAGTTATAATGGTATTCGAATCAGGGTCATTATCATCTAGATTGGTTGCCGTTGTACATGGAATATCAATCGCTTCAATAATAGCTGGTGTAACCTATATATTAATCGCTGACTTGTTTATCATCCCTGTTGAACGCACTGATAATTTTAAAATATTAATTGGATTATTTATATCTGGATTATTAAGTAACTAATAATGATATTGCGTATCAGTAGAAGCTATGTAAGATTGATTCATACTAGTTTCTGTAACTGTAATATTTGTTGGAAATGTAAAAGTTAAATACGCATTGCGCAATCCAGCATTAGTAACTAATGATTTATTTAAAAAATAAATATTGATTATTGTATCTGTAGAATCATTTAAATATACGCAAGACTGACGATTGCCATCATTATCTCCTGCATAAATAACTGCTGCCATTTTAATTTTATCAATAGGCGATGAAATTGGGTTTTCTGGAGCAGTTCTGCTTGCGTCTCCGTCACGCTTTGGTCTAGCTATTGCTGTAGTTTTACCAGTAGTATCACTTAAATAAGTATGCGCTGTAGCCTTCCTGGTTAAAGGTAAGTGATGTCGTAAAGCAAAACCAAATTGCGCCTATGCATTAGCATGTCCATATGCATCTGTATGAGGGCCCTCTAAATTATAATTATTTTCTAATGTCAATTCTGGCAGTTTGACCTCCGTATTTGTAGAATTAGTATAAGTTGAAAATTGTGGCGTAGTTTCAACAATTGTTGCCAGACTATGAGATATCTAAGCGTCACCATCGTTTAAAGTAACACTTATTGGAGACGTTGCATCAATGTTTGGCATATGTATTGTCTAAGTAGATTGAGATAGATAATGGCCCCATTGATCAAATTGATCTTGTGATATATCATAAGGTTTCCCAAATTTTATTTTAGATTTAGGTCTAGTATCATTTTGACTTTCTTGAATAACCGCTGCATTTACAATTGGTGAAGAATTAGGCGGATTGTTAATAGTTTTATGCGCAAAAGTATACTCTATCTAATTATTAGCAGTATGACTGCGCATTTCTAATTTTTCAATTGCATTAACTTTTGGAACATTAATGCCTGAACTTTCTGTACCAATCACATGACCTGTATCTGCAACAATTGGCTTAGCAATAAGGATTTGCGATCCCCATTCCAATGCAGTTGCGTTTGTAGCAACCGGATTATTAGCCACAGAGGATGATACACAAATGTTATTAGAATTAACAAGTGGCGTAGCAGTACCATCAGCCCATTCCATATTTGGTTTGCCATGACTGATTTCGACATATGGGTAATCTTTAATTGTTTTTATCCAAAATAATTTTTCTTCATTATTAACAAGTGCGCCCGTGCCACTACGGGGTTGGTTATCTGCATCCCATCTGCTTCTAAAGATTAGTAATTCTTTATATGTAGAATTCTATGTAAATTGATTATTGTATAAACTATCCGTTGTAATAATATTACTCATTTAATAATCTCCTTTCTCTCTTATTTACTGGAATCATTAATTGGATCTGAATTATTTGTATCAGGCGTAGTAGCTTCGATGAATTTATATTCTTCTTCGCTATAAACAACATCAACAATAATTGGCCAAGGATTTTTTGTTAACCATTTACTATTTGTTTCTGTAAAATAAATAGTAATAGATCGAATGGTTAAATCTTGAATATCATGACGTGTTAAATTATAAACACCATAAGCACCAATAGTCAAATAATTAGTTTTATTAGTTGGCGCGCCATTAATACTAAACATTAATCCTTCTGGACCTTGAATACCAATCGATGCAACTTGCCGTTTTTGTAAAGGGATAACCCAAGTATTACTTGGGTTACCCTATTCATCTATTAAATTTAAATTCCCTAATTTATCCATAGGAGGCAACCATTGTTCAATTAATTTTGCCATGCTAATTACTCCTCTCTCTCAAATATTGAATTAGGCTAAATTTTTGCTGCACTTAAAGACATCGTGCCATTATAATTTAATGAATAACTAATGCTCTAAATGGCGAAATCATCATCAATCCCTAATCTTTTATCTCCAATATAAATACGACTATTTACATCTAAATAATAAATAGGTATACAAGTTAAATTTATTGTCTAATTGCAATAGGTATGTTGATAAAGTAAATCATCAATTTTATTTTTAATACTTAATCCTCGTGAAGAAATAGAAAAATATTGTTCATAACCAGCTGGTAATAAAATATAGCCATAACCAGATTTTAACTCTATTTTTTCATCTTGGAATTGATCAAAAGTATAAATTAAAATTTTTGGAATTTCTCTATAAAAAATGGATTTTAAATTAGTATCATTAACCACTATTGGCCTGTCTCCTATTTCGGATGTAGCATATGCCGAAATACTACCATCCGTATCTAAAAAATCAAACCAGAAATTTAATGTATAAGGAGCTTCATAAACTGCTTTATTCCAATATGCTCGTACACCATCATTCACCCCATAATATAATAAGTCACGAGTATAATAATTTATTTTCTCATAGTGACGTGTTAAATAAGTGGGATTACCATGAATATCATATGGAATAATCGCTAATTGTTCAATAGGCTGTTCATTTAAATGATAAAATGTTGATAAAATTGGATGTATTTTTATATGCTGTAAATTATAATAATTTAAATTATCATAAATATAATGTGAATTAAATAAAGTAATAAATTTATTAAACTACATTTTTTTACTTTCATTACTATTGGCATTATAGTATAAATCAGTTTTTGCAGCTAATTGATTTATAAATAATTGATATGATAACATATGCGCATCTTTCAAAACAGAGAAATTATCATATATAAAATCATAGTACATATTTAAAAGCCACTACAATTGATAAAGTGAATTAAAATTTAATAATTGAAATAATTCTGATATTAGTTCTGTGTTGTTAATTTGTACAGTTAAACCAATTAAATCATCATAAATTAAGGGCTAATCCTTAGTGCTAGTAGAATTTACAAAATAATCATAAATTGCACTAGGACAAGCTATTATGTTTGATACAATAAAATGTGCTAATGGGTTTAGTTTTGATAATTCTGAGTTATCAGCTAACACCAAAGAATTATAAATATAAGTCCATAGAAAAATTTCAACTTCATTAATCTATCCATCATCATCTAAATCATATTGCGCAATTAACTCATCACTTAAATTATCTACTATTTCACCATAATTATTTGTTACATTTTGTATAAAGTTTTTTAAATCTATTAATGAAATACTACTGGGTAAAGAAATGTTAACCATATCAAGATCATATACTGAACGCATAATCAATGAAGCATCTGTAATAGTAATCTATCCGTCATGATTCCAATCATATTTTAATAATAATTCAGGAGAAGATGCTTCCACCTCTAAAGCAATGCGCAAAGCTATTATAGCATCAGCTATAGTCATTATTTCATTTTGCCACCAACGACGCTCTATTGAGTCTTGCTATAAAACATTATTGGTAATTGATGTTAATAATTCAATAAAATCATTGTCATTGAGCCATTTCTGCCAATTACTCCAAGAGGAATATAGTAATTGATTGCGTTCAAGAATTAATGATATTAATGACAACCACATATCTTTCTACTGTAGAATATTTTTTATATTTGTATCTACATCATTTAAAATATATAACATATATTTTGAACCTTTATAGCTTTCAGAAATTGCATTATATACCGCTTCTTTGTCCACAAATGTTCTTTCATAATATTCCTTAATAGTCATTCCTTCAATAGGATAATTTTCTGTGGCTAAAATAGGACAATAGTCATATTGGTCCAAATAAGGTATAAAAGATTGCGAAATATCAGAATATTTATACCACAACTAACTTGAAATGTCATATGCTGTAGTATAAATAAATTTTACAAATGTATCTGCACTTGGACTTCTTTCTAAAAAATTACGAATAGTATCATACGTATACCAACCATGCATTAATTTAGTAGCAAATTGTCCAATTTGCGGAATTTCACTGATTCCTAATTCAGTAGGAATATTAAATCCTTTACCATTTTCATCAACATAATACCAATGAGTGCTATCTAAAATAACCCATTTATCAGTTGTGCCATATAACTTACATGGATGCTCTGTAGTTTTTAATTCTAATTCAGTTGTTCCCTATTCAGAATAGATTTTTAATCCAGCACTATTAGGACGGTATACACCATTAATATAATACTAAGATAAATTAGAATTATTTATTTCACTATAATCTACTACTTTATTATAAACGCTCATTTCATTTAAAACATCTTCATCGGTATTATCATAAGGCCAATACAATTGACGCCAAAAACCTTCTAAATCAATATAATATTGCTCATAGCCAGTATGACCATTTGGATAATAAGGTTCATTGCGTTTTGCCAGCGTAATTTGATAGTCTTCAAATTCTAAATTGTTATGGTTATGATTGTATTGACGATATTCCTTAGCCATTTGATAAATTAATTCACGCCAATCTAATGATGCATGTAGCTAGATGCGCGACAATAAACGCTATTTAAGCCATGGCATATTAAGTTGATAGTGTTTAAATTCAGCTTCTGATAAAGTAGTCCAAACATTTGGTTCAGCATCAGGAGCAACACTGACATATATAATTGGCTTAGTGTCAATAGCATATCTACTATGGATAGGTAATTTACCACCGGCCGCAGAAACGCGCTCCCCCCAAACCGTATAATCATTTTTAATTGAAGCTAACTATGGAGAATTTTGTACATTAGTAATTAATTTAGTATCTTTAAATTCATATATGTATGGTGTTGCATATTGATAATCTAGCCAATAACGATCTCTTCCTTCATCCGAACTAATTGTTACCATTTCTGGTAACCAAACAGTATTGATAAATGATTTTTTATGACGTAATACAAAACGTCCATCAACATCATAAAAATATTCAAATTCACCTAACATTTTTATAATTTTATCTAACACAGAAGTAATTGTATCACCAGCTTTAGCAATTAAATCTCCCGCATAGACCAATGGACAAACCCGGTAGCCAACTGCTTCACCATAAGTAATTTTAGCTGCGCAATATAATTGCATTTGATTTAACTATTCAGCTGTATATGTCTATGTTTCATCCATTTCTTCAAATGTAAATCGTGTAGCAATGTAATTATTATCTAATAGTGGTCGAGTTAGGCTATCATAAATAATTACTTTATCATTATTCAATTTCTATACTGAAAACTTATATTGGTCTTTTCCGATTTCCTTACAGCAATAAACTGTCACATCAGCGCTACTAAACAAAGGTAGCACATAACGCTCACTTGTAAAAGAGCGAATTAAAAACATTGGATCGTCGTTCTTATAATCTAACTATTCTAAACCAACATCATCTAAATCCTATATAATGATATTAGATAATGGCTCTTGAGCATAACTATAAATTAAATCTGTAACAATTTTTTGAATAGTTAATTTATAATTCGTTGTAACACCATTTGCATCAGTATAGTCATAAGTACCAAAATCTGTTTCAGCATTAATAATGCCGCCCAATTCTCCATTCAATAAACACATTTTATCTTTTCCTTGGATACTAATTGAGGCAGAATTAGTAGTAAAAGTTGAGCTGAAACTAGTAATAAAAAAAGTTCCCATATTAAAATAAATTCGAGATGGGTATGAATCATCAACTTTATTTTCTAAACCAATTTCAACTTTAAATTTCTATTTAAATGTCCAATAATAATCATTAATCTCAGTTGCTTCAGCAATAAAACTTAATGAGCAAGAGCGCCGAATTGCGCTCTTGCCATCAAGATTAATTGATCCAGAAGTAATACGTCCTTCTAACTGCTCTAGTGGACGTTCATCAAAGGTTAATGCTTGTATTCGGACGTAATATGTATGTTCGTGATGTGCATCTAGTTTTTGTAAAAAATTTGCATCATATAACATAATAAAAGTCCTCCTTTTTATCCTTGATTATTAACTCCAGTAGTAGGATTAATTATTATACCATTACTATATAATGGAGGAATAACCTATAAAATTGTATTTTTATGCAATGTTACTAAATTATTGTCTTGCATAACTTGCGCCAATGATTTGCCACCAATCGTTAGTTTAAGTAGTTCATTTTCTGTTAGATCATTTGTAACTTTATAGTAACCATATTCTAAGGGAATTGAAAGTTCTTCTTTTGCTACCAGATCTTTTAATGATTTCGCAGAATATAAATCATTCGTCATTAACTGATTTTCTATATTAGAAGTACTAGATTCAATAGCTAACAATTCAGGAGACATTTCTAATAATAAAGCACTTTTATTTGGAATAATAATTAAACCATTTTGTTCAACTGAAGTAATAAGTTGTCCATTCTTGTCTGTATAACCCACTAAATGAGAAATGGGCTCTGCCGCACGATAAATGCCCGGCGCTGCGGTAGATATTTCAGCTGCCTTAATATCTTTAATAATATAATTGTATAGTTTATCTGCAAAAATCAAATTATTTTGATCGTACTTTGGCTCTTCATTTTCTAGCGGAAAGCTTTCACTATCTGCATATAAATATTCTAAAGTTCTCCAATAGTTCAGCTAAGGCAAACTGACTCCTGCATTATCAAAATAATTATAACTAGGCATAGGTGGTATCATTAATGGCTGATCAACAGTACTTGCTTCAATTAAAAACCAATTTAAGTAGTCTAAGTAGATCTAGCGAATATGACGCATCTAATAATCCCAATAAGCTCTATCTAAAGATGAGTTACTATTAGCAAAATTTTGCTAATATTTTTTTAATGCAATACTAAACCAGCTTAAAATTCTTGCCCACGTATTGGCCGCTGCGGAAGCTGGAAATTGATAAGTTAAATGTGCTACAATTAAGCTCGCATCCGCCTAAACATTGGCCCCAAGCGCAATCTCGCAAGTTGTTCCAATAGGATAATCAAAGAAAGAATAACCATTTGAATCACGGTTAATTTGCACTTGGGCAGTAGTTAATTTCGTTTTTGCTAATACTTGCTCGTCTTCTGCTGAAACAGTTTTTACAGTAATTGTTAAATTATTATTATAATTAAAAGTGATGGGATCGCTGGCTTCACCGTCTACAACAATTGTAATTTGTGCATTAAAATTATCATCTGGAATTTCGCAAGCAGTCATCCATTGTAAATTATTAAAATAAACATAATCATAATCATATAATGATTTTTGAATTAAGCTATCTGACTTATAATGAATAAAATCCCATTCTGGGATATTACGATGCTAATTATCTAAAGCCAATTTTAAAAGCCAGCCATCAAAATCTTTCACTTGTTCATGACCATCTTTATAATAATGGCATCTATAAATAGTGCGGTCTAATAATTCACTCACTAATAATGGAATCTTGCCGTCATAAGTCCTTGGACTATTATAAGGTACTGCAGTCGCTGTGCGACATAAAAAGACTTGTCCCTAACGATTTACTTGAATAAAATCATTTTTTGTTTCATCCCAATCATAAGGCAACAGATCTTGTGCTGGTATTAAATAACAGTCAAGAATATCACGTGCTCTAAAATGCATCGAATGAATATATGCCACATTAGTCAATAAATTATGTAATTGATAAAATTCAAATAAATCTAACTAATTTTTAACATTAAAATAATATCTTGGATATTCTAAAACTGGTGTTTCTGTTGCCGTTAAATTGCGAGGTAATCCAGTTACTTGAATAAAATCTCCTGATAAAGTAACGCTGTCAATTAAATTAAATGTATTATCTACTAAATATGGTTTATAAGAATAATACATAGTTCCTTTAAATGATTGCGCTTCATATGTATAATAACCAAGCGCACCAAACTTACTTACCTTACCAAACTTACTTACCTTAGAGTTAATTTTTTCATTTATTTTCCATACGCGTTTTGGCGGTACCCATAATGGATAAACTAAACTAATTTTATCTGTAGTTAATACATTATAACAACCAGATAATCCAATTAAAATTGGCACTTTATAAGTTTCACCAGTAGTAGAAGAAATCATGGTTAAACCAATATAAGATCCTGGTATAAATCCCTCAAAACGCACATTAGTTAGATTCTGTGGTACTTGATTGGCCCAACCATTAATCCATCCACCGTCATCACGCATAGCTGCAAGTAATTCAGATTGAGTTGGGATATGAATTGCGGTAATAGGATAATTCGTTTCACCAACTTGTTCATCTGAATAAGCCTAAAAATCCGTTTGATTAATTAAACCCTTACAATCATGCTCATCAAATACAAATTGGTCTGATATTAACTCAATCTCTTCTGGAGGTGTAATAGATTTAATTCGCAATAAATGATATTTTTGTAAATTCGCAAAATTTACTTCATCGATTTCATATGCGGTACAACTAAAGCTATGTAACATACGCCCTAAAGCTGCCTACGGAGATAATGATACGCCGGTTAAGCGAACGATATAGTTTCCTTCGGTTGGCGTACGTAATAATTTTGGTTGGCCATTTGTTAACCAATTTAATACTTTTAACTTAAAATCACGCTCATACTAAATATTCTAACCAGTTAAATCAGTTAAGACTAAATTAATAGAATCTTTATTTGTGTCAAATTCTTCAGGAGGTTTAACACCAGTTTTACTACGAGTATCTGTACGAGGTTCTTTTTCTGTAAATTGGAAAATACTTTCTTCATATGGTAAAAATACATTATCACTATCCATTAAGTAAGAAATTAAGCCTGTAATTGCAAATTCTTTATAATTTACAATTCCATTCCTAAACATATAAGGGTATTTACTACCAATTGTTTCCAACTTAGATTCTAAAATTGTTGGTTTAAAGGTAGAAATATTTGGATTAAAGCATACTCGCAATAAATGGTCTTCATCTGACAGATAAATATCTTCATAATCAATATGAATTATTTTAGACAATAATTTATTGGAAACTAATTTTTGATTATATTGTTGTAGCGCATAGCGATATCCAGTATTCTATTCAATTGTAAAATCATTAAGTAAAGCTCGGTCTAAATATTCACCATGTAATTCAAAAGAAAATATTTCATCCCAAGTTTTATATTTAGAATGAGAATCTGAACGTAGAATACGGAATTTGCCATTGTACAAAGTTGTATCTTTTGTTATTACTTTTTCCCCCGTATTGGTATTAATTACTTCATGTTCAGTTGTTAAACTTAACTTGACACCACCACTATTAACTAATGGTTCCGCCAAAAGTCGTGTATAACGTGTATGAAATTTTAAAGGAATCGCATACCCGGCTTTAAATAAATAACTTGGAGATTCTACCTGAATCCCTGTAGTGGTAGTTGCGTAAAATGTAACATAGTATTTGTGCATATACTCTAGATCTTGATTATAAATCAATTCAACACGACTAGAACGTAATTGAATATTATCAGAATTAGTATAAATTTTATCATCAAAATCAGTATATAAAATTTCACCAGTATCATATACAATCTAATGCTCATGTTCAGTATTTAATTTAACAGTCTCAACAACAAAACGATACGAATAAAGTCTATCAGTGCCATACAAATTATTTACGACACCAATAAATTTATTATTCATAATATTAATCTAATTAATTGATAAATTCTCAATAATCGCTTTAGGCAAATTTACACATTTAATAATTGCCACATCAGAAAAATAACCAATAGACAAATTATCAAGATTAGTTGCATCGCCTTGATAATAAGCCAACTAAATTTTATAAAATTGATCGTATTGTAAATTAAAATTGCCCTCTGTATTATAAATAGTTTGTCCATTTAATTCATCAATAATATTAGTATAATTCTATTTATTATTAATTAATATCGCATTGCCGCGAATGCCAATTGGTATATTTTTATAATTATCATAATCTTCTTGTGAAGTATCACCAATTAAAGCAGTACCTCCAGTAGGAGATGAATCCTCAACTGCCAATACACCTGGACTTGCATCTAAAAATGCCGAATCTTGCGGTATATATTCTGATTTAATCAATTCAATAATGGCAGGATCATAACCACTTGTTGGTATATAGTCTAATGATTGCTCATTACCAAGTGCATTTGTATCATTTACATCATTATAGATACGATTTACTTCTAACTGATAATTAGGGTGCCCTAAAATATATTCTGAAGTATCATGAGCAGTATCAGGCACACTTCCGCTAGCTTCGAGCGGAGATGAAGCTAACAAAACTGCGCTGTCATCGAATCTCTTTTTTATCTTATCATTGTTTTCTGCGGTACTTGGCTTATGCCATGTAAAAGTAACAGTGCCAAGGTTATTGGTTAAATTGGGCTTAGTCTAAGAATATAAACGTCCTTTTTCTGTACCACCCAAGGTTTTAATTAAACAAATAAAGCCATCTACTTCATTAGCGCCAACGGCAGGGTTCTGGCGATAAGGAATAGTTAATCCTTTACCACCTGTTAAACTAAATGCGGGTAAACGACTTTCAATGATTGGAGGGTATAATTTACTCATACTATCCCTCCTTTATATTTGTTTTTATATACATATATGACCTCCTTTATCTCACAAAGCTAAAGCGTCTCGAATATCCTGTATTTTCAAATATCCAGAAATCTGACCGGTATTTGTATATATAGGAATGAGTTCAATATTAGGTTCAATCACTAATTCATTAGAATTTGCTTCTATGACATCTAAATTAAGAATATTGCTTTTATATGGGGTATGGTTGAAAAATAAAATACCCCGTATAGAACTAGAATCAATACGAGTTCTATTCTCAGTGGTCGATATTCTCTACAGCCAAGGCAATAAATTAATCTATTTCTAATCTGTAGAATCTAATAAGTCTTGAATATATTCATGCTTTATAGGCGGAATTAATTCCCATGGACCAGTCAAATAAAATTGTTTAGTTTCTTCAGGCTATAATTTATATTGATATAGCAAAACGCTATAACGCTAACTAAAATAATCTAAAAAATTGCTATATTCACGCTCAAAATCATTCGGACCAATATTAATTCCAGTTGGTAATTTCCACAATGAAACAATAGTCTCAACTGCAGAATTTATATATTTTGGGAATAAAGCTTGTACTTTTTCATTTAATTCATTCATCATAAGAATTAAATGGTCATATTGAATTTGCAATAAATCTATTTCATTTTTAAATAGTAATAAATTATCAGCACTTACATAATAAGGAATTAATTCTTGTACATTTTGATTTGAATACCAAATATTTAAAAGATTAAGAAAATAATTGTAAATTGCTGTAAAGTATTTTAACTATAAATTTAGTATATCATTTAAGGGCATCGCAGTCTCTTGCCAAATATCAAAAATGGTTGGATCGTTTGATATAGGAATAGAGCTTGTATCTAAAATTCCCAACCAATTTAATAAGTAAATTTTAAACTAGGTGCGCCAAGTATGATTATTAAGTAAAACAGACATATTTAAATCAGTGAATAATTCAGCGAATCTTTCGTTTAATTGATTAAAAGCTTTTCGAACATCATATTTATGAAAATTAATTAATTTTTCTTCTAAAATATCACTCCAATCTTGTAAATTATCAGGCCACTAGAAATCAGTTAATACAGTAGTTAAAACAATATTAGGTTTATAGCTTAACTCTAATGTTTTAGCCACATAACTATGAGCAAACGTATAGCCATTAACTTTTGGTTCATTACTAATATTATATTGATTTATTACATTAAATGCTAAAGCGTCTTGCCATGCACCAGTTACCAAATCCGTTGGTTCTGACGTAATTACCCAATGTTTTTGTGAACATTGAAAATTAGAAAGACAACAAGATACAGGTTGTGAGTTTAGATTTGCCTATTTGTATAAAAATTTAAATACATAAAAATCATTACTTGGTTGATTTGCGTCTAAAGTAAAATTAACCGAACGATTTTGCTAAAAAATTTGATAAATTGGAATTGTTTCTATACCATTAGTACGACGTTTTACAATAACTTCTAACTAATCGCCCTATTTTATGCCTTCAATATTAAAACTGACTTGAATTTTATGATTCTGATTAATGATCTCCTCAGAAACGTTAGGAAGTGGTTCATCATCTTCAATATTTGTAAACTAAATAGGAAATAATATACCATAAGCTGCATTTTCTGCTGATTTATTTAAATATAAACCATTGAAAGAATCTTCCTGCCTAAATTCCCAATCATTTGCAGATGTCGATGATTCTCGAGATACATAAACTAATAAATCATTTAATTGAGCTGATTCTGTTGACCACCATAAGTCTGAGGCAAAAAATCCTTTAAGTTCATTGCCAACTGGTAATGAATAATAATCTCGAGTATTTGATGTAGAAATCTATTCTTTATAAAGATAAAACAAACAAGTATGCATTGGCATGTTTTGTTTAACTGTTGTAAATAATGAAGCAAAATTATCATTGGTAAATATTTGCGTATTTATAGATGAATTTACATCATTTTCAATTTTAAGAGGAATTAGTCCTTGTACAAAAGCTGCATCAATTGGAATCTATAAAGTTATAATATTAGAAGCTAAATTAAAACTTTGTTCTCCATTCCAAATATCAATAGCTACTTTATAATAGTCATCATCAGATATTGAAGAACTAATCCAACTGACTAAAGTAGAATTTCCTGGAACTGAATCGTCGGGAGATGTAGGCAATTCCATAAATGTTGTTCCATCAGCAATGGCATACTTCCATTTTCTTTCATTATTTACATCAGGTATTTGAATACCAATATTTTCTTTAAACGCTAATACTAAATGTAAATAATTACTACCATTATATAATGGCCCACGTCGTTTTAAAGCAATTTTTAATGTTGCATAAGTATCTGTAAAATCAGTAGGAGTAACTAATAATTCACAATCACTATCTAGTAGTGAAACTGAATTATCAACTACAAGTAAGTTATCCTGCGCATTAGGTAAATACTGACGCAATAACAACTAATTTGCCTTTTTAGTTGCGGCAATTAATTCTTGCCAATCTGTTTCAATCAATGCGCTTAAATCAAGCATATCTGAATAAGCACTTAAAAATTCTTTTGTATTAACCATGTGCATTAATTCTGTTTTCTGTTCAGGAGCCAAATGAGCAATTTCTAATCCAAACTCCTACAAAGCAGTTGCACGATTAATATTACAACGTTTTAAATAATTAACAATTTTAGAATATTTTATTTCATCATACATAGCTTCTGGATTGGTCTTATTAGTATTATTCATCATAGCATTTAACCATGTAGCTAATTCATCATCTATTAACCATTGATGTTCTTCTGAAGAACGAAATTCTTCTAATGATAATGATGTGCGCTTGTTTCTATCGGTAAAATCAATATTTGTATTCGTATCTTCATCATAATTAACCCAAATGGGAACAACCATTTCAGAATTCTATAAAGGCTAATATAAATTAAACGTATGATTTTTATGTGTAGTGTTAAATCCAATTTCTAGTGAACAATTTTTAAATTCTACCAAAGGAGGTAAAATAGCTATTTTTTCAGTATTTAAAAATTGTTTTAAACCCACTAACTCTGGTATCTAATAAGTTAATGTAGGTGTATATGCAGAAGCAGCACTTGGAATTAACAATGTCTCTCCTGTCTCTGTGCGATATTCAAAAGGTGTTACTAATGATGTTTTTAATTGCAAGATAGCAGATTCTGGGAATAAATCATTTTTCTCTTCACGCAATGCATCTAAATTAATAACAATAGATTGTGGTAAATAAGAATAATAGCCATATGGATCACCCACCAGTGCATTCATATCGAGCGTTCCTAATACTAATTCAGTGTCATTTAAAATACGTACTAATTCAATTTTATAAGCTCCTTTGTAAACATATGGGTAAGATGACCTTAAATTACATTTAATATCTATATTAAAAATTAAGCTATCACAAAATGTAAACAATTCTGATAAACGTGTTCTATCTGTTTGGTGTGTAGATAATTTTAAATTAGTATTATCAGACGACCCATAAATATTAACTCGATGCTCTTGCACAGAATTCTAAAATAATGCTAAATTATCATAAGGAATATTTGTATTTAATCCAATAGTCTATGAAATAGTAATGTCCTTTGGGCGCACTAAATGCAATGCTGCCAATTGTTCTTTATCTTTATAAGCGCTTAAAATCACTTTTGTTTTATTATAATCTCCGCCGGGAATAGTTACATATACTTTATCACCAACTTTATAATTATAATTTTCTGACATAACATCATATGTTAAATCTTTCTCACGCACTATATAATGACCAAATTCTGCGTCTGTAGCATCAATAATTTCTGCCGTTACGGTATTATCAAAGGATATATTTTCTAATCGTTTTGAGACAATAGTATCAACTGCATTACAAAATATTTTATTATAATCTATTTTGTCATTAATCAACATATTATTTGCCATAACTACGCTCCTTTCTCTCTATATTCATTATATTTAAAAACTAAAATAATGATATTGTTGCATTTTGTCCAATTAAAAAAATAAAAGGGAAGGAATAAATCCTTCCCCTATTTATATTAATTCTTTTGATTAGCGAACTAAGAAGCCTGGTTAATAAGAGTGGTAAATGCTTCTTCAATTTCTGTGCGATTTTGCGCATTCGGAAATTCCGCAGTAATTGATACTGTCTAATTAACTTGTAATTCTCGATCTGTTAACTTCGGATTATTAATTATTGGATGATAATTAAATGCGTAACGTGCGGTTTGAGCATTTAAATCAATTTTTTGCGATAATTTACGAACTAGTTCCACAGTACCCAAAATATTTTTCGTATCTTCCTTATTAAGTACAAGTTCTTTTTCATGAAGTATCGCCAATTTGCCTTGCGAACTATTCCAATTGCCAGTATAACCACCAGTATCATATCCAGGAATTATAACTTCTTGACCCTCTACCGATGCATACTGTTGCCATGGCTTAATAGAAATTTTTTTGCCACAAACAGCACACTAAGCAGATTCAAAAGTTATTGGAGAATGATGATGACTATCAATTACAATAGGATCGCAAAGATACCATTTATGGCGACCTTTATCTATTTTTTCAGTTCGTCCAGATTTATATGTGCGAACTTTCCAATGATAATGATGATCTGATCTCCAATACGCACTATCTGCGTATTCATTATCTCCTGGGTCATCAGAATTGGGATCGCCGCCGCTTGCACTTTGACCACCCGCACCAGTATTTGCATAATAGTCAGCAGCACTGTTACTAAATTTTGGCACTGGCGCATTAGCTACGGCGTACATCTATGCAATCAAATTCGCATAAACAGCGGCTAAATTATTAACAGAAGCTGCTAACTGTTCATTTTTCTGAATAATTTTTTGCATTTCTGTGGTATATTTAATTTGCCATGCTGAAACACCATCAGCTAAGTTGTTAAATTCATCAACTGCGGCTTTGCCCATTTCTACAACTGCATCTTCAGCTGCTTGGGCTGAAGGCACAATCTAATCATTAACAGTATCATGTACCACTTCACCAAAATGAGCAACATCAATACCAGCAGCTTCCATAGCAGTAGCAACTTGTGTTTGAAGTGCGCCATATGCTTCTGCCATTTTCACAGAGGCTTCTTCGGCAATTTGTACCATAGCCGCATTTAATTCATCAAAGTTACCATAACCAGTATAAGTACCAAGTATAGTATCACCAAATTGAGTCATAAAATCATGCTAATTATCAATACGTGCCTAAACATCATTGCCAAAAGCATCAGTCCAATTATGATAAGCTGTCCATTCCTCTTCAAATAAACGAGCATTATTATCTACAGCCTTCTGACCTTCATTAGTAAGATACTCCATCTATTCAGCAAAGTAAGCGTTTAGGCGTTCAATAGCAGCATTACGCTCTTCTTCACTCATAGTATTATCAAGACGAATTTCTGCAAGTTTTTCGGCATATTGCTCTTCAAGCTCAAGAATCTAATCAGACAAGCTATTAATATATTCACTATTAGCCTATTGCATTGCATAAAGCTTATCTTCATAATTCTATTCTGCTTTTTCAACGTCGTCCTGGTTAGCGGTATATACATAAGACCAATTACCTTCAGAGTCTTTGCTTAAACGAACAGTTGATTTTGCATCTCGTGCTTCTTCAAGTTGTAGCCTTGCCAGTTCTAATTCATAACGACGACGAGCATTATCTAAATCATATTGACTAATTTCACCACTATGCTACTCAAGTTCATTAATTTCTTTCTGTAAATCGCGGAGTGCCTGTTTATTTTTAATATTAGAAGTATTGTCAATTGACTTCATAATATCACGATTTAATTTACTTAATTCATAAATTTCTTTATATTGAGGCACAAATCTATCAGCAGCAGTTTTCGCATATTCTAAACTATCTTTAAGTACCGACCAAGAGCCAATAAAGCCAGCAAATGCATCAAGCATGCTCTGTTTAATACGTTCAACAGTATTTTCAAATGCTTCTCGAGCTTTTGTAAGTTCTTCCTACCATTTTGAATTAAAATCATCAGTTGCTGCAGCAATTTCTTCATCCATTTCTTCTAAAACAATTTTCCACTTATATGCCATTTCAGTAAGACCTTGCGCCATAGCTTCATCATAAAGACGTTGGACTTCATCGCGTTCATTTTGTAATGTATCTACTTTAGCTTTAGCTGCTATGGTCGCACTATGCGCAACTGCTATTGCCGCATTATCGAGCTCAGTCGCAATTGCATCAGTAACACCGAGCGCATCACGTCCTATAATATCAATAATAGCCACATAATTTTCTAAAGCACTAGCTGCGCGTTCAATAGGTCGAGTTGCTTTATCTAAATCTTCTGCAATTTTACTAAAACTATTCCGTATAGTTTCAAGAACAGCACTCATATTTTCAATTAAACTATTATTGATTTCAAGTAAATTATCTTTTAATTCAAGTAAATATTGATATTCAGCTTCGGTCATATCTTCAAGCATGGACATGTCTGATTCTGACATATTATTAGATTTAAAACGATCAATAAATGCCTAAATATCGCTTTCTTCCATGCCTTTATTGCTTAAATAATGACTTAAAGTATCATCAATCGCACGATTATATATCGAACTTTTACTCATTAATGTAGAGGCTTCATCATTTAATGTAGCAAGCATTTCTACTGCATCATGCACTCCATCATTAAAGTTTTCAATTTTATTCTTCATATAATCTAAATATGATAAAATTGAATCGTCTGCTTCAATTTTAAATTCAATTGTATATTGTAACATTTCGAATTCTTTATCATATTTAGCCTATTGCGCTTCAATTAATTCATCTAATTTCTCTTGGAGTAAATTATTTGTTTCTTCATATTGAGAAAGCTAATCCATGAAATCTTGATATGCTTTATCAGCAGCTTCCATAGCTTCTTTATCAGAATCACTTTGGCTGCTTGCATTATATGCAGCTACAGCTGCGTTATAAGCATCTATATGCTGTTGCATTAAATCAGTATAATTAGATATATTGCCATATTCATCAAATGTCGCACCTTGGACCGCAATACGAGCCTTGTCAATTTCAAGCCATTCACGGATTTCTCGTATATGTTCCTCTGTTGCTGCATTAAGTTGAGCCTAAGCCGCAATTTCTGCTTGCATAGCTTCAAGTTTTTTAGGACCAAATGCACGATCTTTAGCCTTACCAGCTTTATCTAATTCACGAGTATAATCTTCGATTAAAGCCGTTATTTCATGATAACGTTCTGTTTCCTTTTCAGCTGATTTTTTATCTTTCTTTTCTTTAGAGCTACTCGAACCAGATTTTTTACCATTAGTTGTCTTACTATGACTAATACCACCACCAGTTTTACCGCCGCCAACGCCACTAAATGAAATAGTTTTTTCGCTAATTGTATGAGCCGCTAAATCATCATCATTAATGGAAATATGCGGTACTGGTACTGAACCTTCTACTTCTATTGGGTCTCCTGGAACAGTATAATGTTTCCAACCTCGACGAGTCTATGGCTAACCTTCACTATCATAATATGTGACTTCTTCACCAGGCTCAACTACTTCGGTATATGTAGGCACTTTTGTTCTCTATTCAACGTAATCCACTTCGACGTTAGCACGTACACCCATAGAATTAAGCATTGAACGCATCTCTTCAACAGACATGCCAGTAGCAACAGCCATTTCATCAAGAGATTTAATCCAATCTTCTTCATTTAAATCAACGCCATCTAATGCTTGACTTAAAGTCATAGAACCATTTGTTAAAGCAACTATGTTATCCTAAATCGCTTGCATACCAGCATTTGCTGTATCAAATGCAGTTTGCATATCCATTGTAAATTCAGACATTGTTTTATCAGTCGCAGCTGTGGCATTATAGGCATCAATTAAAGCCTAGTCCCAAGAAGTAATATCCATAGTGCCTTTAACTATTTGAATGCCTAATTTATTAATAGCTAACTAACTGCCATTAGCAGCTTCTTCTAATAATTTTAAATTTTCTTTAGAGTCTAAAAACCCTTCTGGTAATTCAAAATTATCACTTAAACCTAATAAATCTTTTAAGGCTCCTTCAACCTCAGCAGCAACTTCTGCATAGTCCATGCTACCACGAGTGGCTGTTTTAAGTTTTTTAGTCCAATCTTCAAAATTATCGCTTAAAGTATCAATACCCTTATTCATACGCTGATTAGCAATAGCCATTCGTGCAGCCGTCTCTGCATTCAATTCCATATCATTATTTAAAGCTTGGATAGAACGTGCCTATGACTCTAAAACATTTGCATCTAAATCATATTTTTCCGCAGCTTCACCTAATAAAATTGAAGCTCGTAACTAATCTTCTGCTACTTTAAGCGCTTCTGTATTACCAGAACGCATCGCTGTTTGATATTTTTCAACTTCAGCAGTACAATTTTCATATTGAGAAGCTAGATTCATTAATGCTGCTGCAATAGTATTATAATCGACATTCTATTCTGCCTATGCAATTTCATTCAAAATCGTATCTAATTCATCTAAAGATTGCACTCCCATAACTGCAGCATTAGTCATACCTACGATTGCTTCTTGGATTTGTTCATCAGAAACAAATTCTTCACCGGTATATGAACGAATAGCAGCTAAACCTTCAGCGTAAGAGTCATATGAAGAGCCTAGCTATATTAAATCTTGCGTAACGCTTTCTTGATATTGTCCTAATTGACTTTCATTATCAGCAATTGCTTGATAGACATTGCCTACCTCATCATAATACGCTTTTTTCTATTCTTCTGTTAAACTATCAATATCAATTGCAGCCAATTCAGATAAGCGCGCTGCTGAAGTACCTGCAACGGCAGCAATTGCGTCAGCTTCAGAGTCATTTGCAAGATTTTCTAAAAAGAGGCCAGTCGCCCATTCTGGGGCGCTTCCTTCTTTAACTGCATTAGCTAATTTCTCATAATCAACAGTTACACTTCCATCAACATTTTTTTTGCCGTAAACCTAATTAGAGCTTTCTGCATATTTATAATCAGATATTTCTTTAAGGCCTTTTTGTGCAATTAAGCTATTATTTAAACCTTTTTGAATATCATCTCGATAATTCTCTTTAACTATTGTAGATAAATCTTGCGAACCAATATAAGCATATCCATTTGCAGTTTGCACAAACATAGATTTTAAAGCTCCATTGGCAGCAATTAATTTTTCATATTCATCATCTGAAATAATGGAGCCAATTTTAATTTTTGATGCTAATTCTGACAATTCTAAAAATGTCTTTCGAATTTTTGCTACATCTGTTGGCTATAATTTAATGGGAATACGCTCTAAAGAGGAAACAAAAGCTTGCCATTCTGCGCTATTTTTATCAATTTCAATACCAGCAGCCTCTAACTGTTTATTAAATTCATCTAAACCACTCGCAGAAGTCCAATCAATATTCTATGCTATTTCCATAATTTTATCTGCTGAATTAGTATTTGCAGTTAAAAGCTTTTCTAAATCATGGTTAAACGCCATAACTACATTTTCGCCACCAGCTTGCAAAATTTTAGATAGCATATCCCCATAATTTTTAAGTGCGTCTGTAGAAATTGTATTAAAAATAGAGTCACTATTCTGGGCAATGTCATTGTAAATCTATTGCATTACATTGCTAGGCTGAGAAGTAAAAATGGCTTCAATCTCTTTTCGAGCGTTTGCGGCACTCTTCTAAATAGAGTTAGCTAACTTCTCCGAACTTTCGAAACCAATATTTTTTACAAGCTCATCAAATTGGTCTCTAGACATGCCAAGCATTTGAGCCATCTAATTTATGCCATCTTCTGTTGTCACATTTATATTAGTTAAATCTTGTATTTTTTGTGCATTTAAACCGTCAACAGCTAAATCTGTATTATACTCATCATTTTCATCTTTTGAATTAATTATATTAGCAGCAAACAATTTAGCTTCACTATTCATATTGCTAAATATCTCAGCAAATCCTTTAGCGCTATCTTCCATGTCTCCAAGTGATTCATAAGCAGCAATTACAGCCGCCATTGTTTTAATGGAAACTTCTTTTAATTCGCCATCCTCACGATAAGCATAAGTTCGATAATCGGCAGTATGTCTTATCTAATTTGCATCAGCTTGCCATTCTTGCTCAGTCTTTCCCGATGCTTTTAAATAGCGTGCCCAAATATCCTCAGAAGTGGGAGTAGTATCATTCCCTTTCGTATTGTTTTCCTTATCTTCAGCAATAATGTCATCTTCAATTTTTTTAGCTTTTTTTTGCTATGCTTCTGCTGTCAGGATCTCAATAGCTTCAGACACTTTACCAGCTATTTCTGGATTTTCGTCTAAATTGGCAAACTTATCACCTAAAACTTGATTTGCAATTATCTTGGCAGCATTATCTATTTCACGCGCGGCTTGATTAGTTGATTCACCTAACTCTTTTAAATTCTTCTTGAAACTCTCAAAATATTCATCAGTCATTCCCAATTTTTGCTATAAATGTTTTAATTCATCATCAGTTTTATCAGCATATTCGCCAGCATCTTCTAAAATATTTCGATATTCTTGAGCAACCGCCAAAGCTTTTGAGTAATTATCTATTGGCTCATTGGCAGTTGGATTACTTACTTTATGTAATACCTAAGAAGTGTAATAATATGCCCCTTGACGTTGTAACGCAGTTTTATCAGCTATTGATTGTTTGTCGCTAGCACGAGCATTCATGGCTATTGAAACCATTTCTAAATTGGATGCACGCTATTCAGCCTCTTGCATTACCTCTTCGGCATTCTCAATAACTATTTGACCAGATTGATCTCTTAAAATTTCTAAGGAACCTGCTAAATTTGGAAACTCACGTATCAAGTTAGCAACTACAGTATTAACTTCTTTTAATGCATCTCGCCATTCTTGTGTGCCTTTTTTACATTGTTTTAATTTCTCAACGGCGGTATCATATTTTTCAAATGCTTCACGCAATTTATCTACTTCTTCACGAGCTGCAGTAGCCTGTTCTGCCATTTGAGAAGCAGCTTCTTTTGCTTCTTTAGCCGCATTTGCATCAGCATTATAATCATCGCTTAACGATTTAATGGCCTATGAAATAAGAGCTACTGCACCATACAATATCCCGAAAGCTGCTACTAACGCCAACGTGACAACTAATATAGGAAGAAAAGTGCCGTGTAAGAAAATATTGGCTTTACCATGTGCAATTGTACTAGCAGTAGTATCTTTTTCTGCAATTCCTTCAACAACTGTTGCACCAGCTTTTTCTAAAGAAGCTTTAGCAGAATTTTTAGTTAGTCTTGCTCGTATACCTTCAATTAGATTACGAACTTTTTTTACGATTAAAGAAGTTTTTTCAGATTTAGTATCTGCCTCCATAACAGCTGTCGCCATCTTCTAAATAGCTATGTAGCTTGTAACAATACTTGTTAGAACACCAATTACCGCTCCAATTTTTTCAATTGCGCTGGCATCCTCATCGGCAAATACATCTTTTAAGCGCTATACACCATTTACAATTGCTGTAAATGACATGAAAGCGCCTGTAATCTACATTAAAGCTGTAGAAGTTTGTATAATTGGAGCAGGTAATTTCTCCGCAGTACCACGTACACCTTCTAAACCCTATCGAGCTAACAATCCAGTAGAACCAACATCCTAACAAGCCTATGACAAGTTTTCCATACTTTCAGCATTTTCACCACTGGCACGAACAGTACTGCGTAAATTATTTTCTAATTGAGTAGTATTCTTAGCTGCACTAGACATCTGATTACTTAAATTTATTAAACCATCTTTATATTCTTCGGCAGTTATTTTACCTGTTTTATAATTATTATTTAATTTCTCTAAGTCTTCAGGAAAATTACTATTTTTAAATTTGTCAACACTTTTTGATATTGCTAATAAACGTGAACCATATAAAGTCAACTATTTTTGTCCAACTTTCATACTACTATTAGTTTTCTATAAACTATCAGATATCTATTTTAAAGGAGCTCGTGAAGCTTTTAATGCACCAAATTCTTTACCCCATTTAGTTACATTCTCAATATCTGTTTTATTTGGTCGAGAAGCGCCTTCTTTTGCTAATATTTCGGCAGCTTCATATTGTTTTTGCGCCTACGCTTTAGCTTCATCATATTTACGTCCTAATTCTTCTATTTCTTTACCTTTATCTTTTAATTTCTCAATTTCTTCTTCTGCATAATTAATTTCATCTTGACTATAAATTGCTTGATTCTCATTCAATTCCTACTACCTCTATGAAATCTACTCTAAAATTTCTAAACGAGCAGTCTCTTGCGCCGAACCGCTAGCATTTGAGTCATCATAATCCTTTTCAATACTTTCTTTATCAATATGAATAGTCTCACGCGCCTATGCCTGCATTTCTGCGCCGACTTTATTTGCATATCCAGTTATAATAAATAAATTCTCTTTTATACGTTCTAAAAATTTAGGCATTTCTTTTGCATAATGTATTGCAAAAATATTGGCAACAGTTAATAAAATACCCCTAACTCCACCTAAACCTTTAATTAATCCATTAATACCATCAACAACTTTACTAATATTGTCTGTCATAGAGATAAAAGTTTTATCATCAATAATATCATGATAAATGCCTTGTAAAGATGCCTATAATCGTTTTTTCGCTCCTTCCCAAGATTGTGCATATATATCGGCCTATTCTTGTAACGTACCTTCTGAATTGGCTGCAATTGTGATATTTTTTTGAACTTCGCTCCAATTATCCATTAAAGCCATAAAATTTGCATACTGACGCATACCACCAACAGTTTCAGCTGTAGCAACACGCTATGCTTCTGTTAGCGATTCCCAGCGCGCACCTAAATCATCTAAAATATCATCCATCTAACGTAAATTACCATTAGCGTCTAATACGTTAACACCAATTTTTTGTAAAGCAATGGAATATCTATTTAAATCAACCCCATCATCTAATGTTTCTCCTAAAGACAAGCCTTGCATTCGAGCAAAAATAGTTTTAAAAGATGTACCAATAACATCGGCACTTTGACGAGTTTCTGCTACTACAGTAGCCAATGCGGAGGTTGCATATTCATATGATAAACCAACAGTGTCAGCAATAGCTGCAAACTTTTGTAATCCATCTGCAATTTCTTCTGAGCTTGATGCAGTCGCTGCGCCCAATGCTGTAATAGCATCAGCATAATACTCTAATGAATTGGTTCCATTGTCAAAATTATTCCAAATAGCTGTCATATAAGAAGAAACTTCTTCAGCACTTTGCCCTGTAACATTCATCATTTTTATAGTAGTATTAGTGCGTTCTTCGACAGCAGAATCATCTAAGCCCTATTGATAATAAATCAATGCCGCATCAGTGTAAGCTAATGTACTTGCGCTTAATGCTTTAGCCGCTTTATTGGCACGTATAGCAAACTATTCCATCTATTCTGCGCTCTAGCCAGTTACAATCTAAATATTTATTAAAGATTTATTTAAATTTTGAGCATACCCATATGCTGACTACAATGCTCCAATAAAGCCATGAACAATAGTAGAAGATAGTTGCCATTTAGCCGTATTTTTTAAAGTCGTCAAAAACCCTTGCATAGTTTTATTTAAACGTCTTGCAGGATTTTCAGCAGTTGCAATACTGATAGCCACTTTCTAAAAAGCTTCTTGTCCTACTGGGCCACAAGCTTCTAATTCATTTTTATAATCTTTTAAAGTTTTTCCACTAGTCTTTAAAGAAGAAGAAAAAGTAGCTAAATTTAACTTACCTGTATCAATATTAACCGCTTTCTGTAAATGTCTTAATAATTCAGACGCAGCCTATCGGCCTTGTTGTAATGCATTTAAGTCAATAGTATTATTATTAACAGCTTGTATGCTTGCAACTGTGCGCAAAGTATTTGCTAAATCAACAATTTCTTTTTTGGCCTAATTAGTATCAGCCTAAAATTTTAATATCATATTTAATTGTTTATCAGCCATATTTTAATTACTCCTTTCTCTCTCAATATATAAAAATAGGTAGAGAAAGATTTCTCTACCTATAAAATTATAAAAAATTAAACATATAAATTAACTATATTAGACCAATTTAGTTAATAAATTTCTCACTAAATCTAAATTAGTCCGATCACTTAATTTTTCCGTTATTTCTTGGACGTCGAAATTTAAATTCTCATAATCATCTGACATTAACTTTAATATGCCAAGAGCAGAATGATTATATTCAGTAATTTCACGAGCCAAAGCGCAAGTATTTTCCCAAATATAATTTACTTCATCTTCTGGAATACTTTGTTTTACAGTATCCCAAATTTTATTCAAAACTATAATATCATAAAGCTTTTGCGGATCTTCTAATTGTTTTTCAGTAAATGAGATATTCGTATATGCACGAAGCATCTCAATTGTATAAAAAACGCTTAATTTTACAATATTATAGAAACCTTCTTCATTATTACCAGCTTGTTCAATAATATTTTGCATAATTGTTAACTTCTTTTCTAAAGGAAGATATTGAACAACTGAAATAGTCTCTTCACCAATTTTAATGTCTATTGGATCTAAAGATTTTATTTTATTAAGTTTTGTTAAATTAACTTTTGCCATAACCTTTTTCTCCTTTTGTTTGTTGTTTTTGGGGAGCACTTTAGGTTTCACGCAACCCCTTGAATAATTATACTAAAAAATTTTTGTATTGTCAACTAATAGTTGGTATTATCTCTTGCAATGCTTCTTTATAAATTTGTTCTACTACAGGATAACCTCGCTAAGAGAATAACTATTGCAATTCTGCAATTATAGCTTTAGAATTTTTTCCACTATGCTGTGCAGCATTTAATGTCTATTGTATTGCAGTTAAATATTTAATAATTTGTGTATAAGATAACAACTTAGTATTACGATTAAATTTTGCTTGTACTTCTATTGACTATCCTTCGTCTATTTTATAATTATAATCGCCACCTGTTAAAGCCGCATAATTTTCTAACCCATAAGTAGTACATAATTTAGTAAATAAAGTAGCGGGATTCTAACTGATTGGTCTATTTTGACTCACTTCCGTCATAAACCACTAGAATAACCATCCTAAATTAAAAAACATTAACTCTTCGATAAAAATATATTTACTATTTCGACGCGTTTTAGTGGATTTAATATAATACCTATATCGCTAAGCGGAAGTCCTACTTTGACGCCAAGCTAAAGTTGGTACACCTATTTTTCCATAGAAATAAGATCGCCTTTTCTTCGAATTAGCAGGACCTAAAAATGGACTGTTTGAACGGGGATTAGGCACTTGCTCCTAACTTATATCAATATAATTCATTAAATTTTCCCAAGCTGTTGCCCAAGTATTTTCTTCTATATTTAAATTAGTAAATAAAGTTTCAGCAAAATGCATTGAAGTTTCTTCAGGAACTAACGATGCCAATACTTCATTCTATTTATATTCTTTCCATCGCAACTATTTATTATCTGAAATACCAATTGCAAATTGCATAGGAGCTTGTGTAATGGCAGTACGAAACAAATAAATAAACTAAGTCATTTGCTTTAATAATAAATTAGACATATGCTAATTATGCTAATTATTATAAACAATACCCCAGTAAGAAATATTTTTCGTTCTATCTCCAATACGACGTGTTGTCTATAAAAGATGCCAAATGTTATAAAATTTATCCAATAATTTGATTATTTGCGGTAATAATAAATCTATCACATCATTTTCTGCTATATGTTCTTGTAAATATTCAGTAAAAATTGTCTAAATTTTATTTAAACTGTCTACAGATAATTCTTCTTTTGCAAATAATAATTCTAATGCATTTTTAAAAGCAACTAAATCAATCGTCATTAAATCCTCTTTTCTCTTCAAACTAAAAAAAGGGGGACAGAGCATAAAACTCTGTCCCCAATTTCTCGCTTAAAGCGGATTATTCATTTATATTGTCCTCTACGGGGACATCAATGGGAGCCTCCTGAGGTAACTCAATAGGAGGTACTGGGTCAGTAATGATAATATCATTATGACGTTTTCTAATCTTCTTTGATGCTTTTTCCTTTTGAGGTAATTCCTGTGAAAGAGCAGATGCGACAGGCGCAGGCTCAATGAACTTTTTGTCTGCCTTAGGCGCAACCTTCACAGTATTATTTCTATGAGTATGAATAATCATATTAATTATTCAATTGGCTGCCAACCAGTATTGGTCTTCTCGCGATAAGGCTCAGCATTAGCTGTAAGCTCATCAGGAGTAGGACGTACACGATTCTCTAAGCCAGCACCAGATGCTACATCAATAATCTGAATAGCAGCAAGAACTTTCTTAGTCTTGTTGAAACGAGTATAGTCAGGGAAAGCATCAATTGTAAATGTAAAGGTACTTGGATCGCCAGAAGAAGCCATAGTGAAAGTAAAGTTAGATTGGATCTTGCAGTTAGGAATAATAAATTCCGCGGGAAGATCAACACCATCAGTATTACGGAATAATGTGGAAGCTTCAAGATAATAGTTACCACCGAACTTATCGGGAGTAATATCAATCTGCATTGCACCCTTACCTTTAGCGGTATAATAGTCAACTACTACAGTATCGATGCTATCAAAGTAACCAAGCTGATTCTTTGGCTTATCGCTGTTCAGTGTATCAAGGCCCTGAGGAGGTGTAGTTACACCCTTATCGGTAGCTTCAGTAACGCCACTAACAGGAATAGTAATCTTCCATAAGCCTTTATATGTACCAGTTGTCTCTGCGGTTGCCGCAGGTATCCAACTACGAGCTGGCACAAATGGCTCACTAACAATTTCACCATTAACCATGGTCATAACATAGACGAAATCTTCCTTACCAACAGCAGTAGTTACAGCGCCATCGTTTTCACCAGTAGTCACTGTTGCAACATATGGCTTTTCCTTAACATAAATTTCAACCGCAGTATTGTCATCTGTGTACTTGAACTGATCAGTTGTTTCAATCGTATGAACAGGAATAGGATCAGCTTCTGTTCCTTCAATCAGACCAGCGCCAGAAAGAATCATGAAACCAGCAGGAGAAATAAGAGCATCTTCCATTGTGAAGGTAACAGTACGCTCACCTTCCCAAGCTACAAGACGGCTATTACCACGACCACCCTGTGCATAAACAGTGGTTGCCGCACCTTCCAGGCTGGAGGTCTTTAAAGTGTCAAAATAAATAACAGGTTCATTCTTGTAGAAAACCTTATTACCGACTTTCTGAGTTGCCTTAGCCTTTAAGACAACATCGCAAATTTCGCGTCATAATTTTTTAAATTATGGACTATATCTTATCAATGTTCTAGACATTGATATACCCTTTTCAGTTAATGTATCAATAATTAACTTACAAATTCGATTAAGAATTTTAGTCTCTACAGCGCTTCCTTGCGGAAATGCCACGGGATTCTTTTTTAGTTCCCCGTTAGCCCGTTTTTTATCGGACCCCAATGATAAATTGGATAGGGTATATTAGCGCAAGCAATTCACGCCAAATTTCATAATATAATTTCCTCCTTAAAAGAATTTTTGTCGTTTTCTTAATAAAAATATTTTTGGATTATTTTTATACATATAATTTCCTAAGCGAATAGTATCTTTCTTTCCAAATTTTAATGAACAGCAAGAGTCGTCAAAACTACCACCTTCAATTCCAGCCTCAGTTTTTAGTATTTTCAAAAGATCAACAAGAAACTGCTTGCTTCCGCAAGTAAAAGCGGCATTAAGGCGATTATTTTTTAAATTCATTATACAACCGTCCCCATCAAAATATCCTCTAATAAAATCAGGTAGATACTCTTTTGGAATTAAAGGAAATTTTATATCTAAACTTTTCTATTCTTTTCCGCCTAGAGCAACTATATCATTATAAATTACTTTACAACTAAAATTAATTCTTACTGCCTATCTATCTACATAATCATATATAGATCCTTCGTATTCTAATTCTTCAGCAATTTTTTTAAGAATATATTTATCTTTTTTGTGTAAAGTAATATCAAACATTTTTCCGCCATAAATGCAGCCATCTGCAAACCATAATCCCAAAATATAAGCCATATTATTAGACCATTTTTTAAAATAATCTTGATTAATATTATATTTTCTAGCATTCTATGATTGAATTAAAGACTTTTTTCCCTTGGGCATTCTTTTTACAGATAAACCATTTCTATGACAAAATGAATATATTTGACTCTTTGTATATTGAGAATCAAAAAATTCATACCATTCAGGCAAGGTTTTACTATTGCTCTCGGACAATAGAATCTCCTTGTGTTCCGGTAGTATTGGCATATACTACTCTTCCTCCTTATAAAATATCATTTTTATTTAATGTAAATTCTTCATCCAATCTTCGGGTTGAGATTTTGGATCGCCGCCCGCAAGACGTGTGCGAATATCCATATCCCAATTTAGATGTAAGAAATAACGCTCAATTAAATCATATAACTAAAACATAGTTAAGTTACTTACATCTTGAATATTCATAGTATTTGTTCCAATAGTTAAAATGGAAATATAGCGCGCAAATGCACTACCACCTTCATTTGCGCTTTGCTATGCTGCAACTCTCTAACGACCACGCATTAACTTATCAGCTATTTCTTTAGCTTTTGCATCTTTTGGATTAAAAGCTTGCTAATCCATTGGCCCATTCTTTGTACAAAAAATTTCACGTAATGTATTCTGAAAAGGCTCAAAATTGGTCTCGTCAACCATACAAGGATTCTGCCCATTGGCAGTAAATATTAAAGAATGTGGGGTGAAAGCCACTTTCTAATTACCAAATATTAAGTCTAAAGTATCAATTACCGCTTTCTTTTTGTCTTTCATTTCAGGTTGCGCTAACATAGTCATAAAAACAGTAAAATTATTAATTTGTCCCTAATCTTCGCTAAAATCACCGAGCATGCTTTTATCTATGCACAAACATTGCATGCCGATAAAATAATCGGTTTCCCCAATGAAGGCTATTTCTGATAACTTAGGTTGATGTGCGGTCAAGGCACATTCTGGTATAGGGATATCAGTACCGCACATAAGGGCTAAACGCAAATCATGCATTATTCAATGATCGACTCATCTTTCGGCTCGTTAAAGATTTTATTGAAATTTTCGACAATATCAGCTTGGTCTACTGGAGCATGTTTTTTATCATCTTCACCATTAACTGTCCTATACATTAGACAAAGTCCACCAAATTCATCAGTTAACATTATTGGAGTCGCCCCCACGAATTCCAATAAACCGATTCCGGCAAACTTACGATTATTAAACATTGTATCAAGTTCAGCGGCAATTTTATAAGGCCTAAGCGCAAAATCACCAAGTGTCCATTGATCAAAATGGCACACAATATCAAACTCAATTGTGTGGTCTCTAAACTAAGGATTGGTAGGATTAGTAATAAAATTACTAAATCCAATTACTAAGTACTGAAGAACTTCATTATCTACAGTTAATTTAGGTACAATTTTAATGTTCTTTCCAAACATAGATTGCTTCTATTCCAAAGTTAGGGGCTCACGTCTTAATGCATCAGGTGAAGAATAATAAAGCATTTTACAAAGTCTATCATTATCCAGTATTCTATTCGTAATCTAATTCATATCTTTATCAATAGATAAAAAACTAGATTTCGGCTATTCATAATTTACAATTTTCATATCCTTTATCTCCTTTAACTCTCAAAACAATGACTCAATAACGATTGTTTTTTTACAATCGCCATAATATAAATCAAATTGGCCGCTATAATTAGATAGCCATTTTAACTTAATTTTTTTACCTTCAATCTTAGTGGCTAAAGGTAATTTAATATCATATGTCCAATCAGCAGTTGCATTACCAGTATACACATATTCCATGACAGTTTTAGGTTTAATAAATATATTACCCTAAATTTCATCATCTTTATGTTGTTCTTCAACTTCTATTGGTTTTATAACCAATGCACCGGCTACTTTATTCTCTAAATCATCTTCGACGGTATTCGAATAATACTCTATCGCTGTTATTTCTATTATACCAGGAGTTGAAATAGTATCTACTGCCTAAACACGCCAACAAATATTTTCCTCACCATCTTCTATTTTCTGTAAATAAAATTTGGCATATCGTCTAAAATATTCTAATGTGGCTTTATTCTTTGGAAGGTAAATGTTTAGAGTGTAATTTGGATTATCAATGCTGATTTGATGCTTTTGGATATGGTTAATTTTTGTTTCTGCTGGACCGCGTATTGCTGCATACGTTTTATGCTGCTTACCGGATTCATCTTCCCATGCAATTTGATAATCACATCGTCTAATTTCACCACGAAAATAAGCCAATTCATCTAAATCTTGCAATCTTACAATCCAATAAGATGCTGTATTTAACCATTCAAAAATATCGCCTTGTTTGAAATTATATTCAAACCCCACAGATAATATTTTATCATCATAATCCATTTTTAATTTATTAGGATTAATCAGAGCGCGTGCCACTTCTGGCACACTGTCGTCGGGCTCTTCCCCTTCTTGTGGAACCTTTTTAATAAAAGCACTCTAATAAGAATACAAAAGCGCCCGATTTAAACTTTTGCGCTTATCTCTAATCATACGACTCTATTGTGCGGGACCGCCCGCAGTAATAAACTAAGTATTCATCTCAGATAAGCGCTCAGTATCATATGAGCCTGGTGGAGGATTTAGCCCTCCTTCATCAAGAGAGCCATATAATCGTCCAGCCATAAGCTACTACATTGTATTATAGACTCTTAATCTTTTTTTCTCAGGCATATTGGTACCTCTTACTATAAAGTTTTTCTCACGTCTGTGAGAAGAGTTAAACATTCAAATACAGTTTTTCTGTACAACTCAAATTCAATATTTGGTTGCGTTTTAATCCCTTCTAATTTGGCGCGCAAGGTTAAAAATTGAGGCTTAGCCGCAAATATTACACCCAAACCCGCAATTTCAAGATTAACTGTATCTAATTGTTTTCCCCAATCTTCATTATTTTCTTTCATTGGAATTAATTTCCAAATCTGATTAGTTAATCGTGTAATGTTACGCTCTACTGATTCACTTGTTATATCAATACCAAAATTGTCAATCATCGAATACGCTCTTTCTCAAAACATCCCAGTTTGATGCAAATGGCCCTGTTGTCTTTTCTTTTAAGTCTTTTTCTGTAGAAGGGCGTCTGCGTCTATATAGTCTTTGCATGTGATGTGATTGACGTTGACATTCAGTCAGTAGAGCTGACAATTTTGCTAAATGATTTGCTTGTGACGTCATTTTAAAATCTGCGCCTGTATATTTCATTCGAGTGTTTTCAATAGAAGTAACCTATCTTTGCACCCAACCAATCATCATTAAGATAGCAAGAATATTAATTTCTTCAGAAGTTAAATCGTCATCAAAAGTTGAATGCTCAACAACTGCTAAAGGAACCTATTCTTCGCCATCAATAAGGTCATCCCAAAGAATACCAATTACAAAATCATCTTCTGTAATTTCATCCTCGCGGATGGTCTCAATATCAATTGTATAATTATTGAGATTTTTGCGAGGAAATTCAAATCCAGGAATCGCATCAATAAGAAGTCGTTGCAAATCCTTAACTGTATCAAGTGGAGTTAGCTCCATATACATATCATCTGTGATTTTATTCAAAAAGCGATTATAAACTGTTGTAAACGAAGTTGCCATACAATTCATCGCTCCTTTTTTCAATTAATTGTTAGTTGTCTTAGTTTTAGGGGTTACAACTTTATACTTATTCTGCGCAACAGGCACACGACGATTTGAAGCTGTAGTGGGCGTAGAAGAAGTTTCTTTGGTTGCAGCTTTTTCTTCTTCAACATGTTGAATAGCCTTAAGAGCATCAAATCCAGTTTTTTCCTTAAGTGCGCTTACTTTATTCATATCAGCCAATGGTAATTCAACTGCAAACTTAATAATTAAATCAATAACACCACGAGGAGCATGTTCTAAGCAATCAAGAAATTCGTCAAGACTGCCATTCTTCATTAAATCAATGATATTATGCTCATTCATGTAATACTCAGGTTCACGACGAATATTTAATTCATCAAGAACTTCTTCACTTACTAAAATCATATAATCTGCAATTAAATCACGACCACCGGTTTGATAAGCTAATTTTTCAAATTCCTTAGAATCAATCTTCTTTACCTCGCCAGGTGCAAATTCTCTACGAATTCCATCTTCTGGAATACGATATACAAGAGTGCCTGTGCTGCGATTCTTAACTGTAATTAAACTCATAATAAAATCTCCTTTTTCTCAAAAATAAGGAGGAGTTAGGAGTTAATCCTAACTCCCCAGTAAATTAATTAATCAATCATTAGTGGTTTCTAAACGAAACTGTTACACTAATATTTTCCTTTTCAGGAGCGCCAATAGTAATAGTTCTTGGTAAAGCTTCAGCCTTAGCCCAGAAGATAATATGGCCAGCACCTAAACCAACGGAAGCGGCTTCATTAACATCATCCTAAGTTAATGCATAACCATTCCAAGTTGCGCCAACAATAGTATCTAAGCCAGTGTCGATATCAATACCAACCCACTTACCATTACCCTGTGCAGGATTTGTAGAATCAAAACTCTTTAATTCTTCTAAGCTACCAACAACGACCCATTCGGTATCGCTGCCCTTGATAACGCTAATCATATCCTGGTTCGCCTATGATAATTCTTTATTTATATCATTAGGCGCGGTAACTAGCTTGGACATGTTCAGCTGAATCAGTTTCCCGAGTTCGATCCACCTTCGTGACCATCAAGGCGTCCATCATAAGTAATAACTGAACCCGTTACACCATCAAGGTACCAATTGTTCATTTCACCCTTAAGTGAAGTGTCAATGTAAGAACAAATATCATTTGTCATCATTGCGACAACGCCAACCTTCTTATAAACCTGAATTTCACGGCTGCGGTCTGCATTTGTATATTCATCAACAATAGTATTACCCTCAAAAGCAATCTTGACAGGCTTATCAGCACCACTTGGGATAATCCAGCAGTAACCAGGATCTACGACCTTGGTAGTATTGGTTTCATCAACAAAGCCCTGTGGGAAAATGATAACCTTCTTGCCCTTGTAGTTAGCAAGACGGCCAGTCTTCCAGAGCTCGTCCTTCATAGCTTCAGTATATCTCCAAGCTTCTTGTGGGATCATCTTTACTGCAAATTCATATGTGCAATAAATAGTGGGCTCGCCATAAGCAGAAGCGATAACAAGGAGACGATCAAAGGAAGCTTCATCGAAGCCATTGGACTCAACGCGATTAGCAGCAGGAAGCTGATGGAGGGAAGCCTTAAGAGCCTCGCCAATCTCACGATAAACAAGCTCATCCATACCTTCCATAACAATAGCTGTTACTTCAGCGAAGTCAGCACGGCCATCAAGGAACTCCTCGAAGCCAATTTGTGCAGCTCCACCAATAGCGCTGGTCTGTACTTCGAAGCTTTCTTCTCCACCGAGCTTAAAGACTTCATAAATACCAGCAAGACCTACACGGGTGATGAACTGCTTTGCACGAGTGCGAGCAGAGTTAATTTTACGACGGAACATAGGCTTGTCACCCTGCTTGAAGGTCTTAGTCTCTGCAAACATCTGGTAAGCTTCTTCGACCTTCTTAGGAAGAACATCATCAAGAACCTCTTCGATTACAGAGAAAATTAAATTCTTATTCTCACGATAAAGAGCATACGTACCTGCATACTCATTGAGCTCCTGACGGAGCGTTTCATTCAGTGCATCATAGCTGAAATTCTCACCATTATAGCTATAAGAAATGGGAGCAGAAGGATCAGCTTTAGCAACAGTCTTCATTAAAGAAACAAGATCTTTCTTATCTAACATAATCTTTCTCTCCTTTCTTACGCAATACGCATAATCTTAACAGCCTTCTGACGGTCAGCAAGAGTGTAAACCTTTACAACCTGCCAAATCATTGACTCGTCACCAGACTTACATAAAATACCAGTAGCATTGGGAGATAATTCATCACCAAGAGTGAGCTCTTCCTCATCAACGAGGTTAGTAGTGAAAATATCGCCAACATTAGTCTTGAATACACGAGGAACCATCTTTGTTCCTTCAGGCATCATCTTGGGCTTCTTGAACTGCTCAATAACGAAAGGATCGGTTGTGCTAGTAATGTCATGCTCATAAGCATTTACATCTCCCTCGTAGTTACGAGAATTAGCATAGGTTTGACCTTCGCCATCAACAGGAGAGTATACGCGAGCAACGTAATCTTCCTTCTTCATTGCCCAATCATCATACTGCTCGCGGTCGCGATACAGCTTAATTTCATTAAAGACCAGCATCCATTCACCCTTACCGGTAAAGTCTACGACACCTTCTTTATAGTCGTACTTTACAAACTGGCCATTCTGTAAAACATCAATATTTGCAGCGGCAGGAAGCTGAGCATAAATCTGACCAGTTCTCTGTGCAGAGAGATGATTAGGCTCAACCTGACCATAGCCATGCTGGACATACTTAGCGCCGCTTAAATTTGTCTTTGCCATGTAATATTTCCTCCTATTAATTATTGATTTCTTTTGCAACAGAGCGGAGAGCTTTAATCCAGGCAGGAACTGAGTCCTCATCTGAAGTATCATTTAAATTATATGTGATTACATCATCAGCTGCGGGCTCTTCATCCTCACGGGCGAAGCTAACCTTGTTGCGAACACAAATTATAGATAATTTCGCTTCGATATCATCAAGAGAATAAGTATCAATATTAGCAAGGCAATCTGCCTTATCGTTATCAGAAAGCATATAGAAACTATTAATCATTTCACGTTTTGCCTCGCGATCTGCATCTTCCTTAAATTTTTGAAGAATTGCAAATTTAACTTCCATCTCAGCATACTTAGTCTTTAATGCATCATACTCGTTTTTTAAATCCACATATTCTTGGATTTCATTTAAATCATATTTAACTTTTTTGCCCTTTTTATTAGGGTTTTCTTTTTCTTCTTCAGACTTTTCTTCTGAATTATTAGATTCAGATTTTTCATCGTCTTTCTTCTCGGCAGAAGCAGTATCGTCTTCGCCTTCAATAGACTTTTCTTCGTTCTTGGACTCTTTATCGTCCTTCTTTTTCTTAAACTCATTTACAAACTCATTAATACTATCTTCAGAAAACTGAGGTTCTTCATTAGCAACATAATCAGTTACTTCAATAAGATCAGGGCTTGCAGAGAATTCATTATTCTCATCAAGCGAAAAATTTAAACGATAATACTTTCCATCTTTGTTGTTCTGAAGAATGGTAAACTTCTGTGAATCCTCTTCATAAATGCCTTTAATACTATAGTCAGATACGTTTGTCTCAATATTGGGATAAGTGGTATCAATATAAGAATATAAAGCCGTCCAGACGGAATCTCCAACTGTTACTGAATATTTAGTCACAGGCGTTCCTCCTTCATTTAATAATTTTTGTAAGTCATTCATCATTGAGAATAATGTGTTTTTAAATTCATCATCTAATGAAAATTCTACATTGGTTATTTGCGCGCCTTCAAAGCAAGGTTCAAAGTCTGCACCTAAAATGCATAACTTTGAAATTATTGCCTCATTTATAATGAAAAATTGAGGTTCTCCATTATCATTTTTTGACCAGTAGGCATCAATTGTATCCTTGTCAAGCTCCATAGACTGATTATTTCCCTAATCAATAATGCGTTTTGCTTCTGGATATTGACCAGTCCAAATCCAGCCTTCAGTACATAAATATTCATGCACTTCATCTCCATCTTGATACTATTGAAACCAACATTTTGCATTTAAATCAACAAAGCCATAAGGCCTTGTAGTGTCTTCAAAATGCATCTTACCGCCCTTAATTTCAATAGAACGATTATGTTCCTCAAAATCCTATGTTGATTCATTAAAATAACCAACAATGGGACTGCCGGGAAGACTGTTAGCAATCTCCCTCGCAGTTTCTTTTGTGATTATACTTTTATTGCGGTTAGGCTTTTCTCCCACATAACAAACTTTTATCTAACATTTAGAAATCAAAGGATTATAAGGAGTCACATTAATTAACTCACATGGAGTATTTAATTTTAAGCTAATATTCATAATAAGCCTCCTTAACTCATTGATTCTTTATTAGCGATAGTTTTTGCGCTTTTCTAATCGTCTGGCTTTTCAGGACGGCCAGCCGATTGCTAAGTAGTAATCTACTATCCTTGCGCTTCTGTAGAAGATTGAGTTTTCTTCTAAGTATTTTGTCCACGTGTGCCCAAAATATCTTGACTACTCATGGTCGAAGACATAAGAGGTGGAATCATAAACTCTTGCAAATGTAAAATTTTATTTTCAAAGAAAATATTATTAAGAATAGAACTCTATGAATGCCCAAGCGCAATCTAAGGTAAAATTTTATCAAAGCCTAATTGAACATGCTCTTTATACAACTTCGACATTTCTTTATGATTGTATTGAGTTGTTTCAAGCATACAAAATTTAAATTTATATTTCTTTGCAGTAGTTTTTACTTTTTGAGTAATAGCATCGAAAAAATATTCAAATTGAACAAGTAAATCACGAATCATTGCTTCATCAGAAAGAATTGACTTTTCTAATGAAAGATTACCATCAGTATTAAACATATTTTTAGAAATACCAAAAGAATTATAAACTGTACGTTCCACTTTTTCTAGGTCATCTTGCGTTGTAGTAGTATTTTTATCATTAAGCGCAATTGATTCAATATCAGCAAAAGTTGTTAATACATCAACGCCAATTGCGCGAGAAAGCATTTCCACTGCATTATTATGAATATCTCTGGCTTCTTCAACATCAAATACTAAATCACTATTCTTATCCAGTGGAAGTTTCTATACAATTATTTTTAAAAGTTGTTGTAATTGTTTGCGACGATCTAAATCCTAAGCAGCATCTAAATCTAAAATCGCAGGTATTGTATTAACAAATAATGGAAAATCGTCATTGTGAAAACAAAATTTAAAAGCACAATCTGGATCCAATAGATACCAAGCACCAGAATTATCGCCGGGATAATCTGGCTTTAATTTATTTTGTTTATATAAACGATAGCCCAGTTGAAAATCTTTAGGGAAAAGTTTTAGTATTTTCATACGATATGTCGTATCAGGAAACATATCATCGAAAAAGCGCATGTTAAATTCTACAGTAGGGCTTTCTCCAATAAAATAGCGAGTGCGGCAATATTTACAAGGCAATTCCTAAATATAAAACCGCTTAGGCGTACAAACGCAATATCCATAAAAGGAACCATTTTTAATAACCTAAAGTGCAATATCACTACAAACTTTCTTAATATGTGAATTATCTAAAAAATTTAAAAGTTTAACAAATTCTTTAATTGCTTTTGATTCATCTAAATCTTTTTCATCCATTCCTATTGTTTCTAGAAAAACATACCAATCATAACGATACATTGTGGCGACATAATCACATATACGACGATATATGCCACTTACACGATAAAAATGATTAGAGATTTCACGTAAAGTCTCATAGTCACGATTAGCCATGGCTTGTATAACTAATCCTTTATTCGTATAGTTACGAGGAACAGCAGATTTAGTATATGCGCCCAAATTAATTTTTGCATCTTCTAAAGCTTTTACACCAACTTTAATTTTTGAGTAATCAGTTCCGCCATTTTCAAACATATTAAAACCTTTATCGTGGATTTCCTATTGTCGTTTACTGAATTCCAACTTATTTCACCCCCTTTTAATATCCAGCTCTTTTCATAATATAATCATAGTCAATTAGATCTTCGTCTGTATATGGAATTTCTATTAACTTAAATCCATGTAATGCACAAAAGCGACGTTTTTGAGTATCATTATACTACTATTGATAAAATCCTTTTTTACCACCAAATTTGGCAGAAGGCTCATAATGTTGTTTTCCTTGATATTCAATAATAAAATCAATTATGCCATCATCATCAAATATCACAAAATCAAAACGTAAAGGTACTCCTCGAGGACTCTTCAAGTCTGGGAAGATATATTCCTCTTCAAAATGAAGGCCGGCCGCAAGTAAGATTTCTTCAATTTTAATTTCTCCTCTTGAGGCTCTCATTTGGTCCTCCTTTCTTAACAGTTTAAATAATCTGTTAAATACATTCAAGTATAATTTTTATTAGTTTTATGCACAGAAATAGTGCCTTTATTTTTACAATTTTTAGAAATAGTTGTTTGACAAAGTGCAATATTTCTGTGCATTTTTCTAAAATTGTATGAGAAAACTTATCTCAACTGTATTTTTCAATTGCATCCCAGAATGAACCACAATCTTTATAGTTGTTGCTATCATGTTGATTGTGCTATGCTAATATAGTTTTTGTCTAACCAATATATGCTTTCCCATTAATTGTATTACGATGTAAATAAATAATCATTATTTTTCTTACTTCTTTCGTATAATTATGAAAAAAGATTTAATGCAATTACTGAGAGTTATCCAAAAAAAACTTAGTCATAAAAACGCCATTCTTTGGCATTGAATTTCTTTTTTTTCTTTTTTCTTTCCTCTTCTTGTTGGATATAATATAAACCATATTCCCAAGCTGAAAATTTATCTTTACCAATCGTTTTTGAAGCTTGTTTAAGAATAATATTAATTCCCTCATTTTCTTCACGAAGATTTAATAACTCTTCCTTTAATATGGAAGTTAAGGTAAATGGTCTTAAGTAATCTGCCCTTTGTTCTGGAGTCATTTTCTAACCAACTTTAGTTCCCATTAATTTGGCTTTAGCAATACGTTCATCCTGTAAAAACTTAGTTCGTCCAGAAGATAACTATACTAAAGCATTCGCGTGCATTTCAGTATTAATAGGCGCATTCGCCTTAAGAACATAAATAGCATCCTATTCGCATTGATCAGTTCTATATTTCTTAAACTCTTGGGCGGCATCAGCTTGAGTACCACCATAAACACCAAAGTCTGGATAAACTTCACCAGTATCCGGATTAATCTAAGATTTTACCATATAATCAATTAAACCAAAACCAACACCGTTGCCATCAATAACTAATCGACGAGCTTTATATTTATAATATAAAGATTTTAACCAAATCGCCTAATTTTCAAAATGCTCATCTTCTTTAGTTTCAATATTAACCAAAGACTTAAACGCGCTTCCAACAGACTATGGAATAACTTTAAACACACAAGCTACAGACGCACATCCTTTACGACCAATATCTGCAGAAACTATATAATAACTTTTTACAGAAGAGCGTCCAGAATGTTCATATTCAGCTTGTTTTAGAATTCTATTTCTATCAAACTATTCACCATTAAAATATGCGTTTTCTGTTGTTCCAGACCATCTAGATTCCAAAAATCTTATTAAAAATTAATCATTTTTACTCTAGCTTTCACTAGAAGGTGAGATTATATCTTCTACATATCTCCATACAAAACCTTTATAACTTTTTATTTTTCCCCGGCAACATTCTCCAATATGAGAACTGGCTTTAGCCCCAATAGAACGAGCCGCCTCTCCAGTAGAGGAATAAGAATTTATAAACTTTCCATTTAAATCATATTGGTTTACAGGTTTACTTTTTCCTGTATGAGTGTAATTTTTTACTTCTCTTAAAACTTTATCGTAAGACCAATAAAAGCCACCGCTCAAAGTTTTAATTTCTTTATTTAGCTCTTGTCCAAGAATACTCTAAGATATTCCTACAGCTTTCGCGGCTTCTGGGATATTTTTATATTCAGCAACAAGAATTTTATCTTTATTAAAACAGTAAACGTGCTTAAATTTCCTTAATTCTAAATTTAAAGCATGCTACTAATTTTCCGAAGGAGTTACCCACTCTAAATTTTCAACTATATTGTTAATTTTGTTTCCATCAATATGATTTACTTCAGTTTTATTCTCCGGATTAGGAATAAAAGCTTGTGCTACTAAACGATGAGCCAGTAAGCGTTTTTTCGTTCCGTCGGGAAATGTTATATAAAAATAAAGATAACCATTCGTTAAATTTATCTATCCTTTTAAATACTTTCCCGTTTTAGAATTAAAACAATGCCCATCTTCAGTAATATAATACCAGGTACTGATATTATTTACAACAATCTGTTTCATAATAACAACCTTTCTTTTTTTATGTAGTATTGCGCTATCAAGTTTATTACTCGATATTAATCGTTGAACCTTCCTCTATTCAAGGCTTGGCTGCTGATTGCCTAATCTATATAATTTTTGAACCATCGCGCTTGTTCTTATTTAATAACTACGCTGTGGTTTATATAGCTCTAAAGGTTTCCCAGCAATTCACAATATTTAAAGAGTACAAATCACGTTCTTATACTCTCGAGAGAATGAAGCTTCATTATAAGTACCATCTCGCTATAAGTCCTATAAGAAGTTTTTATCAAGTAGCTTCACTAATACAGGTATACGCCAAGTACCACCCATAATAATTGCTTTCTCCGGTTCGGTTAACATCCATACCAAGAACTGAATTAATTTGTCATACAATATTACTTGGACTATTTCTTAATCTAAAAATTTCCATTTATACCCACCTGCAGTTTTGCGAGTTCCATGACAAACACTATCAATTCCACTTCTACTATGTAAACCAACTGCCGCAGTTGCCTCTATGATAGAATGAAAAATATGAAGTTCATTACCATTTAAATCCATCTAAATTACTTTTCGGTTACTTGTTTTAAAGTTTTGTTTTTCATATTTGTGTTTTTGATTTTCAGATGAAGTAACCCATTCTAAATTTTCAACTCGATTATCAGTGCGATCTAAATTTTTATGATTTACTTCTCTTTTGTTGTCAGGATTAGGAAGCCAGTACAAAGCGACTAACCTATGCACATATTGTTTCCTAAAAGTATTTGTATCTTTCATTTTTAAAGACACTTGTCGATATCCATTGCCACCAATACCTGGATTTAATGTTTGTCCAGTTTTAGTATTTTTAATTCGGCCTAAATTAGACACAGCATAATTAGTAGCAATATCTATGTTTATCCACATTTCATTCACAATATATTATCTCCTTTCGTGTAGGATTTTTCCTTGTCATAATATATTACAAATTCGCTTAAGTCATTAAATGAAAATTGTCCAAAAATTTTTAGATTCTCCGCGCTTCGAAAACAAGAATTTCACTTGTAATCTACTCTACTTTCTTTTATGATTTCGATAGTCTCTGAACCTTCCAATTTAGTCAAAATTGGCTTGGCACAGCGTTACATTATTTTTAATGCTTCCACTGTTAGCACGCAAAAGCGCACACCCTCATTTGAGGTTCACGGAGTTTGAGTTCGCCTATGACTTGTTTTAGCTTAGCGAACGTTCCCTTCCATCCCGCAGTAGTAACGAATATCTGGCTCTTATTTAATGTTTCTTCTGGATGCATTGTACCATCCATGCACAGTCGGGATACATTCATTGTAGGGATTATTACTTCACTTAATATCTGACCATCAACACCAACGCACTCTTCAATGAGTCCGCCGTGACGGCGCTTACCACGACTGGTTTCCCTGGCCGCAATATTATCAAAATATGAACCATTTTTAAATACAAATATACAATAATCTTTACTCTATCTAGTTTTACCTGGTCGCAAATCAAGTTCATTTTCAAAAGCTGGCACTAAAGCACATATTTCATTAACCTTTTCTTTTATAATACCAGCTGCCTCATTATCTTTTATAATAAACGCTACTTTATTATACAACTTTCGTTGCTCTATGTTTCCATAGAGTTGAGACTATATCATTTTCCTATATTAGGAAATTTTCCACTTCCGCTATCAAACACTTATAGCGTACTCTCTTCCGAGATAGTCGTTGAACTTTCAAGGATAGATTCGATTTTATCGAAATCTAAATATGAGATTACTAATAATTTATCTTTTAAAAAATCTTTTTTTAAACAATCATATTTAATCTATTTTTTAAATTTTTCTTCTCCGCCAAAAAAAGCGATTGGATTATAATGCTATTCTCCATTATATTCTATATATAAATCATAATCTTCTAAATAAAAATCACAACTTAAATGATGTCCCTCTATATCTATTTTCTTTTGAGGGGTATAATTAATATGGTTATTTTCTAACCATTTAATTATTTTCTATTCACCTTTAGAAATTTTACGGTTACACTTAGGGCAACCTTTTCCATTTTCTAAATTACTAGGCTTTACTTCCCAAATAAAACCACAAAAATTATGCTTCATTAATACTTTATTCTACATACCGGTGTATTTACCGATTAAGCTATATCCTTCTTTAGGAGTATAATCCTTTTTTAAAACATTAGGCTATGTAGGATAGCATTTTTTACAAATACTAATTTTTCGTTTATCTTTAAAATATCCAGCCTTTTTCTTATAAATAGTTCCACAAGTAATACACTAAACTTCACATTCTTTGTTATCACCATTATAATTTAAAGCTCTTAATTTTTCTTCTGGGTGAATATTATTTAAGTTTAACTAAAATTCCTCTAAAGTTAATCGTCTCATATTTTTAATTCTCCTTGCTTAGCTGCTGATTGCCCATTATCAAAACTTAGCCTTTCGGCATATCATATCCCTACGTTTTTTCCGCCTTTCAGCACATTCATAGTTTATAGAATTATCTAAACTATTGTAGTGTAGGGCTTTAGGGTGTTCCAGCAATTCAAAAAATTTATTTTTCACTATTTTACAATAATGCAGAGTAAGTAAAGTTGCTCTTTGCCTCCCGAAGTAACGAATAGTTTACATCTTGGGTATAAAACGCAGCGACACATTAAAACTAATACTGAAAGAAATGATTTTGAATACGCGCGAGGGAAAGTCATATAGACATATTTATAACGCATAGCCGCACGTAAAAATACTCTTTGATAAAAATAAAAACGCAATCCGTTTTCTGGCATTTGTCCATCACGACCAGTTTGCAAAAAATCCACAAACATATCGGGATATTCCCTCCAATAGGCCAAATACTATCGGGCTACTGGTTTAATTGCTGTTATGCGTTCTTCAGAAATACCTATTTTTTTTCTTGATTGGGATAATATCATTAAATCAGCGAGTGCCATTATAATTCACCTGCCTCAAGTTTTTTTTGAAGCTCATGAGCCTCTTCATCTTGCTTATCTTGCCAATCATTAAATTCATTCATATCTTCTTCAGTCATACCATTTTTGTCTGATTCCGCAAATATCTCATTCTCAAGCAAATCTTCATCATTGGCTGCATCAGCATCAGTTTCAGCTTCTTTAGCTTTATCAATTTCAATTTGCTTAACCGCATTTTCAATAAGATTACCAAGATTAAGCTCTTCTGTAACAAGGGTTTTAACGTATTGCTACATATCTTGTAACGTGCGGTCGACCTTATCTTGCGGTCCATCGGTATAGAAGCGAGGCACAAAGCCGTCCATTTCACACATTGCAAACAATTCCGCAAGTGAATCAACTACATCACCGGACGCACCTTTATTCTGCGCCGCAGTAAATTTCCCTGCTTTCATCAGCATATCATACATACGAACCATTTTCTATGCGCCCTCAACATCACCAATATCGAGCAACTAATCGGCTTTTAAAGAAGTTTTACAACATTTCTTCAGAATATCAATATGACCAGCGGATTGAATATCATATGATTCCATCATATCATTATATAATTGTTCAAGCGCAACCCATTCACTGGGTTTATAGGCACGACCCCATTTCATGCAAAGATATTTCTTATCTTCTTCTGTAAGGTCCGCTGCAAATTCATCTTCATCAATACCAGCTTGTTGCGCGAAGTAGTCGTTCTCTGGTTGCGATGCGCGCAGATCAAGTGGAATTTGCGTCTCGGGTGGCGGTGCCAATAGATCAGGGTCAAGCGCAAGTGTACTTTTATTTATAGTTTCATCAATTTGTGATTGTGTGTATCCTTGTCGCTCCATTGTTTCCTAAATACGATGATTTTGAACATCGCGCAAGGATTCAGTATCATGCCAACGATATTTTCTATATTGAGTTAATTTCATTTTTGAAAGATAACGACCCAATATAGTAGATCCTTTTGCTTTAGTTGGATCTTTCGCATATGTTAACAATAGTTTATTCCACTCTTCGGGCACATATGGCACATCGCATTCTTGTAGTATCCAAAGATATGTTTTAGGATCCCAATTGTCAACATGCATTGTAATACATTTTTTACATTGTGACAGCTTCCCATCATCAGGATATTTTTCAAGATTATTAGAAGTATAAAAATTCTCGCCTGTCATGGCCTTACCGCATTTTTCACAGTAATATACTTTTCTTTTTTCAGGTTGCTGCATAGAATATCACCTCCTTGTGGGGTTTTTAAATTTAAGCGTATTTCTTTAATTAAATTTGTCCAGATTTGCGCGTTTTTTTATTACGACATTTTTTGCAAATTGAGTAGAAGCCATCTCGAGAAGTTTTATTTTTAGAAAAATATTTATTATGAGCTAATTTAATTTGACCACATCGACTGCAACGCTTATATTGACCTTTTTCAACTTCTCGATAATACCAATCGAGATAATCATCTTCAGCCTAAGATGCAATTAATCCAGGAATTTTATTACGCCAAAGAGTGGAAATATATTCAGTTGTATGATGTACGTTAAATTCAGCTTCAAGTATTTCTTGAATTTCCTAATTCTATTTGCCATCGACTTTAAGCGTAACTAAACGGTCATAAATTGGATACTCTTTAAGTGCGCGATTGGCGCATTCGTCAAAGTCTTTTAAAAAATACCATAAATCATTATTAAAACAACCCCAGCACTATTCTTTTAAAGCAGAATAATTACAGAGAACTGCTGAAATGACTTTTGGATCCATCAAAGTGACACCGGCTGGAATTACATAGCCTGAGTCTTTATCAATTTCAATTTTTTCATTTAATGGAATGGTAGATACTGACGGTACAAAATTATTTGATGTTACTGGTTTGCGGAAAGCTGCTTTTATTAAATATTGGTCTTTACGCAATTCAATTATTGTAGATTTAATTATATAAGCATCACGTCCGGTTGCTGTTTTTAATTTTTCTTCCCAATATTTTATAGCATCGAGTATTGCGCGCAATTCAGGAATTTCTTCTAAATCTTTTTTAGTTATTTTAGTTTTAGGACGGAATATTATATTTTTATCATTTGTTATAAGATTATAAACGCTATCTTCTCCATCTTCAAAAGAAGCGCATAGGCCTTCAAAAGAAGTTTCACGTTTATTAATTGTGGCCATTCGATTTTCAGTAAGTAATCGACGTTCTTTTTTTTCTTGTTTCTCCATACAAAGAACCAAATAGTCAGCCAATATTTCAAGATAAGCGGGCGACAGATTGGGCTCTCCGTTTCTGTCTACGTCTTCGCTGTCGCTGCCCTACAAAATTTGTTCAACTAATGCTTTACGTTCTTCTGGAGTTTCTAAAGAATAATCTAATTTTAATGTAGCCATTTCTTTAAATCACCTCCGTACTACCATTATACGAAAAATTTTTGCGGAAGGCAAGTTGGGTTTAAAGAATTCAAAAATTGATTTAGGGATGACTTGATTGTTGCCAAATAAATTCGTTTTCCTAATTCAAAAATTCATTTAGGGATGCTCGTTTTCCTAATTCAAAAATTCATTTAGGGATGCTCGTTTTCCTAATTCAAAAATTCATTTAGGGATGACTGTTGCCAGACGAAAACTTTTGATTAAAATAAATAAAAATTTTTCCCAAAATACCACCCCCCCTATTTTTACTCTCACTTTTTTATATGAAAAAAATGCTTTATGTAGTTTATAGTTTTTTTCTGAGATATATAGACAGGTCTATTGCACCCTCCCCAAAAATATAAAGCAAACAATCAATATATGGGCGTGAGGAAATAAGTCAATACAACAATTAGACAAACACACACACAACCAATAGACAAGGCATTAGTGTTAAGAATATAATCATACCAAAGATATTTATTAATATGATTACAAAAGTAATAGGTCGCAGGCGCGCTATCGGCTGCAGCGCGCCTTGTTTAGGTTAATACAGACATTTGTAAAAAAAACGTTTTGTATGACGTAAAAGCAAAAAATAATATATTTTTCCCAAAACAAGTAAAACACTAAAGATATAATATATTATTGAAGCAACAGCAATATATAATATAATATATTGTTTTCAGCTTAGCTTGGAGCAAAAAAATAATATATTATATATTGTTAGCAATCAAATTGAGTTACACATTACGACGTAGATTAATAAAAAAAAATATATTTTTTCTTTCACACAAAAACACTTGCAATGCCGGTTTAAATGTGTTATACTATAGTCACGGTAAGGGAGACCAACCACAATTCAAGCGGCGGCTGTAAAACGTACGAAAGGGAAAAGCATGAACACTATGAGCACTATGAGAAAGAATCTGATTGATCGCATGATCAGAATTTATGGATTTGAACATCCTTCCGTTATTTGGTTTGCGGATCTTTGTGAACGTTGGAAAGATACTAAAGAGAATGATAAGGTTCTCCGAATCATTGTAGAATCTCACGAAGAGTTTCCGGTTCTTGAGTAAAAAAAGAAAGAAATAAGGTAAGACTTACGAAGACTAATAAAAGGGCGAAAGCCCTTTTATATTGCATTTCCGTGATATACGATATAATATGTAATATATCCGAAATTTTATATATAATATATTATCTAAAAAAATCCAAGAGCAATGTGAAAATATATAATATATTATATTTTTCCCAAAACAAGTAAAATACCAAATATATAATATATTCTGGAAATAGTATAATAAGCTATAATATTATATATTATTTTCAGCTTAGCTTGGAGCAAAAAAATAATATATTATATATTGTTAGTAGTCAAGTTGAATCGTACATTATGACGCAGATTAATAAAAAAAATATATTTTTTCTTTCACACAAAAACGCTTGCAATGCCGGTTCAAATGTGGTATAATTAAGACAATCCAAAAGGAAGTAAAAAGGAGGATAATGACAATGAGTAAAAGAACAACGTATGCTGACGGTTGGCATTATGCAAAAGACGGCACTTTGAGGTTTTACGTTAAAAATGGACAGCTTGTAGAAGGTTTGATGTGTAAAGGCACTCCAAAGCGTTCGAAGGTTGTATATCCTTATGAATGGAATCCGGAGTGTAACCGCTATCGCAAAATGTCGGGAGTGACTGCAACCTATGGTTGCTACGAAAACTACCTTTGGAAATAATAAAAGTTTTTCAAGCTGTCCTATCTGGCTGTACGGGGAGAAAGGAAAACAAACAAAATGTGGTGCTTTTATATTAGAAACAGAGTCACAGGTAAGACAGATTGTGTGTTTGGTTATTCGTGGGAAGACGCAAAAAGGCGTTATCCGTCAATTAATAATAACGAATGGTACGTTGAGATTAAGACTTACGAAGACTAATAAAACATTTAAAACTTATGAAGACTAATAAAAGGGCGAAAGCCCTTTTTATTGCATTTATTGCATTGCCGTGATATACGATACAATATGTAATATATCCGAAATTTTATATATAATATATTATCTGAAAAAATCCAAGAGCAGACATAAAATATATAATATATAATCTGAATCCCGAAATTATATATAATAGATAATGAAAAAAGGTATTGCAATTTTCGGAAAATGTGGTATAATTAAGACAATCCAAAAGGAAGTAAAAGGGAGGACAATAACAATGAAAACCACCACCACATATATCCGTTACTACTTTGATCGCGGCGAATGGAGAATGACAAAAAATAGGTGCGTGCTCCGCACTGGCAGAGGACTTGACAGCGCGATCGCCGCCGAAAAAGAGCTCAAAGCCGCCGGCGTTCCCGTGCGCTTCATGTTCATTGAGGGCTGAAAAGCCCTCAACGGACTAAAAAATATATCATCCGGTGCGGGGCTGATGCCCCCCTTTTTTACATATGTAATTATATATAATATATGTTCGTATTTCTTTCACTTTTGGGCATTATATATAATATATTATTTTACACTGGCTATAATATATTATTGTTTGCGGCGCGCCGTGGCATCGGTTCACGGCGCGATTTGCAGATTATATATAATATATCGAATTTTTATTGGCATTTGTAATAATATATAATATATTATTTTCCTCCCGAAATTATATATAATATATTCTTGTATTTCCAAAATTATATACAATATATTTTCAAAAAACTATTGACAACGTTCATTCTGTATGGTATAATTAAGACAATCCAAAAGGAAAGAGAGGAATAAATTTTATGGAGATGATTCGAATTTATAATGATCACACTGGCGAGATTTTAGAAAAAACATTTACAGATCCCATAGATGCTGATAATTATGAATTTATTCTGGACTTCCTTGAAGCCAGATACGAACGATTTCATAATGGCAAAAAACTTTATTAAGACTTTTTGACGGAGTAAGAATCTAAAGAGAGCTTCGCAAGCTCTCTTTTACTTTTGACGGCTCGTAGTGCCAGTTCACGAGCCAAATTTGAAATAATATATAATATACCAAATTTTTATAACATAAAAAATATATAATATACCCACTTTCAATCTCCCATAATATATTGTATATTTCAAAAAAATTATTGACAAATCGCGCCTTATGTGTTATACTATAATCCCAAAAGAAAGGAGTGAATATAATGAATGAAATTTTTGGATATTGCGGCTGGGATTTTGGAAGCATGCGAAATAATAAATTCCGGCGAGGTGAAAAAGTTCGCATTGGGCGCAATATTTATCATGTAGTTTTTCGCATTGGCTCTTGGCATTTGTTAAAAAGAATTAAAAAAAATGCTTGACAATTGCGCTCAAATCTGTTATAATAAACTCATCAAATAAAGGAGATACAAACTAATGAATATCACTCTTACCCGCGCTGACTACTACCTCTGTGTAATAGATGACGTTGCTCATTACAGTCTTGGCTATTGCGATCTTGGACATGCGATTGAGCATGCCAAAGAACTTCTCGCACCTCTGAAAACTCTTAAACTCAGCTGGTCTGTCTGTCATATTATATCTGACACCACAGGAGAATTTGATGCCACTATTCTTAACACCGACAAAGTGGAAATGGAAGATACCAAACCCACCAAGGAGGAGGTTATTACTGAATGTGATAACTGTCATGTTTGCTCCGAGTGCCGCTATCAGCGTTGGTGTCCTGCTGATGAAGAGGAAGGAGAGCCTTCTTTTGACCTCATCGGACAGCTTCTCAAGGCTTGTTTCGAAGACTGACAAACTGTATCGCTTATGCGCAGGGCTCTCCCACAGGGGAGAGCTCAGCCGCTCGTGAACTGACGCCACGAGCGGTATTTTACTTTAATATATAATATACTAATTTTTTCCCTCGCTTGTACTTAATATATAATATACTTTTTAAATCCTGAAATGTCCACAAAAATATATTATGTACAATGCAAAAACCTGTTGACAGCCTTAATTTTATGTGGTATAATGTATTCATCGAAAGAAAAGAGAGGTATTTATCTTATGAAAATGAAAACTATCACTACAAACCGTCTTATCTACTTTGTAGAGACTTCCTGTGATATTTATCCTATCGCAACCGAAGATCTTGATCTCGCGATTGAATTTATAGTGAAAGCTATAAACGAAATAGGTGATTATAATTCAGCCGATCCGGATTACATAAAGTCAGATATTCTTGAATCACTGGCAAACGACGAAAAGTCCACCTTTTTCATCGCGTATGATGATGATGACCATATGGAATCTGTCAAAATATCTTTCTTACGTTTGGTTGAGAGGGCGTAAACCCTCCCCCAAAAATATATTTCAAAAATCCCTTGACATGCTCGAAATTATGTGGTATAATTTACTCACCAAAAGGAAAGAGAGGAAAATACTATGAACACTATAAGAGAGAATCTGATTGATCGCATGATTAGAATTTATGGATTTGAACATCCTGCCGTTATTCATTTTACGGAGCTGTGTGAACGTTGGGAAGATACTGAAATCAATGACATAATTCTCCGACTCGCTGTAGAATCCCATGAAAAATATCCCAAGCTCGATACTGATGAGATGGAAATGGAAGACTAATCATAATAATTTACTCATGCGCAGGGCTCTCTCATAAGGGAGAGCCTGTCCGCTCGTGGCGTCAGTTCACGAGCGAAATTTTAATATAATATATAATATACTAATTTTTTTTCATAGAAAACAATATATAATATATTATTTTAAATTTCCCGAAAATATATAATATATTATTTTAAATTCCCCGAAAATATAT